AGGTGTATCCTTGTTGGCATGATGCTGTGTGTCATAAGAAAGGTATACATAAAATTTTTACTGAATGTGATCCGATGGTTCTTCCCATCGACAATTCAGTATAAAAAAGGAAAAATGAAACCGTTATTTGCATAAGGAGCGACCATGCCTACTACTGCCAACGAAATCATTAATGACGTTTGGATTGAAGGTGGCTATACTGTTCGCTGGAAATCAAATAACAAAGTTCCGCCCAAGGAGTGTATGGATATGCTTCTTGAAGCGAACTTGATCACAGACACAACCTACAACTGGTCTGCTCGCTCTCGTGACTACGAGATGAAGAAAGAGATTCAGAAGTATGTCGAGTGGCGTATGGCAACACCGTATACTGAAGAAGAACTGGTTGAGATCCGTGCCAACTTAGGCGAGGATGCGGTTGATGCTCTCACAGGACAAAAAATTGGATAACAAGATTAGGAACAGAGTCGTGCTACAAGTTGGTGACAGTCGTGGTCAAAATCCCGTAAGCGCATATAAGATCTACAAAGGTCTTAGAACTAAAGAGCATTTACTTGATACGCGAATGTGTATTGAGTTAGCCGCCGCGGCGTATCGCAAGAACGGCATGCAACATGTCAAGAGTAGTGACACCTATATGGCTTATGTCAATAGGCGCCACTCGCAAGTGATCACTGATCCACACACTGGATTGATTGAAGCCGCCGGGAAGGTTAAGAACTTTCTTGCTAACAGGGACCATATGGTTTATGCCATATATGATATTTTAGATGGTGCAGACAAAGGCAAGTATATCAAGAAAAAAGACATTGAACTTGCTGACAGCATGATCGAATACTTCAAAGGTCTGCTATTTAAGCAGTTGGCTGGCACTCTTAGCGAATTCAACGAAAAGGTGCTTAAATTGATCAACACCGAGTCTATTCCAGTAGTTGATCTTGGACTCGTGTCTGCTTTGCCCAAGGCATACTTCTCAAGCATTCAGTGGGACAAACAGGCTGAATACGAACGTGAGTTGGCTGAAACCAGTGACTACTCCGGTACACTCCATAAACGTTGTGAGTTTACTCTCTCAGTCATCTCCAAACGTTTTATTCCGAAACACAGTTCACACGTTGTCACAAGCAGAGACGAAGACGGCAATTTAGTAAAGTTCTTTATTGGTGGCTATAATAATCTTTCATGTGAAGTAGGCGATATAATGGAAGTTACGGCATACGTCAAGTCACATGAAGTGAGTAAGTTCAACGGCGCAAAGGAGACTGTAATCAACAGAATAAAAATAATAGATCCTCATGTATAATAAATATACTAAATGGATATCAATATACACTTTTGTACGCCTTGTTATGGTGGTCAAATAAGCGAGTCATGCTTTCAAAGTTATATTAAATGGACTGTATTTGGTATGCAGAACAAGTTAGCATTCCAAATAGACACTTTGAGCAACGAAAGCAATATTAATCGCGGACGCAATAGTTGTGCCGCGAAGTTCCTTATGGGTAAGGGCAGTCATCTAATGTTTGTTGATGCAGACATTGGCTGGGCACCAGAGGATATAGTTAAGTTAGTAACATACGATGTAGACGTTGCGTGTGGTGTATATCCACAAAAGACTATTCCACCCAAGTATGTGGTAAATATCAAAGAGAATGGCGAACGCAAGGGCGACTTAATAGAAGCACATAGCACAGGCACAGGCTTTATGCTTATTAAACGCCAAGTATTTGAGAAACTAATCGAAGCAGGTGCTACAAAATATCATGACGATATTGGTTTAGGTCCTGAGACAGAATTTCAATATGATTTCTTTAATTGTACAGTAGATAAGACTGGGCAGTATTTAACAGAAGATTATAGTTTTTGTAGAAGTGTTCAACAGGCGGGTCTCAAAGTATGGATAGATAAGTCTATCGAATTAAGACATACTGGGTTTTGGCATTTTAATGGCGATAACACATTATTATCTAAATTTTAGATAAATATTGCTACATTCCAATTTTATAATTATAAAATTGGTTTTCGCGAAAAACAATAAAGGAACATAGAATGAGCAATATCGGATTTACGTTTAGTAAGGAATCTACAAATGATTCCATGAAAATTGCAATTTATAAAGACGATCTTCTTAAAGAAGATATTCTAGAAGTTAACGAAGTTCAACCTGATTCTAATCCACTATTAGTATCTGTAACAGACGGCTATTTAAATGAAGATGACGATGCAAGTACTCACACACTCAAATTACGTTTAGAAGCAGTTGCTAAGACAGATGATGAGGCCGGATTCGAACAAAACGTTACTGCCTTATTCAACCAAATTCAAATCGACGGATGTATATGTGACGAATCAAACGACTTTCTTAAAGAACACGTAAAAGTATATAATCGATTAACAGACGCGGCTGCGTCTGGTATTGTCGAAGGCAGCATCACTAGCGAAAGCACAGGCACTTATGACCTAGGATTGGGGGATGGCTCGCAAGTATACTACGTCACGGGTCCCTGGGCAAATGCAGGCTGGATGACAGAAGAATCAATACTTGTTTTAACATATGAAGGCAACTTCACAACCTGGTTCGCGGGACTTGGTTACTTCGAATAATCAAATACTAAACAACAAACGTAAAGACATAGCATTAATAATGCTATGTCTTTTTTTCATTGGTATAAATTTCAATTTATAAATAGTAATATGACAATAGAAACAATCCCTATTAAAGTATATTTTGAATTAACAGATTACATAGATGGTACTTTACCACTTCCTAGGTGTACTATAAAAATTAATGGAAAGATTGTAGCAGACAATGAAGAATTAGATAACCCTGATAACGAAACTATTAGTTGGCAGTCAGATAAAAAAATATCTATAAAAACCTTCAATGTTGACTTAGATGATGACATAGAAAGCGATAACTTAATAGAAATCATTAGTATGTCTAACCGAGAAGACATTTGGGATTTACTGCCTGAAGATCCAGATTTGCCAGGCGGTAGAATAGACTACGGATTTTTCATTAAAGATATAGAACTAAATGACATATCTATTGAATCTTTGCTATATCAGCACGGAAATTTAAAAACCATAGTGTGTCCTGAATCTGAATTTGAGACACACGGATTCATAGACTATATTCGAAGTGTTGATTTACTTAATGAGGTTACCATTGACAATGGCATGTGTGTATGGAGTACGCACGGTGATTATCTTTCTGCAGATAATATGACCTATTCTTTTAAATTTAAAACACCATTATACCTTTGGTTATTGGAATTGCTCTTGCAATAAAATGATTAAACCCCGTATAGATATTGAATATACGTGTCCTTCATCCGTTAAACCAAGTTGGAATACATATCTATTAGATTCTAATCGCAACAAAATATCAGAAAGTTGCATCATATCCGATCGTTCAGAAACTACAGCACTTTTGGAAGCATCGATAGATGATAGTATAGATACTGAATATACGTTAGTATTAGAACTTTACGCAAGCGAAATAGAAGGAATAGATATATGTAACTTATGTATTAACGATATAGATCTTAATGATTTAATACACAGACGCAGCCACGTATATGCAAATTGCACAGATGATCCGAATTATATCTTACAACTTATCAATGATGAACGATTTAGTGTGCATATGCTTCCGCACGAAGTTAATAAAGAACAAAAAAATTATAGATTATTAAGTTATAGACACAATAAAATAACTGGTAATACTCCTAAAGTTTTTAATAATAGAACTAACGAGTTTACAGAGTATACTGGTTACCTTTTAACAGATAATAATTATGTTATTAAAGGTACTGAACTTTATTACGATTGTACTGATGATCTTTGTTTCATTGTTAAACATACAAATAATGAAAATTTATATGTCGAAGGGGAATTGTATGTGCCAGAACATAGTTACTTAGGAGGGGTGTACGAGCCAAAGTTTACTTATACTGGGTCTGGCAAAGCAGAAAATCTTTTAAATTTTATACATAATAAAAAACTTATACACCATATTCCAAACAGCTCTTGTTTAAGTATGCCCGGAAGATGGGAATTTAAGTTTAGAACTCCTTTATACTCTTGGATTACAGATAATATTTTTGGTGATGATCTAACTTAAATTATATGCTACTATTTTAAAATTCAATTGAATTTTAAATATACGTATATATTTTTGTGGATCAATGGAGATAGAGATAGGAGTCGACTATAAGTATAATTCAGAAAAAACACCAAATGTAACATTTTATCTATTAGATAGTAACGGAAATATTCCTGATTACAATCATAAACTAAACGTCAATAATAAATTACAAGAAAAGTTTAATTTTAATGTACTTATTGACCAAAAAAAGGAAGAAAATTATACGTTAGTCGTTGAGCATTCAAACGGCATATATCCTGACGACTATTTAAATGGTGACTTTGGTATAGACATAACGTCTTTGTATATGGATGGTGTTGATTTATTAGATCTTATACACAGAAGAGGAACCGCGTATTTAGACTGTACACGGGATCCATTTTATCTAATTAATCAGATTAATAATGAAAAATTTTCTGTTGAAATTTTACCTACTGAGTTTGATAAATTTAAAAAAAATTACCATATATTAAATTACAGACATAGTGGAGTTAAGGGACTCAATCCATATACGTATAATAGAGAAAAAGAAGAAAAAGAATTTATAGAAGGTGTTTTTATTTCAAATTGTGGGACAAAATATATTAAAGATGGACAATTATATTATATCTGTAGCGATGATATACACTTTATTGCTGATAATTCAAACAATAAAGATGTGTTTGTTAAGGAAGGAAAACTTATGCATCGAGTTTCTAAGAGTGCATGTTTAAATTTAAACGGAAGATGGGAGTTTAAATTTAAAACACCTTTTTATGGATGGGTTGTTGACAACATATTTGGTAACGATTAGCGGCCAATAGTATTTTTCTCATAAACAGAATTATGAGTTTGTGCGCAACGCACAAACGTAGTGCATTTAGATAACTGTTTAAGTTTCCTAGCACCAGCATATGTACAAGTGCTACGAATGCCACCTAATATATCTTGTACAGTATTAGCAACAGGGCCGCGATACGGCACTAATACTTCACGCCCTTCGGAAGATCTATACTCTTTTAATCCACCAAAGTGTTTATTATTGGCGGCCTGTGAACTCATGCCATAAAATTGTACAAACTGTTTCTTTTCCTCTACGTATCTAATATTTGCTGTTATTCCGCGCGGAGCAATTTCGTCTGTTCTATATGTTTTAGTAATAATCTTGCCTTCACCTTCATCGTGCCCGGCAAGCATGCCGCCCAACATTACGAAATCTGACCCCCCTGCGAACGCTTTCGCAATGTCACCAGGGCTATTGCATCCCCCATCAGCAATAATATGCCCGCCAAGCCCATGAGCCGCGTCTGCACATTCAATAATAGAACTAAGCTGAGGGTAGCCAACCCCAGTCTGGAGGCGAGTAGTACATACACTGCCAGGACCAATTCCAACTTTAATAATATCCGCTCCATTTAATAATAACTCCTCTGTCATTTCTCCAGTCACTACGTTACCGGCAATAATTGTTACTGTTGGGTATTCATCTCTAAACTTCTTTACAAACTCACTAAAACGTTCTGAGTACCCATTTGCGACGTCAATACAGACATAACGCACATCAGTAGCATTTCTAACTTCACGCCATTTTTCCAAATCTGTATCAGCAATGCCTATGCTCATTGCTACAGAGTTTAATCTTTTATAGTTTTGTGTGTCTTTAAAATACTCTATAAGTTCCTTTGCACTATAAGTCTTGACAAGACAAGTGAATAAGTTTAACTCTGTAAGTTTGTCAGCCATAGTAAATGTGCCAACACCATCCATGTTAGCCGCCATGATTGGAATACTGCCAAACTTCCAACCACTATTTCTAAATACAAATTTTCTATTTAAACTTACTTCTTTGCGGGATCCTAGCGTTGAACGCTTAGGACGAATAAGGACATCTTTAAAATCTAATTTAATATCTTCTTCCAGGCGCATTATTTCTTTTCCTTACAGTTATCAAAATGCCACCTAATCATTGCGTTACTTTTTCCTTCTTTACCGCAATGAGGACAAACGTGAGTAGGTTGAGGTTTGCCTTTATTTGCTTTGCCTATTTTATTTTTTGTTTCTTCTGAACGTTTTGTTCCTAACATACGTTGTCTTGCGTTTTCTCTAAACTCATCAGTACGCTTTTTTCCTTTAAACTTTTGTCTTGCATGTTCAGCATATTGCTCTTTGCGTTCCGAGTTTTCTCTCCAAAACTGTTTCATTGATTCTGAACGTCTTTCTAATTCTTCTTTAGAAGGCTTTCTTCCTTTTGCTTTTTCAGACATAAGTTTTTTTGCTTCTTCTGTATGATGTTTTATACCGTGAGATATAGGACTTGCATTGTATCCGTTATTAAAACTATCAAACTTTTCTATATAAAACTCTTCTCTTTTGTCTATTATAGTACCATCAGCTTTTTCAAGCAAGTCTATTTTAAAATTTTCAATTCCATGTTTTTTCATAGCTTTGTATAACTTTTTTTCTATACCTTGCTTACAATCTCTAACATGCCAATTATAACGTTCTTCAATACTGTAAGAAGTAATGCCTATATAAACCTTATCGTTTATAGTGTTGCTGATTTTATAAACAAACATAATATTCTCCTACTATGTTTATTTATCTCTTTATCAACTCTTATAAGCATTATCTTCTTCAATTCTCATAACATATATTATATATGCTAGGGTAAAATAAGTCAATAGTATTTTGAATATAAATACATAATATGAAAGTTAGTGACTTAGCAAGCAAAGTGGGCAGTGCTTTACTTAAAACTAGAAAGAGCGGCCAAACGAAACACCGAGGAAGGAAGTATAAGATTGGTTATACTCCTGACGGCCTATCCTATAAAAAATATATTCAAGACGTATATGAAGGATTAGACGATTTACCTGATGTACTATTTCACGTTACTTTCACAAAGAATGTTGACAACATTAAAAAGAAAGGGCTAGAACAGTTCCACCCAAGTAACTGGGTAAAAGGTCCAGGCGGCTCACGCTATAACGAAGACGCTGGTATATTTGCATTTGACAATCCAGAAGATGCTATTAACTGGGCAAGCAAAATGCGTTTCGACCATGATGCACCTATCTCAATTGTAAGACTTACTATAGATCCAGACAATCCCATATGGGATGAAGATCCAGCGCAAGATGCCATCTTGCAAGCAACACTAAAAGGCAGAGCATTACGAAGCGGTTCAAACATAAGCGCAGATCGTATTGTAGACGCTATAGACTTGGCAGATTTAGGCACACCGTTAAGTCATGACATGGGCAGAGATGAATGGATCTCAAAAGTTGCCACCCCTGCATTAATTGCCAAATAAACATTGACAAAAATCAATTCTAACTATATAATATATGTATGTCGGAAGTGAAAGAATTACATTTTTATATCGATAGCGAATGGGATTTCAAACCCCCTGTTATACGCATATGGATAAATGATTTTCTACTAAGTGAGCGGGGAGTTACTCCCAAAAGGCAGGAAGGGAAATACTTAGATGAAAAAATTATCTTAGTATTAGAACCGGGGAGTTATAAATTAGTAGTGGAAAATATAAAAACCGCTTTAGCAGAAATACAATTACATACTATTACGGTCAATGGTTTAAATTTATCATTCAAGACATTTGATGATATTCATTATGAAGCAACACTAGAAGTATAATGTTAAAAATAAAACTAGAACAAGACTCCAACACTAACTCTTATTATAGGATTAAAATAAATGGAGAACTACTGGATTATGGATTCTTAGAAAACAAAGAAGAGTTATTATGCTATAAAGGCATAAAATTCTCAGATAAAGAAAAAACTTATATAAGCATTTCTTGTTCTGACGATAGATTTTTAAGAGTGAACGAAATTAGTTTTTATACATCTAGAGTAGTATCTTCAAAAGACAGTAAATATAAAAATTGGAATACTGATCATATTGCTAGTGGGGTTGTTGAAAATATTAATGAAGTAATGCAAGGGGATTTCAGCAATGTAATCTTATCAGACGCTGTGGGTGGCAATCGAGAGTGGTTTTTTGTTATAGAAATTGATGAAACAATTTCGTTATGGGATCCTGACATTAGTTGGCGCAATCAGCCGCTACCGCCACCGCCACCGCCACCGCCGCCGCCACCGCCGCCACCGCCACAGGTTCCTGCAGACGAATTTGGTCCACCTAGACCTGACTCAGAATTCTGCTCTGATGTTTATAAGTTTGACAACGGCATTACATACGACGGTGAATTTCACCGTATAATATTCAATGATAAAACTATTGATATTATAGTAGAAGGTTTTGGAAAAATGACTCTTGTTGACAAAACTTTACTAGATGGTGAATTTATAAATGGTAATTTTATTAGCGGAACAAAAACCAATCCAGATAAAACAAAAGAAATAGGATATTTCTTAGGAGATAATAATAATATTAGACTTATTAAAGGAATTTATATAGATATAGAAGGACTCTCTCACAAAATTAACACCGGGGAACAACATAACAAAGGAGAAAATCAATGAATCTTAAAAGAGAAATGGAAGCGGTGCATGTTAGACTCGATAAACTTGAAAAATCACTAGCGAGTATATTAAAGGCAACCAAACCAGCAAAAGAAAAAACTACCAAGAAGGTAGCAAAAAAGAAAACATCTAAAAAGGCGGAGGCATAAAATGGCAGAAACATATACACCAGAAGAAAAAGCACGACTATCCCAATTGGTCAATGAAGGTACTCGAGTACTGCAAGAAGTAGACGACCTTAAAGAAGGACTTAGAGACACTGTCAAAGCAATTGCTGAAGAAATGAATGTTAAGCCTTCCGTTCTAAATAAAGCAATTCGCACAGCATATAAATCAGACTGGCAAGATCAACTTGCTGATATTGGTGAACTTGAAGGTATTCTAGAATCAGTCGGAAAAACGCTGTAAATAACTAAATACTCCAAAGAGGATTTTTAGTGTTAAAACTAACTGATCAACATGTTGGTGGTTACGAACGAGTAGTTCGTGCAACCAATGACACTACAGGATTAGATGCCTGCATATCCATTCATAATACGCAACTAGGCCCCGCTATCGGTGGATGTCGTTATATGGAATATAACGACTTTGAGGAGCAACGCTATGATGCGTTGCGTTTATCAAAGCACATGACATATAAAAATGCATTAGCCGGATTACACAACGGCGGCGGCAAAACAACTATTAATACTCGTGCTTATAGTGGCGCAAATTCTTGTGACTTATGGAAATCGTTTGCAGAAGCATTAGAAAAACTAGATGGTATCTATTATACTGCGGGTGATATCGGAACTACTACTCAAGATCTTAAAGAAATACGTAGGCATACACAATATGTTTTAGGATATGAAGGAGACGATTCGGGATGGGCTACAGCATATGGTGTTTATAATTCTCTTTGTGGTGCTTACAAGTTCTTTCGAAACAAGCCCGTCATTGAATTCAATAAATATCTGTTAAATAAAAGGTCAATAGGAATCGTAGGACTAGGAAAGGTAGGAGAAAGATTAGTAAAATTTTTAACAGATAATGACTGTCAACGGTCATTAACTATTTACGTATACGATATTCATAAAGAAAAATATGATAAAGTAAAAAAAGATGTAATTTCACGCAATGAACAGTGGCAATTGGGAGGTATATCGAATAGACTACAATGGTGTGATAGTATAGAAGAAATCAACCAACTTCCTGTAGACGTATATGCTCCTTGTGCCACAGGCGGTATGATTACTGAAAATTTTGCTAATGTTTGCCATGCTAAAATTATCTGTGGCGGCGCCAATAACCAATTAGAAAACAACGATGTTGCTCAAATATTATTTGATCGTGGTATTTTGTACGTTCCTGACTACTTAGCAAATTCAGGAGGTGTTGTTCAAGTACGGTCTTCCTATGACATATCACACGACATAACCACTAGTTTAAATGTGTCGTGGGATAATCCATTAGTAAAAGATAGATTAGAAGATCTTGATTTAAGAGCATATGAGATATTAGAACAAAGTCAAGAACAAAATAAACCTACCAATATTGTAGCAAAAGAAATCGTAGAAAACAAACTAAAAGGCTTGTAAAATAGCAAATATTCTGTTATAATATATTACATGTATGTAGACGCTTATTTAGATAAGGAACAAAACAAGATACACGTGGCCGAGCGTGTAGACAGTAAACGCAAGTTTAAAGAGTTTCCAGTAGAATATACCTTTTACTTTGACGACCCAAGGGGCAAGTTCCAAACCATACACGGCTGGCCTGTAAGCCGTTTCCATTCCAAAAGCAAAAAAGAGTTTAACAGAGAACTAAAAATAAACCGTAGCAATACTGTTTATGAAAGTGATGTTAATCCTGTATTTAGATGTCTTTCTGAAAACTATTTAGGTGCAGAATCTCCTAATCTAAATGTTTGCTACGTAGATATTGAGGCAGACTTCGATCCAGAAAAAGGCTTTAGCGAGCCCGGTGATCCAACAGCACCTATTACTGCTATTACTGTTTATTTGTCACAAATGAAACAGTTAATAACACTTACATTGCGTCCCAAGGGAATGTCTGAAGAAATTGGCAAGGGCATTGCTAAAAACTTTGACAATACATTTATATTTGATTACAAAGACGAAAAGAAACTAATAGAAACGTTTCTTGATCTCATACAAGACTCTGATATTATTACTGGCTGGAATAGCGAAGGGTATGATTTACCATATCTGATTAATAGAACTACAAAAGTAATGAGCAGAGACGATACACGGCGTTATTGTTTATGGAATCAGTTTCCTAAAAAGTATGAGTATGAAAAGTTTGGAGCGCGGCAAGAAGGCTTTCATTTAATAGGACGCATACATTTGGACTATCTGGAACTATATCGTAAGTACACATATCATGAAATGCATTCCTATTCGCTGGATACAGTATCTGAATATGAATTAAATGATAGAAAGGTTCCATATGAAGGCACACTTGACCAATTATATAACAGAGACTTCGAGAAGTTTATTGAATACAATAGGCAAGACGTTATGCTTATTGTGCGTATGGATGAGAAACTAAAGTTCATTGATCTTGCTAACGTATTGGCACATGAAAATACTGTGCTTATTCCCACAACAATGGGAGCAGTAGCACTTACAGAACAGGCTATTATTAATGACGCCCATTCGCAAGGACTTATCGTTCCCAACAAACCTGACAGGGATAATGAAAAATCTGCCACGGCTGCCGGCGCTTGGGTTGCTAAGCCACGTAAAGGACTACACCATTGGATTGGTTCTGTAGATATTAATTCTCTGTATCCATCTGCTTTGCGAGCACTCAATATGAGCCCGGAAACCATCATTGGGCAATTACGTCCAACAATAACACAAAACCATATCAAGAGTGTTATTGATAGTGGTAAAACACATTCAGATAGTTGGGAAGGATTGTTTGGCTCGTTGGAATATGAAGCAGTAATGAACCGTGATAGAAATACTGAGATTACTATTGATTGGGAGGACGGTAAGATAGAAGTTAAAAACGCTATCGATATACATAAGATGGTGTTTAACAGTGATAATAAAATCATACTTAGTGCCAATGGAACATTGTTTAGAAATGACAAGAAAGGCATTATTCCAGGATTGCTTGAAAAATGGTATGCAGAGCGTAAGGTTATGCAGAGCAAATTGCGTGAAGCAAAGACACCTGAAGAGATTGCGTTCTGGGATAAAAGGCAACTTGTTAAAAAGATTAATCTAAATAGTTTATATGGTGCATTGCTTAATCCCTACTGTAGATTTTTTGATATGCGTTTAGGTCAAAGCACAACATTATCAGGTAGAACTATTACTAAGCATATGGCTAGTTATATTAATAAGATTATTACAGGAGAGTATGACTATCAAGGCGATGCTATTATATATGGCGATACAGACTCTTGTTATTTTTCCGCATATAATGTACTTAAAGATGATATAGACGCTGGCAATATTCCATGGGACCGAGAAGCAATCATTGAACTATATGACAAAGTGTCTGATGAAGTCAACAAAAACTTCCCTGCGTTTATGCAACAAACATTCAATTGCAATCATGAACTAGGTGAAATTATTCAATGTGGTAGAGAAATTGTTGCAAGCAGTGGACTATATATTACTAAAAAGAGATATGCGGCCCTTATATATGATTTAGAAGGCAAACGCACAGATCAAGATGGACCAGGTAAAGTAAAAGCAATGGGCATGGATCTCAAGAGATCAGATACGCCGGTGTTTATGCAGGATTTTCTAAATATATTATTGCTCGATGTGTTAACCGGAGCAAAAGAAGAAGAAGTGATAGAAAAGATTAAAGCATTTAAACATGACTTTGCTGATAAACCGGGCTGGGAAAAAGGCACTCCAAAACGTGTAAACAACCTTACAATGTATACAAAGAAAGAAGAACGCCAAGGCAAAGCAAACATGCCTGGACACGTTAGAGCCGCGATGAATTGGAATACGTTGCGTAATATGAATAGTGACAAGTACAGTATGCAGATTATGGACGGGCAAAAGACAATTGTTTGCAAACTTAAGAATAATCCGTTAAATATGACTAGCGTTGCGTACCCTATTGACGAGCAACGAATACCCCAGTGGTTTAAGGAACTTCCGTTTGACCACATAGCGATGGAACAGACCATTATTGACAAAAAGGTAGGAAATCTATTAAATGTACTTAACTGGGATTTGCGCCAAGGCACTTCTAGAAGCACGTTTGATGATTTATTTGAATTATGAAACTGAAAGAATATATTAAAGAAAAAACATTGTTTGATAGTATTAATACTGATGGTATTAAAAGAAATTATGCCGAAATTAAAAAATATTTGCAAAAAAGTAATACTAGTATAGATTTAGAAGTTATTGACAAATTTGAAGATAATATTAATGAAATAGATACAGTAATTAAAGATGGATATGAAAACTTACAAGCAAGGTTTTATAAAAGTGTACAACCTAAAAATCTTGCTCGCAGTTATGATCACTACGAAACGCGAAAATTTAGAGCGTTAGAAGAAGTAAGTAATAGTGAATGGGATCATGAACTACAAGAAATAATTTTATCTAGAATAGCAAAATATGTTAACTATCAATATCCGGGCCTAGAAGTAACCCCTAGATCTAAAATCTGGACTAAAAATATGACTGGCATGGATCCATTTTTCATTGCTAGTAAAGATTTAGATGTAGTACATAATATAAACCAACAATTTCATCCTATGTATCAAAGAAGAATTAGAGTATATAACTACGAAAACGCAGACTTTTCACAACTTCCACATAATACGTTTGGTTTTGTGTTTAGTTGGAACTATTTTGAGTTTTTACCTTACGACATCATTGACAAATATCTAGCAAGCATTTATGATTTACTATTACCAGGTGGCATAATGTTTTTAAGTTATGCTGATTGCTTGTTAGAAAAAACTGCTACAAAATTTGAAAATTCATATTATTGTTATATGACTAAAGAATTATTAACAGGACTTGCTGATAAGAATGGATTTGATCTTCTTAAAGAAGAACATTATCAATATAGAACTAGTTGGGCAATTATAAAAAAGCCAGGAGAACTACCGAAGGGAATAAAACAAGTTCCAAGTCTTGGTTACGTAAAAGACGTTACGTCACATCCAATACCTTGACAATTGTCAAGGTTACCTTGACAAAAAACAAAATACAATATATAATATATCAATTACTAGGAGTAATATATGAAAGACATTTTAACAGACATTATTAGCCACATACATTCTTTAGGCTTTTTAAACATTGTAAAAATAAATGGTTCTACAGAAGGGACAACCATTGAATCAATGGAAGAAAGTAGAGCAGTAGTATTAATAGCAGAAACACATGATCCGGTTGCTGAATTTATTGGTACATTCGGTATGCCAAACCTAAATAAACTTGATACGTTACTAAAAATTCCTGCATATAAAGAGGATGCCGTTCTTACTATTAACCAGCAAGAACGCAACGGAACTGTGATTCCAGTAGGTATTCACTTTGAATCAGATGCCGGTGATTTTCAAAATGATTATAGGTTTATGAATGCAGAAATTATTGAAAATAAATTAAAAAGTGCTAAATTTAAGTTATCTGAGTGGGATATTGAATTTGAACCATCTGTGCAATCTATACAAAAATTTGGTTGGCAGGCACAAATCAATTCTGAAGAAGACGTATTTACAGTTAAAACCGAGAAAAAGAATTTAATATTTGAATTTGGTGACCATAGCACACACGCAGGGCAATTTGTTTTTGAAACCAGTATCGACGGCACACTTAAAGGTAGTTGGTCATGGCCAGTGTTATTTGTACAAAAAATTCTTAATTTGGCTGGTGACAAAGTTATGTCAATTAGTGACAAAGGCGCATTACAAATTATAGTAGACAGTGGTCTAGCAAAATACAAATATATTTTACCAGCACAAAGTAAGTAATGCAATCAGACTTTAGGAAAACACAGAAAGATTACGCAATATATTTGCCAGCAATTAGTTCTTTTTATGCCTCATATATTGGCAAGCAACGTTATGAAGAATACATTCCTGCTGACAGAATTCCTTCTCGCTTTACCAATGGCGTTGAAGGATTAAACTTTCTCAATATGGATGAAGGATACTTTAAGTATCCGTGGGCATTGTATTCTGCAGGCCATGCTAATATAAATCTTGATAAGCATGATCCCAAAGAGGATATGATTCGTAATAGAGATAACGCTAATACTATTTTACTAGGTGATAGCGGAGGCTTTCAGATTTCTAAAGGTGTGTGGGAAGGACAATGGCTAGAACCATACGGAGTAGATGAAAAAACAGACAAAACTCGTGAAAAGGTTTTGCGTTTTTTAGAAGGTACCTTCGATTACTCTATGGTGTTGGACCTGCCTACTATGGGCGTTGATTGGGCCGCAGGAACAAAGCACGGATTAGATACTTGGCAAAAGTGTTTACAAGGCACATTAAATAATAATGACTTCTTTGCTCAAGCAAGGACACCGGGTGCGACAAAGTTTTTAAATGTTCTGCAAGGTAATAACTGGGATCAAGCAGAGAAATGGTATGAAGCAGTAAAACCATATAGCACAGGTGAAAAAGCAAACTTTGAATGTTTTGCTATGGCGGGTTGGAACAAAAAAGATATTGAGATTGCGTTGAAACGTTTTGTTACATTGCGTAGGGACGGGTTGCTACAAGATTGTGAATGGATACACTTCCTTGGTACAGGTGAATTATTATGGAGTATTATGCTAACCGCACTACAACGAACAGTAAGAGATACAACGAGTCCAGATATTATACTTTCATATGACTGTGCTTCGCCGTTTCTAGCAACAGCATATGGTACAATCTATACAAGCATACATACAGATCATCTACGCAAGGGCGGATGGACTTATAGAATGATTAAAGCTATCGACGACAAGAAGTATTCAACTGATAGCAGAATATATGATTATAACATTGAACATCCGGGTGTCGCGTGGGAACCCAGTGTTATTACAGAAATGATTGAAATGAAGGATGTTTGCCAATATGGTCCGGGCGATTTAAATAAAATAGGCAAGGAAGGAAAAACTAGTTGGGATAGTTTTAGTTATGCAATACAAATGGGGCATAACGTTTATATGCATATCCTAGCAACACAGCGAGCAAATGAGTGCTATGACGAAGGAATATATCCCCCTAGTCTAGTAGCACCCAATGGCGCAACTATCTCTGATGTTATTACAGATATATTTGCCCATAAAGATTATAATAATGCCATGGCAGAAATACATAAGTATAGTAAGTGGTTTGCTAGAATACAAGGCGAATTCAAAGCAGATGCTATGGCCGATGAATTTGGTATAGAACCAATGGGCAAAGTAGAAGAAGTAAGAAAAGAAAAATATAGCGCAGATAAGGCGTTCAACGAACTATTTAACTAAGGAGCAATAGTATGGCAGTCAAAAAAATAAAAGCAAAGGTAGAAGATACAGTAGAAACAGACGACGACAAAGGGGGCCCGCGCAAACAGCGTCCACCTGCAGGACCACAGATGATTGGTGATCCACTTTATGATAACAATATACATATGTTTATGACAGACTTTAACGAAGAGTCATGTGCAATGGCAATTCGTTTTATTCTTGAGAAGAATGTAATACCTAAAAAACATAGACCAAAGCATTTAACACTTATGATTAACAGCCCCGGTGGTGCAGTACACGCCGCTTTTGCTCTTATTGATGTTATGAAAGGATCTGCGATTCCTGTTAGAACAGTAGGTTTAGGAATGATCGCCTCATGCGGAATACTTACATTTATGGCGGGACAAAAAGGACATAGAGTTATTACTCCTAATACTTCTATTTTGTCACACCAATATAGTTGGGGTTCGCGTGGTAAAGAACACGAATTATTCGCAGTTGTACGTGAATTTGAAATGTCAACAGACCGTATGATAGCACATTATAAAAAATGCACTGGACTTTCTGAAAAGAAGATTCGTGAAATACTATTGCCGCCAGAGGATGTTTGGTTAAGTGCTGAAGAAGCAGTAGAATATGGCATTGCAGACGAGATTAGATCTGTTTATTAAGATTGTAACATATGTGTAACAATAATTATGGAACTAGGGAAGTTTAAAGTAGATAAAATAACCCGCCGAGATAGATGGATCGGAGAATCAAACGGAAATAGCGTAGAAGGCGGTGCTTTAAATGCTAACTATCGCACAGTAGAAGCAATTGCGATGATATGCAACCACCTAGGCCAACTTGGTTTAATATATGGTGAGGACTTTGTTTGGGACGGTGTATCGAGCGATGAAATTAAAATACGCTACCTTAAAAATCACAAGACTTTACTTGACACAATCAAGTGGTCATAGTATACTATATGTATAATGACTTACGTTGTAAATGAAAAGTGTATCAAGTGCAAACTAACTGATTGCGTAGAAGTTTGCCCAGTTGATTGCTTTTACGAAGGAGAAAATACACTAGTAATCCATCCCGATGAATGTATAGATTGCGGTATCTGCGAACCTGAATGCCCAATTGGAGCAATTGATACAGATACCGATTATAAACAAACAGGCTCTATTGACTTTCTAGAGTTCAATAGAAAATATTCACTAGAGTGGCCTAACATTACAGAAACAAAAAGCCCAATGCCAGGAAGCGATGACTGGCGTGACAAAACAGACAAAGAACCCCTTATATCAACTGAACCTGCGAGTTAATTATGAACGAAGTATTCAACATAGACGATCATAGACGTCAACTGAGAACAGAAAAAGTTCAACAAATGCCCAAAATGATTTGGGTTAAATTTCAAAAAGAGGGTATACACAAATACCCGGCCGCATTAGAAGATCCCGCATTAGCAACTGGTGATGAGTATGATGTATCCTTTCTCGGATATCCACATCGCCACACATTCCACTTTAAGGTTACTATACAAGTATTCCACGACGACAGAGATATTGAATTTATTCAATTTAAACGTTGGTTGGAAAATCTTTATTCCACAGGCACTTTACAATTAGACTACAAGTCCTGTGAAATGATAGCAGACGATCTCTACCTAGCAATCAACGAACGCTATAAAGGCAGAGAAGTCCAAATAGACGTAAGCGAAGATGACGAGAATGGATGCCATTGCGTCTATCCTGTAATCGCTTATAAAAACATTAACTAACAACAATAACAAGGTACTGTTATGAAAAAAGCAGTGAAACAAATCTTTGATGATTTGGATGCATATCGTGACTTCTGTCGAGAATTTGGACGAGTCTTTGATGAGGCACATTTATATAAGGAAAAGAGTCCATATAGCGACTTTTTACGCTGGAAGGAGACTGGCAAGGCAAGATATTGGCCAGGGTATCCACATTTTAGAAAACCTTATAAAAAAAGCAATGCAGAACAAAGACAACAATAAATTTGATATCCAACGAGATTGGGGAGTTTATGATGTTCTTGCTAACTTCAAAAGTATGAAGGTTAAGGAGCTAGTCGTAAATCCTAACTCCTGTATGAGTTTCCAACGTCATGAACATAGAAATGAGTTTTGGATTGTAGAATCTGGTGTTGCAAGACTTATATTAGCACCAAACTATACTGAATCTTGTAGCAAAGGAGATCTTAGCAATCGGCATAATTTTATAGAACGTGATGCTAGAACTATTATATTAAATAAGCATGAATCTTACCACGTGCCAGCCGGAGAATGGCATCAAATCATGAACCCTTCTTATACACCATTGCATATTGTAGAAATACAATATGGAGAATTTTGTGATGAGGTTGATATAGAAAGGCTTTATCAATGAATAGGTTTATACTTGCAGAGATGCAAATAGAAATTTTTATTTGGGCGAAAAATCTAGATTTGCCGCCTGGAACAAAGCAAGACCTGCACCTGAATGGTATGTAACTGGTCTTAAGACAACGAACATAGATGGAGTTACTGTTTAGAGGTAATACCAACAACGGCGATGTTTACTGTGCTAATAGCATGGTTCTTACAGTAACGCCCATCTACTTAATTACTAAAGGAAAACACAATGCGTAAATTAATATACATGGGACTTGAGCCTTATGAAGGAAGATATACATTACAATTACAAGAATGGAGTGAGCGTGTATTTAAACGCAGAGGCATAGACTATATAGTTGTGCCCGGTGAGACTATTGACAATACTAAAGCAATATCTGTAGGACAAGTGTTAGACGCACATGGACGCAGTTATTTTGGTATGAGCCAAATGATGAACCTAGTCCAAATGATGCGTGATGGAACTGTGACAGGGGAGGATGCTATCTTCTTTGAGGATATGTTTCAACCTGGTATAGAATCACTTCCGTATATTATGAACCAGATTCCCGAAAATCAACGCCCCAAAGTTTATGTCCGTTGTCTTGCCCAGGCGGTAGATCCTGATGACTTTGTCCATGTATGGGGTATGTCCAAGTGGATGAGTTTGTATGAGCAAATGGTTAATGAGTTTGCTACAGTATTGGCTACTAATGAAGAAATGGTTGCCCATATGCGTATTGCTAACTGGACTGCTCCTATATACAACATATCAGGATTGAGTTTTGGCAAAAGTGAAGTTCTTGAAAGAGTAGGAAATAAGGTAAAGAAGTGGAGTGAAAGATCTAATCGTGTTGTATTTGCGGCAAGATTTGATCAAGAAAAACAACCTGACTTCTTTATGGATATTGTTGAAACAGTAACTGGCCATCTAAAGCACCAAAATCAATATGTAGATAGTATAACTGATGTTGAGTTCGCTGTTCTAAGCGGCGGGCCTTTACGCAGTAACAATCAAAAATATTTAGATCGTGCATTGAAATTACAAGCAGAAGGAGTTCTAAAAATTTATACTGACCTAAATAAGAATGATTATTATAATATCGTTAACGACAGTAAGGTATTATTCAATTGTGCGCTACAAGATTGGGTAAGCAATACTGTAAGTGAAGCGGATACACTAGGGTGTAATGTAGTATATCCTGCATATCGCAGTTTCCCTGAAACTTTTGCTAATGATGCAGATCGTTTGTATATTCCTTGGAGTATGCACTCTGCTATTGAAAAAATTGATACTGCTCTAAGAATGCCAAGTTTTAACATGGGAAGAATATCCGATTGGACGAATGGTACTATTGATCGCATATGTGATATTATGGAGGGCAACGGAGAACAGTGGCGCCGTGATGGAAATAGATATAGAGACCATGTTGCGGAGTCTAAATTTTAACAAATAATTGACATTTGCCTAAATAATCTTTATAATATATAGTACTTGGAGAAATATATGAGCATTAGTAAAACAATTAGAAACAGAATGCTAGAACACGGTGGACGTTTTTGGGCAGGAGACAATATATCAGAATTTATCGAAGAAGAAGAAAAAGATCTGCTCATTGATGAACTAACGGAAAAGTTTGAAGGAGTATTGGACACTCTGCTTATTGATAGGCATAGTGATCCTAACTCTATTGACACGCCGCGTCGTTTAGCAAAAATGTATATAAGAGAACTTATGAGCGGCCGTTTTGATAACATGCCCAATGCAACCGCATTTCCTAATCATGTAGAGGATGGTTACGAAGGCATGCTTGTTGTAAGAAGTGAAATACGTAGCGTTTGCTCCCATCATTTTCAACCAGTAACCGGAGTTGCATATATTGGCATTATCGCGGCAGACACACTTATAGGATTATCCAAATATACACGTATAGCACAATGGTGTGCCAGACGGGGAACACTACAAGAAGAACTTGCCAACGACATAGCACATGAAATTATTAAAGCAACAGGTTCTAGTAATGTAGGTGTTTACGTACAAGCAACGCATGGTTGCGTAGAAAATAGGGGTGTCATGGCACACTCTAGTCTAACACAAACAACAGTGCTTAAAGGATCATTTAAAGAAGATGCTTCTACTAAAAAAGAGTTCTTTGACAATATCAAACTTCAGCAAGAATTTGCTCCGCGATAGCAAGGAGACTTAAATATATGAAAATGATCTATCTAAATACACAAGACATTAAGTCGCAAGTTTTAGATATTACTCAACAGATTTATGCTGGTAATTGGCGGCCTGAATACATTGTAGGTATTACAAGGGGAGGACTAATTCCTGCTACAATGTTGAGTCATTATTTAGAAACACCGTTACATACATTAGATGTTAGATTACGAGATGGACACAATCTACAATCTAGTTTAGAAATGGCGGCAGACGCGTCAGGCATAACTAAAACTAGTTTTAGTCATGAAGAAGTAATCGAACCTAAAAATATACTTGTTGTTGATGATATAAATGATTCTGGTGCTACATTTGATTGGATTGTAAATGATTGGATGAATGCGCCGATACCGGGTGTTAAGTCTTGGGACAAAGTTGTAGGCTCTAATGTTCGTTTTGCTTCGCTAGTTAATAATGAGGAGAGTAGATTTACAGAAATCTCTTACACCTCATTAGTGATTAATAAAATTGAAGATCCCTCGTGGATTGTTTTTCCGTGGGAAAACTGGTGGAGTGATAAAAATTGGTAATAAAAACATTAAAGATCAACTGAGGAGGAAATGAATGTTATCAAAATATTTAGAAGGTGTTGATAAGACGCTAGTACGCAATCTAGTCATTATGCACACCATTGTATTAGGCTATAATCTTTTATGGCAAGGAGAAAAATAAATGAGCGGAGTACCTGAATTTACATCTACAAAAACATTTTATAACTTTCCGTGTGCTCATAGACAACACAAGCATGACGGAAACTGCGCTATGATACACGGCTATAGCCGTAGTTTTCATTTTACGTTTGGCGCACACACTATGACAAAAGAAGGATTTCTTGTTGATTATAGTGACTTGAAAGAACTAAAGAGATGGTTAGAAGAGAATTATGACCATACGTTTGTTATTGATCACGATGACCCATATATGGAAACATTCCAAATGCTACACGATGCGGGTGTATGTAAATTAATTGTACAAGAAGAAGGGCCAGGTATGGAAGGCACTGCTATGCGTATCTGTAATTATGCTGATGGATGGTTACGCGAAAGAACAGGTGGCAGAGCATGGGTTATTAGTGTAGAAGCAAGAGAAAATGACAAGAACAGTTCAACCTATCATAACCCCGAAGCAGGGTTTAATGGATGGGTGTAATCAATTGTAACACAGGATTCCAACCACTAAAAGAATGTTGGTTAGGCGATTGCTATCGTCCGGAGTTCTTTGACTACGTTGATAATATTAAAGTAAAAAATATTCTGCAACAAATTACTGAAGAAACCATAGAAGATTTAGAGAACATTAAAGAAGTATTAGAAAGTTATGGCGTAACTGTTAAACGCCCGAAACTTTTTGATTTTGATCAAGTATATAATATATACAAAGTTGGTGGAGCTTGTGTTGATGAAAACTTAAACATTATTATTGATGAAGTATTAAATTATTTTCCAAGATTAATTGATAGGAAAGGTGTCGAAAGTTTTTTAGCAAACTACGATATATATGCAGATCCAGGCGCACTCACCCGACCGCCATTATTTCCACGGGACGATCAAATCATAGTAGGAGAAACTTTTTATAAGTTAAGACCGTACAGCATGCCAGAAGTAAACCCGGCTTGTATAAATACTATTAATCCATTATATCCACAGGGAGGTGCCAGCCGAGCCCTTGCTATATTTTATGAACCATTATTCAAAGAATTAAAAGAACAAGGCGCAAATATTATTGAATTCCCGTGGAAAGACGATTATTTGAATGAGGGACCAAATATTGTGCGGCTTGGGGATACAATAATATTAGATGGATTGCGGCCGCATGTTTACAAATACTTTAAAAATCATTTTAAAGACAACTATAATATTATAACTGCTTTTAACGACGGGCATTCGGATGGTATATACGCACCAATAAAACCCGGCGCATTTATATCAAATGGCGAAGCACTACAGTTTAAAAAGTATTTTCCAAATTGGGACGTATTCTACTTGCCAGACGCCCAATGGTCTAATATGTCACCATTCTTAGAAGTTAGAGAAAAAGTACAAGGAAAATGGTGGATTCCAGGCGAAGAACACAACGACGAACTTATTGACTACGTAGATAAATGGTTTAGCGAGTGGGTAGGATTTTGTGAAGAAACAATTTGGGACGTTAATGTATTGATGGTAAATCCTGAAACTGTACTGTGCCTAACCGAAAATAAAGAATTATTTAAATGGTTTAGAAAGCATAATGTAGAGCCTATAGTAACTCCGTTTAGGCATAGATTCTTTTGGGATGGTGGATTGCATTGCTTAACGTTAGACATACACAGGGAAGGAGGCATTGAGAGTTATGCAAGATGACATTAATAAGGCAAAAGACCTAATAGACAAATGCTTCGATAATTTTAAAATACCTCGACACAGTGTATACATATCACGAACTGAACGTAATACACTTGACAATCTTAAAGAAATTGTTATAATATTAGATAAACTTCCAAAAAGATTAGAAGAAGAAAAGCAAGAATGGAAAGAAGAATACGACGATATGCAAATTAAAATACAGCGAATGTTAAAGGGGCCTAGTTGGGGTATGACTAAGGAAGAACATCAAGCAATACCACTACATAAATTATTTGGCGATAAATGGCAAGGAAATAAACCCGATGAAGATTAGATATACAGAAATATTTTATAGTTTACAAGGAGAGGGTAAGTTTACAGGCGTGCCGTCTGTTTTCTTGCGACTGTTTGGTTGTAATTTAAAATGCCAAGGTTTTGGAATGCCACGCGGTGAGTTAAGCAAAGAGCGACTCGGCGTTTTTGCCGCTGATTATACACACTTTGATGATTTGCCATTAGTTAGCACAGGATGTGACAGTTATGCAAGTTGGGATCCACGATTTAAATATTTAGCAACAGATGTAGACTTAGACAAATTAGTAGATGATCTATTGGCAAAAACGCCCAATGGCAGTTGGATAATGCCCAATGGGCAAGACATACATTTAGTTATTACGGGCGGTGAGCCTATGATGTGGCAAAAAATATATCCTGATTTATTTGCACATGATCGTATGCAGGATTTAAAAAATGTTACATTCGAGACTAATACTACTAGAAATTTAACTGACAAAATTTTTGAATGGTTTTACGACTGGCGAAATTGGACCGGTGATTTTGCTAATTACAGGACTCCTATCAGACCATATGTTACCTGGTCGTGCTCTCCTAAACTATCAGCAAGCGGCGAACCATGGGGAAAAGCAATTAAGCCTGATGTGGCGGCCGCATATTATAAAATGCCTTTCTCAGACATGTATTTTAAATTTGTTATTGATAGCGAAGAAAGCATGGATGAAGTAGAAAAAGCCATTGCAGTATATAAAGAAGCAGGCGTTGACTGTCCTGTTTATTGTATGCCTGTAGGTGGTTTATATGATGATTATAAAAAGAATACACGCATTGTCGCAGAAGCAGTTATGAAACATGGATTACGTTATAGTCCAAGACTACACTCTGATCTGTTTGGTAATGCATGGGGAACATAATGGATATATTTGAAAAACTAAAAAATGCATTTGGTTCTGAGCCAACCCCAGAACCAGTTAAAGAACCAAAGAAAAAATTGACGCCAAAGGAGAAAGCGACAAAAAAGGGTGAACCATGGTTTACCATTGTGGATGTAGAAATTAATAGTGAGAACCCACTTAATGGTGCGTTTGAATTAGATTGGAACGACCCATTCGTTAAAATGTTACGTGGTCACGGATTAACTGGTGAAACAGACGAAGAAGTGGTGGATCAATGGTTTCAAGACTTATGTAGACAAATTGCTATGGAAACATATGATGAAGACGTCGTAGGTAGCAATATTAATATACAAATGCGAGACATACAAAACGGGAAAAAAGAATATAAATAATTTAAATGAATACCATTAGTTCTATCATATGCGTAGGAGGGGCACATACATCAGGCGTTCAATGCGTCAATGATCATATATATGCCAACGAAGATTCATTATATAAAACGCATGGTGATGACTCACACCCAGAAAATAAAGCACAGGCGTTCTGGATACATTTTACGCCTGTTATGAAAATAGGCACTTTTAATATATCTAAACCAGGTTGGGTAAATAAAACCATTATAAATGAAGTAATGAAATATATTAGCAATAAGCCTAATCCAGAAGACACAGTTGCGGTAGTAGGTTTTGAGGAATGGAATTATTCCCTTGCTACTCCACAGGATCACTTAAAAGACGTGATTCAATTACACGAAGATTTAAAAACATTAGATGTTAAACATTTAATGTTCAATGCACAAAATTGCTTAGATGTTTCTACTGACGAGCAATATGATTTTGGCGATTCTTATATTAGTCCATATGATTCCGATGAAACCATGGTTTCTCAGTTAAAAGCACAAAATTTTGATTTTAACTCCGGAACACAGTATTTCGGACCTGCCGCACACAGAAAGTGGGCGAGAATATTATTAAAATACTTGACACAGTTAGTATGACAATGTTATACTGAAAGTGTTGTAAAAATTCTGTAGTAATACAGAGTAACAACGATATAAAATATTTTATATCAAAAACAACCAAAAAGGAGGTAAGATATGGCTGGAAATATCGTTGACACAGCGTTAGGCTGGGTAAGAAAATTGACTGAAGTAGGCGTTGCTCTAGTTTCACTAGCAGTAGTCCTACAAATCATTTTCGGCCCTGGTGTAGCGTTTTTGCCAGGCGATGTAGTAGGTAACATTATCGGACTTGTAAATGCACTAGGTAGCAACGGACTTGTTGGCTTAGTAGCGGTTGCAGTTCTTTATTGGCTATTTACGAAGAAGTAATATCGCTTACTCTGATAAAGTGGTTCGGCTAGGCAGAGCTAGCCGTTCTACTTTTCATGTTTTTTAATCGGACATATAACGGACAAAGATTTAGATAAAAAATTAGACAGAGAATTAGCTAATACAATCTGGCTAGTTGTTAAGGGTTATGATATGCCCAGCGATTGGACAGATAAAGATGTACAAGAAATTATTGTTCGTTATTGGTCCAGAGCCATCGCAAAAGCAGAAGGTTAAATGAAATATCTATTAATAGACACCGCTAATATGTTTTTTAGAGCAAGGCACGTAGTTGCCAAAAGTGTTGATACTGACACTAAACTAGGTCTTGCTATCCATGTAACTCTTGGATCCGTGGCCAAAGTATGGCGTGAGTTTAATGCTGACCATGTTATATTTTGTTTGGAAGGCAGAAGTTGGCGCAAGTCCTTTTATGAGCCATACAAAAAGAATAGAGTAGTAGCACGACAAGCACTTACTGAAAAAGAACAGGAAGAAGATGAATTGTTTTGGGAAGTGTTTGAAGATTTTACTGCATTTCTTAGAAGCAAAACCAATTGTACTGTAATTCAAAATCCAACACTTGAAGCGGATGATCTTATTGCTGGATTTATACAAGGACATCCAGATGACGAACATTTTATCATTAGCAGTGACAGTGATTTTTATCAACTGCTAGATACTAATGTTAAACAGTATAATGGCATTACGGATCAGTTAATAACCAACGAAGGCATTTTTGACAAGAAGGGCAATATGGTTATTGATAAGAAAACTAAAGAGCCCAAAGAGATTCCTAATCCAGAATGGTTATTGTTTGAAAAGTGTATGCGTGGTGATCCAAGCGATAACGTGTTTACTGCTTATCCACGTGTTCGTAAGACTGTGTTAAAAGAAGCATTTGAGGACAGGCACAATAAGGGTTATGTTTGGAACAATATGATGTTACAGCGATGGATAGACCATAACGAAATAGAACACCGCGTAAAAGATGATTATGAGCGTAATCGTATATTAATTGATCTTACAGCACAACCTGAAGAAATTCGTAATGAAATAGTCGAAACCATCGGAGAAATTGTCCAAAAAGACAATGGCAACGTTGGACTACACTTTCTTAAATTTTGCGGTAAGCACAATTTACTTAAACTAGGCGAAGAAGCAAACAAATTTAGCGACTTATTAAACGCAAGGTATTCACAGTGACTACAGATATAAAAGAAAAAATAGAAGAATTTGAAAAGTGGTATTTTTATCAAAAAATGCCAAGAGAAGTTTCAGTAATGTATATGGACTATTATTGGGACTTATATTGTGATAATTTCCAAAACAATGATGATGTTACAATACAAGATTTTGTATTATCAGTAGCAAACGATAACTTAAATGACGATCAAAAAAACTGAAAAGCAAAAAGCAATCGAAGAACTCATTAAACAGCAAAGAGAGTTCATGGAAAACGTTAACAAAAGTGGATACACTGAAGAAGAGTATTGGCTCAAGCAAGGCGAATATCGTGAACGTCAAGCGAAACTTGCTAAGTTAATTCATACTGAAGCACACAAGAAATACTGGGACGAATACAGAATAAACCTCAAAGTAGATATTGGTGATATAAACAAAGACGATTAATATCACTTGACTATATAAACTTTTTCAATTATAATATTATATATGAGCACGTATCAAGAAAGGCAAGTAAGGGCGGCGCGGAAGAAGCGTCTAAAGGTATTTGGCCGGAAAAAGAAAATAAGATTAACTTCTACGGTTAATCCCTTTCCCAATTACGAAACTAATAGCCCTAATTATCCTTCATTAGACACACGAATCCCATTGGGCCCGTGCCGTGATTCATTGAAATCAACAAATCATACAATCGCTCCTGCTTATAATAAAGGAGCATATCAAGTTATCAGCAAAGACTGTATCAAGGACATAGGTAGATAAATGACAGATGACACTGTAGCAAAACCACTAGTAAAAGACAGATTTTGGATACTATCACGAAATGGTGAAAGTGTCGGCTTATTAAACAGAATAGGAGACTCTCACTATGTTGTTACGCAACACGGCAAAAAGATAGCATTCAATTCTAAAAAAACATTGTTAGATAAGTATCCACTTCGCTTTATTAAATATAAAGCAAGTGATAAACCAACAAAAGCATCTGAAGAAGTACACAACTATCCAATTAATTCTAAGAATGCATATAATGTTATATATGATCTTAAAAGAAAACTTCCGATGTTTAATAAAAGAGAGGATAGTAAATGTTGGTTTTGTGCCGGATATTATATTGTTAACTTTATAAAAATAGGATGGACATCGGCGTTTTGTCCTAAACTTATTACATTAGATAGATACGGATATAAAGGCCCGTTTAAAACGATTGAAAAGGCAAAGGAAGCATTAAGATATGCCAAATCCTCAACTTAATTTGCGCCCTGTAGAAAATCTACTTAACCAAATTGCCGGAATTAGACACACCGGACAAAATGAGTTAAGGATAGGCAAGCAACATTGCCAAGATCTTGAACATTGTTTGGCTGTACTTTTGACTCATATTGCAACTTGTCAAGAAGAAATCATTAGATTACAAAAAGAAAAACTTGAAGACAACGTTATTAAAGTAGAGTTTGACGCTGGAGAATTCGAGTAATAAAATATTTAATCTGCGGATAAATAGTTATATGTACATATTATGCCTTGTACATATAATGGAGAAGCAGATTAAATATGAGCAGGCCAAAACCTAAAGTTCTTTTAGAACACATTAACAAGGACACATATAAGTCAGACCAGATTTTAGAAGTAGAAGGTATCTGGACAGTGTTCTATGACGGTCAGCCAATCAACCTTAAGACAAGTAATCTATTAGTCAATTACCCTGGGCCAAAATACAAAAGAATAGCCTTTGGTAATCCAGGTCACGCACATAACTTGGCTAAAAAATTAAATTCCCAATTTAAGACAGATAAATTCTCAGTGTTTTTATTATCTAAAGGGAAAAAAGTAAAACCTAGTGAGTAAGCAATTAACAAAATTAGACTACACAACAAAATTTTTTAGTCTGCTAGATATACCAGATAATCAAAAAAATAGAAAAAAATATCTTGATTTCTGGTGGTATAATATTAGAGAATCTAGCAATGGACTACGACTTACTAAGCCGGGATATCTAACAATAACAAAAGAGTTGGATATAAAGGAATACAAGTTCGATCTAGATATAGATGATTACGAAGGGAAACTGCATCTGTATCTAGATTTGGACCACTATATCCCAAGCCCGTATTTCATACATTCTAATAAAATAGGGAAATTACATAAAGCAATGAAAATCTCGATTTTTGAAGAAAAACTGGCTACAATGTTTTATTTAAGCGGAAATTCCCTTAATAAAATTGTGGAATCTATGCGATTATCGCTTGAATTCTAGTATTTTTTAGCATTTTTTTAAAAGTCCTTTAAAATCAACAACTTACATCACCTTTTTTCATGACAATTTCGCCCAGATCCCGTATAATGTATATATACGCTAAAGAAACAGGCAGAAATATGAAAATCGTTATTACTACACAGATTCTCGAAAACTACGGCGCCCATGATTGGGACGGCCAGGGTGAATGTCCTCAATACTGGAAAGCCAAGGGTGGCGAACTTTATGTGGTTGAAAACCTGTCACCCATGGAAGCCATTGAGGCTGTTAAACCCGGCGGTCTTGCTGATCGTGTTGGTGACGCGGTTACCGTCCGGGACAATCCCGCCTTTGAGGAGTATGTGATCGGTTGTAACTTGCTCGACGAGTGCGAGCCGGTTGGCGAGGAGTGGGAAACTCCTTGGATCCTGGTCGAAACTGATATCGGCTTTTATGCTGAACAGTTCCGCGCTCGGGACTACAGTTGGTCCGATGACGCTGAAGGCGTCATTGGAATGCGGTCGTCCAAGACCATCGTTGCTGGTGAAGCGGACAAATACAATCCTGTCCTTTATGTTTATGAGGACGGTGAAACCAAAACTTTCGAAGAATTTCGTGCGGAGGCCGCGTAATGGCATGGTATAATCAAGAACGGAAGAAAGCAGTTCAACCCGCAATGCGAAAACTGCTGAAGGAGTACGGACTCAAAGGTTCATTGTCCGTCCAAAATCACAGCACAGTGGTCCTTACCATCAAGTCTGGTGCCATCGACTTTGAAAATTCCAGAACCGCAGAGCATACCCATAACCAGGTAAACGTATACTGGATCGATAGTCATTGGACTGGCAAAGCCAAGGAGTTTTTGACCAAGGCCAACGATCTGCTCAACATCGATAACTACGATAACTCCGACATTATGACAGACTACTTTGATGTTGGTTGGTATGTTGACATTAATCTCGGCAAATGGAACCAGCCGTATGTTTACGAGCCTGGTGCGAGCGATCGAGTAAAGAAGGCGTCATCCAAGAAAAAGAAGGCCGCCAAGAAGAAGTCCGTAAAGAAGTGGACTGCTCTCGAAGGCGAAGCGACCAAGAAGCAGTTGTGGGCCTTGTTTTGTATCACCAAGAAGGACCATCGCGATATGGGACTTTCGCGACAAGAAGCGTATGATATGATTCAGGAGTTGAACTCGTAATGGCACATCGAAAGACAATCGAAGTTGAGAAAGTTAAGGGTATGGCAAATCGAGCCCTTGAAGCATCTATGCGTTGGAGCGAGGTAGAAAGCAAATACGTTCCTGTTGATCGCTACTGGCGCCAAGGCGTGATGTTGATGGTTGAGCAAGTCCTTATGGACTCTGGCAATTACAAGGGGTTTGGCTACTTGACTGAAAACGAAGTTCCGAAAGGAGCATTGCCCGGTATACGGCGCAACAAAGCGGATAAATTCGAAAACACTGACAATACTCGCGTGAGGTATTTTTAAAATGGTTGACTACACTATCACAGCATTGGGTGATGACGTTAACATTCACCTGACAACCTATCAAGGGGCAGTTGTCGCAACCTACGAGGAGATTCGATCTCTCTTTATTTTTAATGTAGGTATGGACAAAGACCCCGAATACTCATTTGAGGATGCGCGGATCCGCGCTTCGCGAGGATATCAAAACGTACATAACGAGTTTCGTGTAGAGATGAGCGTTACAGGAGATGATGTTGAACCAGAATATTGGAAGCATAAACTAGTCGCTACTATATACGACTGGAAACCGAAAAAATCTGACGACGCGATGAAGGGATACTACCATTGGCGCGTCGGTGGCCACGAATCGTGTGTAGAAGGCTACATCAACGATATGGTTAAACGACAACGAAAGGTATTAACCAATGGTTGATGTTATTATCGAGTTGTTTATTATGGCAGGCTTAGTTCTGACTTTGTGGGCAACACTGACACAGCCATGAGCAAGATTAATCCAAAGAAAATGTCTGATGTTGATCTTTACTTTGAAATGGATCGCATCTGGATAGCAGACGATTGCCCTGAAATGACTACAAAACTGTTTAACAGATATATCTCAGAAAATTTCGCCGGCGAAACGGTGCAGAAGCGTCTTAATTATTATACCTGGAAAGAGGATAGGTGGTAATATGTATAATATTCATGTCAATCATGACGAAATGAGTTCGGCGTTCAAACGAATCATGAACACTGATTTTCGAGATCTATCCATGGATGAGTTGGATATGATTCATCAAAATATTATTCGAGAACGCAGACGGAAAGGTAACACATTAATAAAATCTCTAAAAGTAGGAGATAAGGTTACTGTTGACACAGGACGCAAAACTAATAGAGGAAAGGTCCCCCCTACAATGTCTGGAGTAGTACGAGAAATAAAACGCTCTAGGGTTGTTGTGGATTGTATGCAACACGGCTTATGGAGAGTGCCTAGCACTCGTTTATCAGTAGAGGCATAGCATAATGTGGTTATTCATTTTGTTAGTGGTGCCAGTGTTAAGTGTTGGTATTAATATCCACTATCTAGTAAACGATCCCGAAGGGTTTTTCAAAGGACTCGTTAAATCTTTTGCTGTATTCGGAATTGCGATCGGTGTAATAATTCTTTTGGCCATCACAGGACATATAGATTAAGGAGAAGCACAATGAGAACTAATTTAACAATGTTGACCGATTACCAAGGTCCTGGGTTCTATGACGAGAATGGTGCTCGAGTATGCTCACTTCATCCGGATGCGATGATGTGGTTTATCGAGACGCTGGGCTACGCTCGCATAGATTCACCCAGTGACTTTGGCCAATTTTCTAACAAGTCTGAAAGAAAACAAGATGAGCATGTATGACACACCAAAATGTACGTACAAGAAGAAGTTTCCTGTGGACCAGTTTGGACGCCCGGGCGGATCATATTCGACATCCGATCTTCCAGTAGCAGGTGAAAAATCCCTAAACCGAGTAGGAATGATCATGGCCATGGATCTTGAGACTCAAGTCTATGAAATAAAAGACCATGAAAAAGGCTGGGTTTTTCTAGTGCCTTTCGCTGATGTAGAAATAGTTGAAAATAATTCATAAAAAGAATTTATAATTGCTATAAGTTTATTTTATGTAGAAATGCTTGATTTCTGTTATTGTCTTTGCTATATTATTATATACGATAAACACAACACGGAGCGTAAATGTCTACTAAAAGACAAAAAAGACAAAAGCAATTAGCAGAATTAAGCATTGTATGGGGAAGGTTAGCAGACACACAAGCCTTGCTCATAGAGCTGCAACAAAATGAGATAAAATCTCTAGAAAGCCTTGTACAAGTTTTAACAGGACACGACGAAGACGAGGAAGTCACAATACACTAAGTAGAAACCACACAGATTGCCCGGGATTAATCCCGGGCAATCAAAAAGTTAGTAAAAAAGGTTGACAAATAATGGTAGTGAGTATATCATTATATATAGTTGTAAAGAATTTCGCGATATCGCGAAAGAGGTTGGCAGACCTTTTCTGCTATAGTAAATAGGGCTCGAGCCCAAGGAAAATGTAAAATGAGCAATACTGATAAAGTACTAAACGCACTTCAAGAAGGACAGGAACTTTCAGCGGCGCAGATCTCTGCTCGTTGGGGAGTTGGTAACCCGGGTGCGACCATTCAGAATCTTCGATTCAAAGGTCACTCGATTTACTTGAATGCACACACCGACACAAAAGGTCGTGTTGTCAACAAGTATCGCATGGGTACTCCTTCTCGCGCAGTTGTAGCCGCTGGTTACCGCGCACTTGCTGGTCAGTAATCATTACTAACCACACAGGACACAGGGGGGCGCTGCCCCCCTTACTCCTGAACTGATGTTGGCTTAGACCGAAGACATCATGTAAACAAAGTTGTAAACAAAATCATCATTCCACAGGAGAAAAAAAGATGGCATACAATTCTAAACTGTTTCCAAGATACATCCTAAGGATCCCCTTTATAAAGAAACGCAGCCAGGCACCGGTAAAGCACCCGGATGGTTGATGACCGTTATCGATTATTAAGGAGACAGTATCATGTATCCAGACAAAGATCCGAAAGAGATTTTCGGCGAAGACCTACTTCAGGTCTTCGGACCGAAGACAAAGCGTAAGCATATCAGCAAACTTACTACTTCTGAAAGAATTGAACTTTGTAGTAAAGTACCTGAATATGTAGACACAAGCGGATTAGGCGATGATCCATCCCTATTTCAAATTGCCAATCAAATTCTAACAGTACTGAAGAACTCACAGGCATTGCTTGGTATTGATTTAGATTGGTTAACCTCTAATGACTTAATAGAAAAAGGATTAAAAAGGCATCCTGATGCCTTTAAGCCAGTCATAAAAGTAGTAAAGAATAACCAAGTTCAACGCGGTATACAACTACGCCATTTGCTATTAGATATTCTTTTTGTATTTGACCCCAAATGGGTCCTTATGGGAACCGCGCGGTATAGTAAAAAAGAAGATCTATTTTATCTTAATGATGCACAACATCGTTATCTGTCATGCGTGATATTAGGCGTTCGTGACATTCCTTTAGAGTACGAAGAGAGTGAGCGCCGTAGTGTTGATGTATGGCAATATGCCGCAGTTAATCTAAACAGCCTTGTGGCTAGCCATTACGATAGATACCGCAACATGGTACAAGCAGTTAAATCTTTAATAGAAGAAGGCGCAAAGGATGAGGTACAGGCTTTAGAAGATACTAAACCAGCGTACACAACTGCTTGGAACATCTATAACATTTTAAAGCGTGTACAGGCTAAGATGATAGAGAAAGGTGGAGAAAAAGCAAAATCAAAAGAGTGTACAGGTGTGTTCAATATGTCACGTCACTATGATGATTATGGCCAGGAAATATTTGAACGTGCTGTAAGAATCCACGTTGGCGCCCTTAGCAGTAGTCCTATTGCTAGTCCTAATATTTGGGGCATTTGTGAGTTTATTAAGAATCAAGAAGGACTTGATTTAGACATCTATCAAATAGACTATGAAATAGGGCAAGCCATTAACCATAAGTACCTTCCTAGTAGGAATGGTTTGCACCTTGATGCCAAACGTGCCAAAAAGGAGGGAGTTGGAGAAGAACTAAACATTCCAGAGCCCTCTATTATTGCAGGCGCATTGCATAAGTTGATAAAAACTACTGCACCGCATGTTAAATGGAAGCCGATTACATTTAACAACAAGGTAATTGCCGACAAGTACCTTAAAGACTTTCGCGTAATGCCCTTACAAAAGGCGGCCTAATATGCCTACGTTAAATGAGCAAATACAAAACAGAGTCTTTACTACTCAGTATGATGATGACACGTATTATACTCAAGACCTTTATGATTACTTAATAGATAATATTAACGATCCCGATATACTTTTCAAGCATAAAATTTTAGGATTTTATAAACAAAAGTATAAGTGGACTAAAGAAGAAGCATTAGAATTTATTGAGAATAATCTAGAAAAAAGTAGAGGTCATTACGTAATTGACGAATGGTTTTCATATGATTGGGGCAGTGGATTGAATTCCATTACCAAGGACAAAATGTACAGTCCCCAATTGGATCATATTATACCCAAAGCAGAAGGAGGCACAGACCATCCTAGTAATATGCGTATAAGGGCTGCCAGGCTAAATCAAAATAAAGGAGACACTAATACAGATATAGAATTTGTTGCTAGTATTCTGGATATGATATCTGATTTAGAGAACCCCGAAAAATATGCTGAGCATATTATTCAAGCAATTAATGAAAAACTAGGCTAGGAAGAAGGGGCGAATCGCCCCTTTTTCTTTCTTTTTAAAAAAACCCTTATTTTTCAAGCATTTACGTTATCTAAAAAGCCCTTATTTTTCAAGCACTTAGGTGTTCAAAATATTAGACTTTTGCACCAAAATACGATATAATATATGTATAGGCTAAAGAAATAAGGTAACCCAAGTACATGAAAAACACCCGTGAAATGAATGACCGAATCTATGAATATTGCGATTTGGTCCAGAGACTGCAAGATGAGTATTTTGAGCGCATGAAATTTACTCATTCTCCGTCAGACTACATCACTGTCAATTTTGGTAATCGCTATGCGAAGGTTATCAAAGTCAGTCGCGATTACGACGACAACGGCAATGAAGTGTTGCGTGACCGAAGCCAGTCTGTCCACAGTTTTGTTGATATGAACAACGGCGACATTCTTAAGGGCTCGTGGAAAGCGCCTGTCAAGAACGGAGTTCGTGGCAACATCTTCAGCGATGACTGTGGTGAGAGTGTCATCACCGAGCATGGTTGCGTATACCTCAGACGATAACTCAAGGAGACCCAAGTACAATGAGCAAAAATCAAACAAGCGAAGTTCGCACTAATACCCTGAAGGAGGCCAAGAAGGCGATTCGTCGCGCGATGCTTCGTAAGCGACCCGTATTCCTTTGGGGACCTCCCGGAGTTGGCAAGTCTGATCTCGTGAGTCAGTTGGCCGATGACGTCAATGGTCTCATGTTGGACCTGCGTATGGCTCTTATGGAGCCTACTGATCTCCGTGGTATTCCTTACTACAACCAGACAGAAAACAATATGTCATGGGCTCAGCCAGTTGATCTTCCTTCAGAAGAATTGGCTAGCCAGTATGATGTCGTCGTCCTGTTTTTGGACGAGATGAACTCTGCTCCCATGGCTACTCAGGCGGCCGCTTACCAGTTGGTGCTTAACCGCAGAATTGGTACTTACAACCTGCCCGATAATGTCGTTATTGTGGCGGCTGGTAACCGCGAGACTGACCGTGGTGTCACTTATCGTATGCCAGCACCGTTGGCTAATCGCTTCGTTCATGTTGAAGTGGCGGCTGATTTTGAGACCTGGCAGGATTGGGCGATCGAAAATCAAATACATCGTGACGTTCTTGGTTACCTTACATTCGCCAAAAACGACCTTTATAACTTTGATCCGGGCTCAAATGAGCGGTCCTTTGCTACTCCCAGATCCTGGGTGTTCGTGAGTGAATTGCTTCAGGATGAAGATGGCGATCCTGAAATGACTGAAAGCGAAGTTTCGGATCTCGTTGCCGGTACTGTAGGCGAAGGTATGGCGATCAAGTTCAACGCCCATCGTAAACATTCTGGCAAATTGCCTAACCCAACCGACATTTTGGAAGGGAAGGTGAAAAGCCTTACGGTAAAGGAAGTGTCAGCGATGTACTCACTGACGATTGCCATGTGCTACGAGTTGCGTGATGCTTTTAAGAAGTCAAAGAAAGCCAATCCGGGCAAAGAGTGGCATGAAATGTGCGATAACTTCTTCCGCTTTATGATGGATAACTTCCTTACAGAAGTTACGGTAATGGGTGCTAAGATGGCGCTCACTAACTATAACCTCCCGCTAGTGCCGGGCAAACTCAAGTCGTTCGACGAGTTTCATAAACGCTTCGGCAAGTATGTGATCTCAGCGATGGAGGGCTGACAGAGTACTTGGGAACCCCCTGGAGCCAGCGCAATGCTGGAATAACTCCAGGGGGACTCATTTAAATCAAGCACTTAGAGCACCATTTTTCGTGACAAATCGCCCGAAAAATGCTAAAATATTAGTATAGAAAGTAAAAACTCGAGTACAAAAATGTCCGATAATTCTACTACCGCTGACAAAAAACTGAAGAATAATCCCAACCTTAAGGTCGGGTTTGAAACAGATCCGGATCTAGACAAAGAGATTCGCGAAGCCCTTACTACAGCAAGAATTGGCTTGTTGCTCAAAGAACCGTTTTTTGGTAATTTGGCTACTCGCTTAACCCTTGTAAACGCTGACGCATGGTGTCCTACTGCCGCCACAGATGGCCGCAGGTTCTACTACAATACTGAATTCTGCAAAATGCTGTCATCTAAAAATATGGAATTTCTGTTTGGACACGAAGTTCTTCATGTTGTATACGATCACATTGGTCGTAGAAACGACCGAGATCCGCAGTTGTCAAACATCGCCGCAGATTATTGCGTTAATGGTGATTTGATCAGATACAGAATCGGTGAGCCGATTGACGTAGTTCCTATCGTATACGACCGAAAATACGATGATTGGTCATATGAAGAAGTATATGACGATCTGTATGAGAACGCTGAAAAGATCGATATTGACGATCTATTAAATCGTGTACTGGATGACCATCTTGATCAGGATGGAGATAGCGAAGACGGATCTGGTGATTCCGAAGATGGTAATGAAAGCGGCAAGCGTCCGGTACTTTCGGAAAAGGAAAGAAAAGAAATCCGTGATGAGATGAAAGAAGCAATCATGTCAGCGGCTCAGACTGCTGGTGCTGGTAATGTGCCGGCAGGCGTCAAACGTATGCTCAGGGAACTCACAGAGCCTAAGATGAATTGGCGAGATCTGTTGGACGTCCAAATTAAGAGCACTATTAAAAGCGACTTTTCCTGGATGAAACCCAATCGAAAGGCCTGGCATACTGGCGTGATGTTGCCTGGTATGATGCCTGATGATACGATCGATATTGTAATAGGTATCGACGTAAGCGGCAGTATCAGTGAAGATATGGTTCGAGACTTCTTGTCAGAAATCAAAGGCATTATGGATGCCTACACTACATTCAATATCAAGGTGTTTTGCTTTGATACTGACATATACAGCGTCAAAGATTTCACTGCTGACAATCTCTTCGAAATAAACGAGTATGAAATTGTTGGCGGTGGCGGTACAAGTTTTGAAGCAGTATATGAATACCTAAAGGAAAACGCAATCGAACCTAAGAAACTTGTTATGTTCACGGATGGTTATCCGTGGGGTTCTTGGGGCGATGAACAGTATTGTGACGTATGCTGGATTATTCATACTCACAATTTAGAGGGAGCACCGACACCACCGTTTGGTGCTCATGCATACTATGAAACATCTTACAGTTAAGGAGATAGGAATGAAGATAATAAAGGTGGTCGCTCTAATGGCTTTGGTAATTGGTTACCATAGTACAGCAGATGCATTAGAGGGACCGTATAGTTTCAAAGCAGGTCACGGAACCGTCCCGTGGCTTGAGCACTTTGCGGATAGCGGGAATGCCGTTGCAAGAGATTGGAACGGTGATGGAAAAACTGATGTGATGGTTTTTCCAGCGGCCCATGGCGTTTACTGTAATCAAGGCTGTCCGATGGGCTGGACTAAGAGTGTTCCACCTTTTGTGTTTCTCAGTAATCCAGACGGATCTTATAGTCCGACGAGAGCCGGGGGTGTTCCCTCTGCTTCGACAGTAAGCGAATGGACTGGAAATTATTTTGCCCAAGGGCCTATTGCGCTAGGAAATGGTTGGGGTGGAGACCTACGTCCTGCTTTAATCTATAACGGCATTAATGCGGCCCCTGGCCCTAGTTTTCATTGGCACGGTTCAGCAATAGGAGATGTCAATAAAGACGGGCGTTTAGATATTGTTGGCTTCTCTGGTGGTACGGTGGTTTATCTTGGCTTCAATCCTGGCGCAAGAGGAATGAACGTAAACGGGGAGATCAGTGACCTCGGACAAATAAGGATGATGAACCAGGCTTTTGCAGGAACACTTATGGATCTGGACGGTGACGGGTATCCTGAACTTATTTCCGGAGATATGGACTCTCGTTCCTCGGGAGGCTACATGGATGATCACTCAACTATTGCGTTGGATGGTGTGTCAGCAAGGCGTGGCGCTATTAACGTGTATAAGAACAATGGGGGTAAATCATTCTCATTGATGCAAATATATCCAGATACGATTCCCGGCGTAGCAGGACTGAGGGCCGTCTATAACAACGGCCGCGACATCATTGTGCATGACGAATGCGGTGACGTATGTGCCACAAATAGTTGGATTCGTGTTTTTGCTACAGGCCCAGGCGGTGTGAGTTTAAAACAGCAATTTGGTCTAAATGGTGTTGTCCCACACACAAAGGGCCAAGCGCCGATGCTGGTTGACCTAAACGGCGACGGTAGAAACGACCTTTTTATTAACCATTTTTTTAATTATGGAGGCAATGTTGGTTCACAACACGGAGGGATCTGGTTAAACAACGGAAATGGAACATTCCGACAACTTGGCACTCCTATCTTTGCAAACGTGCCGAAGGCAGGATCCAAAGGCGCGTTGTTTCCCACTCATGCTAACAACGACGGCCGCATGGATTGGATTATTGTGTATGAAGACGGTTCCTTCGGAACGTTACTTTCTCCTGCACCTGCGGCTGTGTCGACATCTAGCGACGACGAGACAGAAGAGCAAGATACTGGCGGCGGGTTTCATCGATTCAGGTTTGCTGAAGTGATGCAAGGCGGGCCGAATTTTTGGCAGTTAAGTTTTGTGCAGGATCAACTATTAAATATGCAAAATAGTTTTGTAGATAACAGCAAAATCATGTCCTTTAGTGACATTAATATGGTTCCTGTGTTTGATTTTAATGGCAATACTGCTCTAACGTTTGGTGCTACTAAAGCAGACGAATATGGTGAGATTGACAATGCCGTCGTGGGTTTGCGTTACGGAGAAGTTGATGTCGCAATTGGTATGGATAACAGCCTTTTGGGTTGGTCACCTGGACAGAGCCTGATGCATATTAATAATCCTAACACTCGTTATATTAATATTAGCCGTAAGAAAAGCATTGGTGAATGGAACTTTAGTGCTAATGCCACTTATGCATTTGGTACAGCAAACGGCAGTTATGGTTACGTCAAAGACGTAGAAGACTTTCATGCTATGGGTTTTGGTGCTAACATGTCTTACAAGAAGTTAAAACTTAAAATCGCACAACCACTACGCATTGAGCAAGGTGGATTGCAATTTTCAGACTTTATTGCAGACATGGAGCCAAATGGCCGGCACATTGATTATACTATGTCATACGAGGAAAAAGTTTCTAAGAACAGTAACTTTGAGTTGAGCCTTAAGTATACGGACGATGTTAACCATGTGCAAGGCGATAATAACGCTCGTCTAATGGCGGCGGTTAAGGGTATATGGTAAATCTGGAGATACTAAAAGCCCTGGAGAATCAGGCAACTTCTTCGGGGTTGCCTGTTTTTTCTACGAGTGAATGGCAGGAGTTTAAAGAGCACTACGAAAAGAAAGAAGCAATAGAAGCACTCGCTCATTATATCACAGAAAATAACATTCCATTTCCATTTCAAGATATAACTGAAAACGATGTAATAGAAAAGTTTAAAAAACTTAAAGGAATGGACCATAACAAACTATTATATGGTTACACTACAAGCATCACAGATAAATTTAATGATTACAAATATTCCTGCCAAGACTATTGTAAAGACGTTATAGACATTAATCATTATTATAATGACATTAGCAATTATTTTCAGCAACAGAACAGACTAAAATGTGGTGGCTGGTCACACAATAGTCCATTAGATATATGGAGCAGTAAAGAAGCATTAAAATCCCTTAACTGGACATTTTGGCGTGATGGTGTTGTAAAGTTTGTAGATGAAAGCAAATACAGAGAAGCATTCAGACTCGGTGCTTATGTTGCTACCCAATTTAAACCAACTGTAGCAAAATACATTTATAACAGATTTAATGCTAAAACAGTTTTGGATACTAGTTGTGGGTGGGGAGATAGATTAGCAGGCTTTTGGGCAAGTAATGCGGAAGTTTATGTAGGGTGTGATCCAAATCCTGATGTTTATAAAGCATATATGGAACAATGTAAGTTTTATGACAAGCATATTTTTAACAACGATGGACAGTTGATGCAGTTTAATGCCTGTAATGGATTAGAATGGTTTACCTACACAGGTGCAAAAACAGTAACCATTTTCAATGCGCCTGCTGAAGATATAAAAGACTTCCCCAAACTAAACTATGATTTAGCATTTACTAGTCCGCCATATTATAATACAGAGCGTTACGCAGAGGGCATTAAAGAGGAAACACAAAGTTGGTTTAAGTATAAAGAGTTTGACAGTTGGCTTAAAGACTTTTTATTTGTGACATTAGAAAATGTTAGTAATCTAATTAATCCGCAAACAGGTGTTATAGCAGTAAATATAATAGATGCCAATATTAAAAACAAAAGACATTATGTTTGTGATCCAATGACAGACTTTATGGCTAGTGTTGGGATGCCGTTACAAGAAGTTATTGGTATGCGAATGAAACAGAGACCAAAAAATGAAGAAGGCGGCAATAAAGAGCATATGAAAGATTGTTTTATTGAGCCAATTTGGGTTTACAGTTCTTCCAATGACAATACTTTAACACAATTTGAGAGATTATTCGAATAAACATGAGTACTAAAAAACCTTATCAAACACTTGCATGGATGAGTACTGCGATATTAATACTGGCGGCTACATTAGCGGCCTTTAATATACATCCGCAGTATGTTTGGATGTTTATTGTTGCTAATAGTATGTGGACGCTCACAGGTATATTATGGAAGGAAACCAGCCTTGTAGTTCTTAACGCAGGTCTTACGCTGATATACGTTATTGGAATGTTATGGTAGATAAAATAAAACAGATCTGGAAACTTTTTAGCAATATTGAAAGGATTATTTTCTCTCTTGCAATATGTTTATTGACAGGTTCTGTACTATTTTTGCTATATATTATATATGGGTCTATATAATACAAGAACGGTTAATCCACACAATGTTTTAAACACTAGAAAGTGTGAAAACATTCCACCTTATTTCACACCTGTAACAATTCCTATTAGATCTAAATCATTTGCCACAAAATTAGACCTAGTACAAGACATGGATAGATGGATTTATCTTACACTCAATGGACGCTACTGTATTACAAAAAAGGTTTTATTGGGCTTTGATACTAAAATATCACTTAATAAAACAATAGAAATAACCTCACCAATTAAGAATCAAACTAGTACATTTGATATGCTTTGGTCATTGGAATGGGTAGTGGGGTTTGAAGAACCCAGTGAAGCAAGTTATTTTGTTTTAACATGCCCACTTTTAAATGAAATTAATTAATAGCAGTTTCGCCCAAACCTTCTTTAATCCAGTTTCTGCACCATCTTACATATTCAAACGTTTCTATTATTTGTTTTCGAATTTGTATTGGATCCGTAACGTCGCGGCGATAATATAACTTTTCATAAGTTTTATCTCTGTTTTCATTAATAAACTCTGTTAATTGTTCTTCAGTAACATCTGGAATACTATCTAGATATCCAATTGTACTATAAACAAATTGTTCAAACAATTCTATATTTTTACCTAGCCTTACATCAACATCATTTATTCTATCTGGCGCCATTACTTGAAATATTTCGTTAAATGACTTATATGTATCCATTAATCGTATAAGTTCTTCGTTAGCGTATAAACATTCTAAACCTTCTTGAGCATATGTAAAGAATTTTAGTACTGTTTCTGTCGATGGTTGCTCTGGTTCAGAATTTTCTTGTGCTGATGATATAGTAATAAATACTAGTGAAAGGATTATAGTTAATATGGTTCTTTTCATACAATTAATTATCAGGAGAAAAACTAATGTCGGACAATACTGAAAATGCAACAGAAACCCCAGTAGATGTTCTTGATGGCACGTCACAAGCATCCCCTGATGCAGGACAAGCACCAGAATTTAATCTTAAAGATTTGGCCGCTGTAAAGCAAATCATTGAAGTCGGAGCACGCCGTGGCGCATGGAATGCCGCAGAAATGACTGCTGTGGGTGTAACTTATGATAGACTAGTACTATTTTTAAGACATCATATTCCTACAACAGAACCAGCAGAACAAGAAGTACAAGCAGACGCACCAGACGCGACTGCTGAATAATCAATAATATAAACGGAGAAATATATGAAACACGTTGGCAAGCAAATTTCAACTAACGATAAAATCGTATTACTTTTTAGGGAAGTACCCGGCGAGCCAGATAATTGTTTGGTAGCGCGAACAGCATCATTATCTCAAGATGATCACGATTCTTTAATAACAGTTTTAGAAAGTGATGAAGGTCAACAAGCCAACACACTAGCAGAAGTATTACATACTAGAATGAATGGTGCAGGGAGACCAATTTTAGAAAGTTTGCATACAAGCGGACGAATTATGAAACTTCCAGCATCTGATGTTGCACTTACGCCAGACACAAAAACTAGTATTGCTTTAAATGAAGTTAATGCCGCAATACGCGGACAGGAAGCCACAACTTCAGAAGATACGGACGGCGCCTTAACAGACGAAAATATTGCGTCTGATTTGCGTAGGCAAGCCGCAGGACTACAAGCAGAAGCAGAAAGATTACTTACTAAAGCAGAAGAACTTTCACCTACTAAGAAAGCAAAAAAGACAACTAAAAAGAAAACTTCCAAGAAGAAGGCTACCAAGGCCCGTGTCTCAGCATAACGAAGTTTTCTTAACCGAATCTTTCAAAAAGCGATGGGAAAACATTATTGAAAACATTAATATCACTAATGTTCCCATCGAATATATTGATCACTTAATATTACACGACGAAAAAGGCAAGGAATTTGTGGTTAGTGTGATAGATCTCCTAGCAGAAGGAGTAGATCCGCGTGATTTAGAAGAAGAACTTACACACCGCATAGAAAGTTATGATGGTGTACTTTCAATTGACTATGTTTTAAACATTGAAAAAGTTACTACAGATATACAATCATCAACAAATAAAGTTTTAAAAAACTTATAATATTGCATTGACAAAAATCAATTATAATCATATAATATTAATATGACAAAAATTTCAGACATTAATTTTGAAAAAGATGAAAACTATGTAAAGTATTTGGACTATGGTTTTGTAGGACTCGTTGACACTATGGGTTCAGACGAAGCAATTGTCCAAGCTGCAAGAGTATCATATGGTAATGGTACCAAAGGTACTCGTAACGACAGGGCACTTATCAGATATCTAGTTAAGCACCGACACACATCACCGCTCGAGATGTGTGAGGTTAAATTCCATTTGAAAATGCCCATTTTTGTTATGAGGCAACACGTAAGACACAGAACGGCAAACTTGAATGAATATTCTGGCAGATATAGTATTATGTCAGATGAGTTTTATGTTCCTGATAAAGCAAACCTTAAACCACAAAGTGTCATCAATAAGCAAGGTAGGGACGGTACGTTAATTCCCATTGAAGAAACTATGTGCCATAACACTATTAAGCGAATTGGAAGAGAGAACTATAAAGATTATTTGTCTCTATTAGGGGAGAATCCCAATGACAATTATAATATTGATAGTGATCTTAGGCAAGGATTATCAAGAGAGTTGGCCCGTGCGGTGTTGCCTCTCAACAACTATACAGAATTATATTGGAAAATAGATTTAAACAACTTTTTTCATTATGTAAAACTAAGAGCAGACTACCATGCACAATGGGAGATACAAGAACTAGCAAAAGCAATGTATGGTTTAATTGTAAATAAGTTTCCATTGGCGTGTGAGGCATATGAAGATTATATTGAAAACGCAACTACTGTGAGTCGCATGGAAAAAAGTCTTATTAAACGTATTATGTCAGGTAAACGCTGGTTTGATATTTTAGAAGATTATAGATCTGAAGAACTTCTCGCGAAACACTTTGATATGAGCAAGCGTGAACTTTCTGAATTTAAAGACAAGTGGGAATTATGAAAACTATCTTAGCTCTTAGTCCGCACCCAGATGATGTAGAGTTAGGAGCCGGCGGATTTTTGTTAAGCGAACTTAGCAATAATAGTTTTGTTAAAATTGTTTATTTTTATAAGGAAAAAGAAGAATCGGTTGACATTAATTCTTTTAATTTAAAATATGAATATGAATTTTTTGACGATGTCCAAAGACCCTTCTTTAGTAGTGATAGTATTTCTAGACTAGACGATATATTATACAATAATAATTACGATTATTTGTTAATACCTCATTACGGCGACAGCCATCAAGACCATCAAACTGTAAATCAACTAGCATTAGCAAGTAGTAGAAAATTTTCTGGCATTATATTGCAATATGAAGTTACTGCTTATGTAAACAATAATAAATCATTTAATCCAAATGTGTTTTTTGGAATGAATACTATACAAGATAAGTTAGATTGGTGCTCATCATTTATTGATGTAAGTGATGAATTATTAGAACAAACTCGTGCTCTTGCTATATTACGGGGGACATCTACGAAAAATCCTTATGCGGAGAGTTTTGAACTAGTTAAATGGACGATGTAAAAGTATTTAATCTTGATAGACTTTGGAATGAAATAGGGTCTAATGTTAAGCAAGATATAGATTCAGTTTTGTCTACCGGAGTATGTCAGGGTGGAGATATAACTAAACAAGTCGAAAATAAAATATCTTTTTTAATTAATACAAAAAATACAACATTGTTCCATAGTTGTACAGACGCCCTTGTACAAGGTTTACGCAATCTAAATTTACCTAGCAATAGCGAAGTAATTGTTCCTGCTTATACGTTTATTGCAACAGCATCTAGCATTTTACTTGCGGGACTAAAACCCGTGTTTGTAGATGTTGGGGATGATTATCATCTAGATTTAACTAAAGCAAAAGAAAAAATCACTAACAACACAAAGGTATTATTATATGTTACATTATGGGGAAGCCCCGCAAATAAACTAGTTGAAACGTTTTGTAATGATAATAACTTATTACTAGTCGAAGACGCGGCGCAAAGTCTAGGAGCACCATTAAGTAATTCTGCGTTTAGTGTGCTAAGTTTTAGTCCTACCAAGCCCTGTACTACATTAGGAAGCGGCGGCGCATTAGTTACTAATAGCGATAACTTTGCTAAGTTAGCAACTCTAGGAAGATTACACGGAAAAATAAACAATTCTACTCCTAGTGAAGTTTTAGGAATGAATAGCATGATTAGTACCACAGAATCTGTGGTATTAAATAACACGTTAGATTTATTAACAGAACATAAAAATAAAAGACGATATATTGCTAAACTATATACCACAGAAATAGGCAACAAGTATGAACTTCCTGTATATAAAGAAGATTGTACCTATAGTAAATTTGTAATTAAGTGCGAAAGCAGAGATAAATTAATAAAACATCTTAAATCTAATGGTATATTAACACAAATACATTATAGTATTTTACCTATACAAGAAAAACTGTTCAATATTAATATAAAAGAATATAATAATAGTTTAAGTTTACAACAAACTAGTCTAACAATACCCAATTGTCCTTATATGACAAATAATGAAATAGAAAGAGTTATACAATGTCTAAAAGAATTTTAATATTAGGTGGCCACGGTTTTATTGGATCGCATACTAGCGACATACTACGTAAACAAGGTCACGAAATAGCGGTAGTAGACTGTTACCACCAGTATTATATTTTTCCAGACGATGAATACTTTTGTATATTGCAACAACGACAAGAACTTGCTTGTGCTGATCATATGTTTCAAGGAAAAATAGAAGATACAGAGTTTATGTCCGGTGTTTTTTCTACTTTTAAACCAAATATAGTAATACATCTAGCAACATATCCAAACGCTTACATGGTAAAACGCAATGTTGTTGATGCTACCAACAATATGATTACAGCAACAGCAACAACACTAGATTTATGTACAGAATATAACGTAGAAAAGATTGTGTTTTCTAGCAGTAGTATGGTTTATGGTAATTTTGAAAGTGAAGCGCCAGATGAAACAAGCAAGACAGATCCTAAAACATTGTACGGGAGTTATAAACTACAAGGCGAACGTATGTGCGAAATATGGCATAGAGAAAAAAGATTAAACTATGCTATACTTCGACCTAGTGCTTTGTATGGCACAAGAGATATGATAGTTAGAGTAATTAGTAAAATGGCAGAATCTGCGTTAACTACAGGAAAAATACATGTCCACGGCGCAGAAAATAAATTAGATTTTAGTTGGGTAGAAGATGTCGCTAGTGCATTTGCTGTCTGTGCTATAAATGAAAACACCACTAACGAAATTTTTAATTGCACCCGTGGTAATGGAAAAACTATTTTAGAAGCAGCCATGCGGGTACAAGAAAGATTAGGTGGAGATATGGAAATATTGCCACATGACAGTTTTTATCCTAATAGAGACACATTAAACAGCAACAAACTAAAAGAATATACAGACTGGAATCCTACAATGGATATTGAGATAGGAATTCCTACTTATTTAAATTGGTTTTTAGAACAACCATTTGTTAAAACTCTTCCTCGGTATCAAGAGGTAATGGGTTGCTAATATTAGAATAACGTTCTTCGAAAAAGGCTTTTAACCATGGCCAATCATAACTGTTTAACAATGCGTTATAATCACCATTTTCTTGTTCGTAATACTCTAATGCATCATTTGCTCCTGCCAAGCACCATTCCGCGTTCTGCCCTTCTGCAATAGTACACCATACTTTAAGTCTATATGCAATTTCTGGTCTAGGATCACCTAAATCTACTTCACGTTTAAGTTTTAATACTTCTCTAAATGCACTTCTCCAAGTTACCCATGGATCTTCATTGAATCTACTAATACTAGCAACAATAGGAATAGTGTCGTGATTGCTACTTAAAGTAAAGTCTAATCCGGGCTTAGTATCTAAAGTTAACTGTCTATTATACATGTTAATATTCATAGCACCATATTCTAATCCGTTAAGAGGATTACGACTGTGTAACATATAATGTTTTGTTTCTTCTAAATAATTAGGAACTAGGTCAAATTTAAAATCTGGCATCACTTCTGTTTTTGCAAATACAGCATAAAACCATTCTGTTCTGCTAAGATTCGCGGCCGCTTGATATGCCTGTGTTCTACCATTCACGCCGCTACTTCTTAATAGTGTATTTGTACAGTTGTTATTCTTATATACTTCTACTAAGTGATCCCAATTTTTATTGGCGTTTTTTTCTCCATTGGAAATAAACACAATATCTAGTGGTTTATCTTCGCATTTGAACCCCGAATGGCGCAATATATGCGGGTAGTCATATAATTGTGTTCGAAATTCCCTTTTACAGTCACGGGGTACTAAGGACACGCTACCACTCCTGTTAAAAACGTGAAGTTCTGGCGTTTTCCAGAAAGGAGGATCATAATCTATAGTCTTTTGATTGTTGTGTAAAATCCATCCATATAATGTATCTAGTTCATGTATATTATTAACTATAGGCCAACTACAACGCGAAACATTAATATCTTTAACATAGTTAACTGTATCAAACCAACCCAATACTTTTAAATTACTAGATTGTTCTTTAAACTTTTTAACAGGTACATAAAAAGTGTCGCCTTCAAGTTGCTTATTACTAGGAAATACATGAAGCATGTCTTGTTGCCATGGCTCAGGTTCCCAGCCGAAGTCAAATGATGAATAATCACATATACTCCCGCATACCCATATATAATCTTCGTCTGTTCTTTCTACAATACGTGTTAATGTTTCTAACCAATTACCAAAGAATCTTGCTTTATTATATTCTAGTAATGGCGCAAAATCTACGTTGTTACCAAAATCAACATACCATATTTCTCTATTGTCGTCGTACAATTGTACCTGTTGATCTTCTACAAAATTTAAATTATAAACATCTTCAATATTTTCTGCCCAGTCAAAGGTGCGAATAAAATCATCAGCATTTACTAAAAACGTGTTACTCCACTTGTTCCACTTACTGCCAAATACATGTAGCATTCCATTTTGCCATGGTTCGCAATGCCAATCAAAGTTAAAACTGTCATAATTGTTCTCGCTCGAAATCGCCCAGAATCGCCCTGTATTGGATTTTTTAGCACACCGTAGTAGTGTATCACGTATATTCCCAAAGAACCGTGTCTTGACCATCTGTGGGTGTCTTAGAAGCAGTGATTTAAAGCGTTCTGCGCTATTTTCTCCTCCCTTGTCGATATAGAAGATATCCAGGGTGCTATTCGCTACTACCTTCTGATCTCCCACAAAATTTAAGTGGGTATTGCCTTTTAAGTAGGCAGGAGCATTTACGTAGAATGTTTGGCTATGCTTTTGCCATTGAGACCCAAACACGTGAACATAATCCATTTGGCTTGCGTCTGGGTGCCAACTAAAGTCAAACTCTTCATAATCCATTTCTGAATTCAACGCCCAAAAGCGTTCAGTAGGATGATCGTTTATTAAATCCTCTAGTGTTGTTTCAATATTATAACGAGGCAATGTGTCGCTTTTACTTGTTACACGTTGGTCTGTTACATAGTTTATTTTTGGATTAGAATTATTGCCATTGTAGTAAAACGTCTTACTAGTCTTTTGCCATTGTGATCCAAACACATGTTTAAAGTCTTTTTGTGACTCTTCTGGATGCCAGCTAAAATCAAATGTGCTATAGTCTGTTTCACTATCTGTATGCCAATGTTCTGTAGTGGGCAATGCTTTTGCTCTTGGTTCATCAATATAATTTATTTTAGTCGCACCTTCTACTTCATATATAGGTCCACCATCTTCCTGCCATTGTGTACCAAAAACATATATGTATGGGGGATCATCTGGATCAGGCATCCAACTAAAATCAAAACTATCTTCGTCTATATTACTAGGAATAATCCAATCTTCTTTTTTAGGTAGTGGTCTAATAACCTGGTCGCTTACGTATTTCTTTGGTGCACCTTCTTTTGTAGTATAACAAACATTGCTATTACGTTGCCATAATGAAGGAAATACATATGTGTAGTCGCCGTGCGAGGGATCAGGATGCCAACTAAAGTCAAACTCACTTGTGTCTATATTGTCTGGCAATTCCCAATTATCTAGACAGTTGGTACGTTTTGTTACTTGGTCGCTAATATACTTTTTAGGCGAATCGAGGGCAGTTACATAATATGTGCCGCCATCACGTTGCCATTGCGAAGGGAAAACATACGTGTAGTTACCATATGATGGGTCAGGATGCCAGCTAAAATCGAAATTAGTATAGTCAGTATATTTGTTGAGACTCCAATTATCTTTATTTGGTATTCTTTTTGTTACCTGATCACTAACATACTTACGCGGTGCATTAGGACTTGTAACATAGTATGTACCGCCATCTCTTTGCCATTGTGAAGGAAACACATAAGTAAAATCTCCGTGTGATGGATCAGGATGCCAACTAAAGTCAAAGTTACTGTAGTCTGTATCTTCATGTAGTTTCCAACCGTGTTTAATATCGCTAGTATGTTTAATATTATCTGCAGACACAACACTAGTATCGGAACTAACAGGAACATCTCTTATTGTTGTTTGGTCATTAGCGTACTTACGCGGTGCGCCGGGTTCTGTAATATAGTGTGTTCCACTATCACGTTGCCATTGCGAAGCGAAAACATACGTGTAAGGTTTTTCAGCAGGATCGGGGTGCCAACTAAAGTCGAACTCAGTTGTGTCTACATTCGGTAGTTTCCAGTTATCCAAACAGTTTGTGCGTTTTGTTACCTGATCACTAACATACTTCTTAGGCGCGCCAGGCTCTGTAACATAGTACGTGCCACCATCTCTTTGCCACTGCGAAGGAAAGACGTATGTAAAATCGTCATCCAAATTGTCAGGATGCCAACTGAAGTCGAAGTTACTGTAATCAGTATCGTCATTGAGAATCCAATTTCTTTTCGTAGATTCTCGTGGAACAACATTACTATTATGTAATTTTATTTGTTCTTCGGGATGTTGCTTATTGACTAATCTTATTCCGCCGTCACGTTGCCATTTGCTTGGGAAGATATGTACAAACTCGGATTCCCATGGTACAGGAACCCAATTGAAATCAAACCCAGTACAATCAACACCATGATCAACGTACCAAAAATATCTCGTTTTGCATTTGGCGGCCGCCTCGTGAATGTCATCGATGTCATCCCTGCTTATTATGTCATACATGTGGGAAATCTTACTGTATATAATATTTAATTTTGTTAATAGAATTTACTACAATTCTTGAATCAATAAATCTGAATTATGATAATTATGATAATCATCTACAATATAGTTTATTTTACCAAGCGGAATGCCACACATTCTAGGATCATATTCTAAGTTATATTGTTGCAACCATTTGTAAAATATTTTGTTTTTGCAAAAATCTACTGGCGTTTTGTTAGGATAAAGTACAAACATACCAGTATAATTATTTAAATATTGTATATCCCATTCAGTAGGATTATCATGATTTATAAATCCTGTTATGTAATCTTTGCCTAGTAAATCTACTTTTAGCCACACATTCCAATTATTACTATCATCTGCCGCACTTAAACATTCTTCGGGTGTAATAGGACAATGAACACTTTCTGACAGATACATGTTTTCATTATATAAATGATACTGTATACTGAAATAATCTAAAATAGGAATACTTTGCAAATGGGGAGTTCTTGTATAACTATCTAAGTCATGAACTGCTTGGTTGATTTCTTGTATTCTGTTAATCCAATTGGATGTATCCTCTTCTTTTTTAATCATTCCATTTTTTAATAAATCTCTTCCATGAGGTTCGCGAATACCATTAGTAAAATGCCTATGGAATGTGTTTAAATATTGCTGTGCTTCTAATCCATTTTCTAAGAAAATATCATAACTTGGAAAATTATCTGAATCATATGGGAATATATGTGTATTTGTAATAGAGTTTAGGTATAACCCCGCGTCTCTAATAGAATCAATTGATTTTTTAACTATGTCTATAGACGGTGCTGGCTTCCACGAATTTGTTGGATATAGATAATTTAGCGTATATGCTTGGAAATTAGAGTTTATATATTTCCAATGTTCGAACCATTTGTTAACAAATGGATGATTCCGAAACTCAATAACTGCCAAAGAACGCCCTTGGCTAACTAGTTCAATCCTGTTCATCAAATGTTTTCCTAATCGAAAAACTATTTGATCGAATTTAATTATTAATTAATTGAAAATATTATTTGATTGAACTTGTTTATATTAATTTTATAGAAATTTTTATAGTATTAATTATATTTATATTATGTCATACATTTGCTAATTCAGGATAAAAAACTGTTTGTTGAAGATTAAACGCTCGCCATATTTTTAAACAATATTCTTCTATGTCGCTTCTATTAAGCACATCTAAAATACCATCATAATTTAAGATTGCTTTTTTATAATATTCTAGATCGCGTTTTGTGTATATACTGTTTAAATTTTTCTGTGCTATGGTATCATATAATATGAACTGGTATGGGCGAGTTGCTATAAGCGGTACCATGGTATCTGTAAAATCTTTAAGGTATTGGCATGCTGAACCAACAACTTGATATGGTATTTCTTGCGGAGATAAATCTGTTAATGGTCGATTTTTTGTGCCCACGCTATACCCATCTTTATCAGCATTAAACATACTATAAGAGTTAGATATAATTTGGTCTCTAGGATTACGCACTAAAACTATTAGATGTTTTCCTTTTTCATCATATAATTTTTTAGCGTAATCTGCTTCATGTCTAAATTCGCACTCATGCCCTTGGTTTTTAAAATAACTTTGCAAATAATGATTACCACTCCTTTTTGCGCCATATATTACTATTGTATTTTTATCCATTATATTAAAACCTCACATGCCTACCCATGGTAACTGCACCGGCGGCAGTATATACAGGAATGCCATATTTTTTAGTAAATCTTATAGCATCGGCAACATCATTTACCATTGGCTCACCTCTAATATTTAAACTGGTATTTAATAACATTGGACAACCTGTATAGTATTCCCACATTTTAAGTAAATTTCTTACATTTGGATTATCATTTGGGCCTACTGTTTGCACTCTACTTGTTCCGTCTGCATGTACAATAGCCGGGAACTCTTTTGGCTTCTTACATTTGGCTACAAACTGCATATAAGGAGATGCTAATTTCCTTTTATTGCGATGTAGTATTACGCCATGTTTGTTTGCATAATCTGCTCTAGTTGCTGTTTCAAACAATAAAGTATCTGGCATATCAAAATACTCATGTGCTCTTTCTTCTAATATCATTGGCGCAAATGGACGAAACTTTTGTCTGCGTTTTATTTCATTTACTTTATCTTTAATATCATCACCGCGTGGATCTGCTAATAAACTTCTATTGCCTAATGCTCTTGGACCAAACTCTGCTTTACCGTTAGCAACACCCACGATGTTTCCTTCTAACAACTCTTTTATAATCTCTGCTTCTGGATATTGGCCACTAATATCATAGCCGAGATATGGATGCTCCCAATTTAATTTTTTACCATATGTTAATGCGGCGGCACCTAAACTGCTACCAGCATCTCCTGGATTAGGCATAATCCAAATATTATTCCAGTTATTTGCTACTTTTGTATTTGCAACGCAATTTAATGCAACGCCGCCCATATAAACTAAATTTGTAGATTTGCAATGTTTTTTAGCGTGAGTCATAATATGGCCTACCATAAACTCTAAAACTTGTTGCGAAGATGCCGCAATGTCATAATTATCTTGATCTTCCATTTCTGCCAAGTAATTGGCCGCGAGCCGTGCGCCGTACCGAAGTTCATTACTTCGCCAATTTGTACCAGCGTGTAAGTTCTCTTTTAGTTTAAAAACTATTTTATTTAAGTTATTTGTTTCCCAAAAGGTATCAATTAAGTCTCGCGAATATATTGGAAATCCATATGCGGCCATTCCCATTAAAATGTATTCTTCATCTAGTGGGCGTAGGCCTACGCGATCAGTCATAGCACTATAAAACAAACCAATACTATTTGGATATTTTGCACCCCAAACTTTTTCGTATTTTGCATAACCATTGTGATTGTATTGTGCATTCCATATTGTAATAGTATCCCATTCTCCTATCGCGTCAATAACTACTATAGTTGCATCATTAAATGGACTTGTTTGAAAGCCCGCGGCGGCATGGGATAAATGGTGATTATGATAATTAAAATGTTTGGTAAAATTCCAACTTAATTCAGTTTGCTTAACAAGCATTTTTTTAATGGAAAGATTTTTTAAACTTAATGCATCTTTCCATTGTCCGGAATATGCTTGGCGAGTTTTTTTAATCCATGGATTTTCGTAATACGAAACAACTTCGGGAAATCCATGTTTAAGTGCGTCAATTATTAATTCATAATTTAAGTTATTGTCGTGTTTTTGCTTACTATATCTTTCCGCGTGTCCAGCAAAAAGTATATTTCCAGAATCGTCTATTAAACTGGCGGCAGCGTCATGAAACCCGCAACTTATTCCTAATATTTTCATAGATAATCTCTGCTATTTCAGCATGTGCCAATTTTCCTGGATGGCCTTTAGGACCGTGATCCATACCATACACCCAATTAACTATTGCTTGGTTTGGCCACCCTATAAAATACTTATCGTCAACTAGGTCTTTAAACTCAGAATTACATTGTGGTATTACTTTTTCATTATCAAAAGCATTAAGCATCAAATAAGGTATACGTCTAGACTCGAAAAAATCCTGTAATTCTCTTATTTGTACAAAAAAATTATCTAATAGATAATTTTTTTCATTCTCTCCTAACACAATATTCTTTGGTATAGTTTCGTTTGGCCCCAATCGAATATACGAAGTCCATTGTATTACAGCACATTCTATTTCAGTTACTGAATTCAATGATTTCCTTTTACCAGTATTAAAAACAGATAGTCTGGCCAAATCGTTAAAAAAGTTTTTGGTAGTTTCTACTATACGATTATTTGCGGCACCGGAACGTGCAAAATTAACTACTTGAAGTCTAGTTATTTCACCCAACTTGGCTGGCCAACATTCAGAAAACGGATGTTCTAACTCATCCCCAAACGTAAAACTATCACCGTTTGTGAATATTATTTTTTCTTGACTAATATCCATAGGTAAAAGCACCCGCCGTCGTCGCTTTGTTCTATTTTTCTTACTAGTGGGCTACATTCGATCCACTGTGGGAATTCTTGGCAAATACTTCCTTTGCCTGTAATTATTTTTATTTTTTTAATTCTTTCTTCATGGCATTCTTTAATAGTAGCAATAATGTCATCATATGCTTCTTGTATGGAATAGCCGTGGTAGTCGATTACTATCATATATTAATTAATGAACCCTTTAATGTTATATATCCATTTTTATAATGTTGGTGATTTTTAAGTTTGTTTAACATGTTTATGCAATCACTGTACAATGAATTGTTTGGCAAAAAAACTGCTTGCTCTAAAAATAAGTTGGTATTGTAATTGTTAACCCACCAAGAACCCCAATCTTCTATACTACTAATAGTGGCACCAACATTGTACTTTTGACATAGGTTTGCAAAATTTATAACATCCCTATAATTATTTTTTTGTAATACGAATGATAAATGAAAATAACGATTGTTCTCTTTCAAAAAGTCTAGACTATCAATAACAGTACTCCAGTTACCTGGGTAACGCACTTTTCTATATACTTCTTCACTTCCTGCATCAATACTAACTGCAAAAGATGTTACTTGATCCATAACTTTTGAATTTAAAAGCTTTTTATAATTTATGCGTGTGGCGTTTGACCGAATTGTAAATTTATGATTTTTTCTAGGAATATAATTATAGATTATATCACCATAAATTCCACTAGCAAATGGTTCTCCGTCGCCTCCCAATTCTATTAAAGACGCGTGTTCAAAGTTTGACACCAAATCTAAAAAATGCATTGCATAACTTTTTCTTAACTCAAATTCAGGACCCTTATTAATAAACCTAAATTCTGGCCGGCAACTTGGACATTGTAAATTGCAACTATCATCAATAGCAAATATAAATGAATACCTTTGAGGGAAATCACCGAATCGTATAGGCCCGGTGCATTTTGCTGTATTACAAAACTTAAAACTGCTTCCTGCTGAAGTATGTTCTTGTAGTTTTTTAGCAATTGAATTGTTCCATATTTCTTCTATAGTGTTAAAATCTTTTATATTACCAATTAGATAAGGTAAATGACCATGGCATGAACAGATGAATACGTGGCCAAGTTTGTTAACAAGAATTGAACTGCTTGGCATTATACAATAAACATCTTCTTTAAAAGGATGTAATTGGTTATCTCCCAATTTATACTTGTGTCTAATAGAACTTATTGAAGGTGTGCTTCTTATATAACGTAAGTAATCAACTTTCATTTAAATATTTATTAATAAATATTTAAATATTTATTTGTATATAAATGGATCTCTCTTTTTAAGTTCTTTTAAACGCTTTCTATATCGTATCTCACGCTTAATTGCGTTAATAGGACGCATAGCTTGATACTTTGCTTTTTTATAGTATTTTTTTAATGTGTTCATAAATTATCTCTGCCGCGTCTTCGTGTGCTTTCTCTAAAGGATGCGAAGTTGCAAATTCATAATTATTTATAAGTGCCCAGTCATTGAATCCCAAATACTTACTTGTTGGCCATGCTCCGGGAAAATGAAACCATACATCTTTATCAATTAATGTTCTTAAATTAATAGTATATTGATTAGTATGATCTTCAAATAATTGCGAAGGCGTATGATGTCCTACGTATGTGAATAAGTATTTAATATTTTTACTATTCAAAAATTCTTGAAGTAATAATATTTCTTTTAAACTGGTATATACATCGTCTTCATCGCTTACAGTATAATACCATGCTTTTGCTAAGTCTACAATGCCTGCTTCTTTATATATATTATATTTTCTTTCTAAAGTGGCTTTAGTACTTTCGTAATTGGGAGCATCAGAACTAACCTTTTTAAACCATTCAGATTTTACTTCATTGGTTGCGGCATAAGGATCTAACGATAACCACTCTGAATCTACTTTATACATTTGGTCATTCAATGTTCCATTTATTAATTTGAACTCGCGCCTTGCAATAAATGTATACATGACTTGTACAAAAACATCTTCAGGATCATACTTCTTTAAGAATTCAATAGTATAATATAACACTCGCCGTGCCATAAATGCATTGCCTCTTCCACTAGCTGCCGTGTTTATGTGCTTGGCTCCTAGTTTATTAGATACTAAATTACTCCAAGCATATTTACTAGGTCCAATACTATCATTTGGTAATTCAGCACCATAAGTAAAACTATCTCCGGATGAGATGCATATTTTCATATTCTTATTTAACGTATTTGATCTATTTGTAATTGTTTAAAGTTACTATCGTGCCAAAAATAATCGAATGTAGCACTTGCGTCAGATGTTTGTAACTTATAAACATCTAAATAGTCATTCATAATATACCAAGTTAGATAAGGTATGTCAGTATTAAAAGACTTTTGTAAGTTAACTTGTCCTACCTGTGGATGCCCCAATGTTAATGTTGGATCATCAGGATCTAATCCGTTTTGCCTTAACCAATTTATAAATTCATTAATTCGTTCATTATGATGTGGGAAATCTGACTTCCTTGACCAACTAATATCAAAATCACCTGCGGCTTTTGTTTGTGATCGGCATGCAATAGTAATTTCACCCAATGTCATTGTATTGCCACCACTGATATCTAATGCACCACCTTCATCTATAAAAACTTCCCAATGCGTTTTACCAACTGCTTTATTAACACCTACATAAACACCGCCAAACACTTTGTCTAAGCTACCAATTCCAAACCCTTCGAAGTCTGATTCATCTACTAAATCAAAGCGTGGTGCATTTAACCAACACATTAATTGTGACTTCTGCATCCACTCAGGCGCCTGTACTAACTTACGATTAGTTAATGCCCATGTTTCAAACTCGTGACATAACAAATTAAGTTGCCTTATATGATACTTTTCTTCAGGTGTGGCGTTTTTAAAATGCCGAGACATTGACGTTGACGTATCACCTGTATCAATGCCTTGTAATTCTTCAAACCATCTATGTAACCAATTAAACTTTTCATGTTTAATGGATAGTCCTGGATGGCCAAACCCTACTTCACCATAATTAATACAATTTTCTAATGTATATGGCGCTGTTTCTATATTATAGTTTAATGAACTACTGTTAATAAAGTCTATCGTATCGTTGATTTCATCAAGAATCAATTGCCCTGATCGTTTTCCGTTTACAAAACCCAAAAAGCAATAGTTTTTTTCAAGTATTAAATTGTCGTTAAGTATTCCGTTTAACGCTGTAAGCCATTTGCGACTTAACCCTGTATCATATACGTCAATATAGACATCCATAGTACTATGATATCTTGTTCTTAACGTCATTACAATTTCATCTAATTTTTTCATTGATTAGTTTCTCCTTTACTTCTTCAAATGTTTTACCATATAGGCATACTCTAAGCGTAAGTCTTTCATTTGGTGTTGCTTCTACACGATGTTCTATACCACTATTAATTAACGCTACCTTGTAGGTATCTACTTTATAATAATTGTCACCTTCTCTAAACTCTGTTGCTCCACGTTTACTAGTTTCGCTATCTAAGTTAATAGCTATAACAATAGGTGTAAAAGTAGTGTTATTAGACTTTAACAATCTATCCGGAACTGTTATAACATTATCCACATGCCAGTCGATGCAAGTATTTTTTGCTGACCATACGTAATTTACATCATAATCTAAAATAAAGTCTTGCAAATTTAAATGTTCAATTAATTGTTTTCCTATTTCTTGCATGTATTTTTTATTATCAGTAAACTCTTTAATATTGTGTTGGTCCTCAAGAACATTAAAACGAGAGTACAACGGATTATCTGCTTGCCCTACTAATATAACTCCTTCTGTTCCTTTTTTGTCAGTAACTAGTGGGCGAATTTTTTCCATATCTATAGAATCATAATAATCTTTGTTTTTTACTATTAGATCTAAGACTTTTTTCAGTGCTTTAGATTTATCTTTTTCCTCAACTGAATAATATGTTTCTCTATATTTTCTAAGTATAGAAAAAACTTCTCTTAACTTAGCAATATCAAACATGTCATATTTGTCGTTAAAATCAATGTGTTGTGAACCAACCCATGGTTCAGATTTGTCTAATATCTTATCCATTTTATATTCCTCCTATTGTTGTAGTATCAAACTTTAGAAATTCTTGTTCATCAATACTGGTGCGTATCCAAGCTGCCTTAGCAAATCCTCCATTTAACCTAATAGACTCGACATTGAGTCTATACATATTAAAGTCTAAAAAGTCAAAAAATCCTCTTGCTTTCTTATGCTTTTCTAAAAACTTTGATTTGTGTTCATTCTTGTCTACTAATTCTACTCTGCCTATAAAAGTGGCTCTGGGACTATTCATTCTCATACGTCCATGTAAACTACCGTCAATTGTGCCATCTAATAATAAAGATATCTTTTTGTATGTTTGAATATTTTTACTATGGTCTGACAAATCTGATATAAAAATATAAGGAACTTTTCTAATAAAGCATGACTGAACCAAACTTACATATGGATGAGTTTGTAATGCATCATGACCATTTCCTAATGAAGTGGCCATATACATAAAACCACTATCAGCAGTTATTAAATTTTCAACAATATGTATTGCGTCTACTGTAGTAAAATTTGTTTCTAAACTTTTATCGTCTTCCACCATTCTAAAATCTCGCCATTCAAAATATTATCTATAGTATAACTGGTTTTACGCAGATTGTCAATTTTTGCCATGCGTTGTTTGCCTTTCAAGATGCCTTGTTCGTACTCGTCGGACCACTCTTCTTGGAAAGTTGGTCTTTCTTTTAGATTTTTTAATACATCTATTAGCGGTTGTTGTTTCCATGTTGCCTCCTTACATTCTTCTAATAATTGATCTACTTTGTCGTTTAATAAGTTACGTGGTAAACACAATGGACTCATTATAATGTCCGGTGTAAAAGCAAAAGTAACTTTTGCTAATAACATCGTATCTAACTCCTTACTTAATTCAAACATATTTTTTACTTCATATAATCCAGGTAAGGTTAAAGTAAAGTCTAAACGCATTTGGTTTGGATGCTTTTGTGCCGCCATACCTTGTTTATAATAGTGTAAAAACTTACTCCAATCTAAACCATCGCGTATGTATTCTCCTATAGCACCTGTACCATCAATTGATGCACATATTTGCCAGTCGCGTATATTGTCTAGTATATTTCTAAACAAATGCGTTCCTTTATACTCTATACGAGATAAGTTTGTATTATATCTTGCGTATACTTTACTTCCGTGTCCTTGTTCTATAATTTGTTTCATATACTTCCAATGTTCTTCAAACATTAGAGGTTCGCCACCTACCCAGTATATCTCTTCTACTTTGCCATTTGCTACTGCATCAGCAAATTCTTTTTCTACTACTTGCGATTGAACCTCGCTTATTTGTTTTCTTACAGTTGGGTCCATCCAATTATTTTTTGGATTACTGTAATCAATCATGTTGTTGTTACGTTGTTCTGTTTCCCAACTACTACTTAACATATCGCCACACATACGACATTTAAAATTACATAAATTACTAAAGCGATAATCCCAACTTACTGGCTTCATTGTAGTGTAGCCTGTTTCGTCTGTACTTGCTATCACTTCGTCGTATTTGTGTTTAAATAAATTCCAAAAATAATCTCTATATACGTCAGTGTTTAGTAATTTTTTATTACATACTTGGCAAGCATCTATTTCTTCTCCCGCCATGTGTGCTCTACGTACACTTTTCATATATTCACTATTCCAATGTTCTTCTAATGATATTGGATTATATTCACCTGTGCCGGCTTCAGTGTCTATATATTGCTTAAAGCTTTGTGCAGGCTCGCGTGAAGCGCAACACAATCTACGTTCTGTTTGTGGACTTAGGTAAGTATGCACCCACGGTGCCATACACATTGTTTCTGGTTTTTGTATTTTTTTCATTTTATTTTTTGGGTATTAATAATGAATCTTTACTAATGCTTATATTTCTGTTGAAAGTGATCGGAGGTACTTCCGGAGCGTGAAACCACGGATGTGTTATGATATTATTATAGATTTTAACCCATTCATCATATAATTCGTGGTCAGGCATGAATACTTGTTGTCTTTTAAAATTTGTGTAGCGGTCTGCTTCCGTCAAGCCGTTATTCTGATCTACCACTGGCCATGTTATGCCCCACGCCGTGCCCCAATCGTGTACAGGGTTAAGAAATCCTTTAACTTCAAACTTTTCGCAAAGATTTATAAAATTTATAATATCTTTAAAATTATTTTTTTGCACAACAAAAGTCATATGAAATACATAATTATTATCTTTCAAAAATTGTAAATTATCTAGAACAGTTTCCCATTTGCCAGGAGGTCTAACAATGTTATATACGTCCTTAGTGCCTGCATCAATGCTTATTGAAAATTCTTGTATATTATTTTTTAACATAGTAGATGTTTCAAACTTGGATTGATCTATTAATGTTGCATTTGATCTAATTGTAAAACGATGTTTTGGATTTGGTTTATAATTATATATAATTTCACTATATATTTTACTAGCAAAAGGTTCACCGCCGGCGAATTCTATAAGTACTGATCCTTTATATTTGTCCAAAAGTTCTAAGAATTTTTTTACATAACTTTTTTTCTTTTCAAACTGTTTTCCAGATTTATAATACATCAGTTCATTTCTGCAACTAGGGCACTGTAAATTGCAACTATCATCCGTTGTTATATTAATTGTAAAATCATGAAATGGATCCTCCTCCTCAAAAGGACCATGACAATGTTTTAGATCACAAAATTTAAATGTTGATCCTGCTTTTGTGTTTTCTTGTAGTTTTTTAGCAACTGGGTTGTTCCATATATCATGCAATCTATAAAAATCAAAAATATGGCCAACAGGATAAGGTAAGAATCCTTCACAACTACATATAAAAATATATCCATCTTTATCCATCGTCATGTTGGTTTCAGGAAGAATACATGTAAAATTTTTAGCAGATAAGTCGACTTTATTTCTATACTTATTTTTTAAGGAGAAATTACCGCCGGTTTTTCGAACAAGGGTTAAATATTTTGTATCCATTTTTTATAGTCATAATTTATGAATTCTGCTAACACAGAATCAACATCATTTAAAGTTTTGCTTCTTACACTATCTACTTTACAGATAATGGTATGTAACATGGTGTCTAGATATTCTTCACCATCTTTTTCCTTTCTAAGATCTTCACTATACATATAAGAAATTAAAGACTCTACTTCTTTTACGTTATCAAAGTTTTTATCTATTAACTCTTGCCAATTATATGCTCTTAACTTATTTGCAATAATATCTTTTACTTCAGGTGAATGCATTTGTATATTAAAATGTTTGGGATAATGCATTAAATTTAGATACCAAGAATCTAAGTCTTTAATTTCTTTAACCCAGTCTGCAACATCTGTTATGTTATGGAAATTAAACAAGTTAAATGTAGTGCATATTTCTGTTTCCATGTTACTGGTTTTGTTCTCAGAAATATACAGTATATTACTGTTTACTTCATCCCATTTTGCACCATAACGTTGGTATTCAAATTTATCGCCAATATCATCTACACTAAAAGATATTCTACAATGTTTAAAATGTGGTAAAATATCATGAAATTCATCTTTTGGCAACTGAGTGCCATTTGTATTATAATGAATATTTATATTTTTTGCGTGTCCGGATTCAATTAATGTTTCTAATACTGTAAAGTGTTCTTTAATCATCCAGGGTTCACCGCCTGTAAACTCTAAATGCTTTACGTTAGGCAATATTTCCTTTAGGTCTTCCCAAAATTGCGGACTTTTGCGTGGCCATTCGCCTTGCTTTAGATAGTAATATGCTGATGATTTTTTTGCATCTTCTTTTTTAAGTCCATGGAACTTTATATCTAATTCTATTTCTTCTTGCGCCCATTTGCTACTACTCCATGATCCGCATATTCTACATTTTAAATTACAAATAGTTCCTAACTTTAAGTCTAAATATGCAATATCATTTTCTGTAATATCTTTACTAAAAATATCACGCATTTCAGGCAAGTGATGTGTAAAGTAGTGTGCCCAATTTATACGTTTACTTTCCAATCCAGCGTCTTCCTCATCCCAACACTTTTTGCAAATCTCAGGCTTTTTGCCGTCTAAGAAGTCTTGTCGTAACTTTTGCATATCAGGACTATTAAACGCATTTGTAATATTGTCGCCATTGTTTAAATTATACGGCTCATTTGTTCCTTCTTTACGCACAGGCCCTTCTGTCATACAACAAGGTTTAAGCCATCCTTTAGCATCTGCTTCCATATGCATAAAGGGCAAGTAGCATAGTGTAGGTGTTTCCTTAAAAGAGTCTACTTTATGTATAACAGTTTTTAGTTTTTCATTCATAGTTCACTCAACTCTGGAAATGTTTCTTTAAAGTTTTCATTTCTTACATCGTCTACTTGGTTGGTTAGTTTTAAAAAGTCTTGTAGCAATTGTTCGTTGGCAGGTTGATTAATAAAGTTAATAGCACTTTCATAACCGTTTGTTGCTCGTTGCAAGCCGTCCAACGGTCTAATATATTCAATATGCTCTTTGTATTTAGCGATTAGTTTTTCTTTAAGATTATTTGGTAGATTGTCTATGCGATAGTGTGGTGGATTCATTAATATGTTTATGTTAAAGTCTTGTGCTTGTATTAAACCTCTATCCATCCAATCACGATGAAAGTCTGGCATATGGAAACTGTTCATTATGCTTAACGTGCAACTAATATAAAAATCCACGTTAGGACAAATTTCTAACATTTCAAATCTATTTTGTTCAGTCTCTTTCCAAATAGTTCCTTTACGTATATACTCGGCACGTTTGCCCATGCCATCCAAACTTGCGCCGACACTAACACTATCAAAATGTTTCCACATTTCAAAAATACTTTTTCCTTTAAACTTCATTTCGCTCATATTAGTGTTGTAAATAAGTTTTACATCAAAACGCTCTTGTCGTATAAGTTCTTCTAAAATTTTCCAATGCTCAACCATTGTAAGTGGTTCACCACCCGCAAAATAAAATTGCTCAATGTATGGCATATGTCGCTTTGCTTCTTCATAAAAGTCTTTGTCATCACCACATCGTATTACTTTGGGATGATTTGGCGTTTGTCCTAACTTAACGGCATCACTATACCAATTAGAACTAAACAGTGGTCCGCAAGTGCGACAACGGAAGTTACACATATTACTAAAGCGAACGTCCCAATACACAATTTCAAAATTTGGATCAACGTTATGTGATTTTGTTTTATTAATATGATGTCCAAAATGTTTATTTGCACTTACTCTACCACTCATGAATCCGTTTTTATCTTGTTCATAGCATTTACTACATTCTTTAAGGTGCAATCCTTTAAACATTCTATCACGTATATTTTGCATTTTCTCGCCGTGCCAAATCTCTTCCAAAGTATTATCTTTTAAATCACCAACTGGCATATTCATATCTGACATACAGCAAAGATGCACAGAGGAATCAGGATAAGCATGTATATGAGTCCAGGGATAGATACAAAACGTAGGATTTTCTAAGAGATTGAATTGTTCTTGTGGTGATAGATCCTCAAGTTGAACTTTCAACGGCTTTTTTTCATTATAATCCATCCATTAACTCCTTTAATTCTGGAAATACTTCTACCATATCTTCATTTCTAAATCTATCAAACTTATGTATTTCCTCTCTAAACTTTGGTAATAAGTCTGTTCTATCTTCGTTCTCTAAAAAGTGTATGGCGCCTTCAAATCCATTTGTAGCACGTTTGATATCATCTGCTTCGGCAATGTTTACTAAATGCTCTTTATATAATTTTATTACTTCTTCTCTCATATGTTGTGGCAAGATAGTTAGTCTATAATAGTCTGGTCCTTGTAATATATTAATATGAAAGTCATACGCCTTAATAAGGCCACGATGCATCCAATCATTATGGAAATCTACAATATGATATGCATTTAATACCTGCAGTGTAGCACTTGGAAAAAAGTCTACTGTAGGACATATATCCAACATTTCTTCTCTGTTGCGAACTATTTTATCCCAATTAGTTCCTTTGCGTATATACTCTGCTCTTGCACCTATCGCGTCTAAACTTGCACCTACTGATACTGTTTCAAACTCTTTCCATATTTCAAATACGTTTCTGCTTTTATACTTCGTTTCACTAAAGTTTGTGTTATACATTAACTCTACATTTGTTTTGCCGCGTTTTAATAGTTCATCTATTAAGCGCCAGTGTTCTTCCATCATTAGCGGTTCTCCGCCAGCAAAGTATATTTTATGTAAGTTATCTATATATGGTTCTACCATTTCCCAATTTAATTCTTTATTGCCACGTGTATATTCAATCTTTAAGTCTTGCCCATATATGCGATTAAACTCTTTAACCCAATTACTACTAAACTGCGGGCCACACATTCTACAACTAAAATTACATAAATTATTAAACCGCATATCCCAATATATAATATTCGGATCAGCACTGCCATCTGTTTGTGTGCTATCTATATAATCTACAGCATACGCAAAGTTTCTATTGCTTTCATTACGCAAACTAAAAAAGCCATTGTCCTCTTTCTCATAACATTTTACGCATTGCTCGCTAGGTTTATCTTGTAGCATATTAAGACGCATTTGTCTCATGCTTTCACCGTTCCATACTTCTTCTAAAGTATTGTCGCGTAAATTTCCTACTGTTTCATTCATCTCTGCCATACAGCAAGGATATGCTTCGCCTTGTGACCAACCGTGTAAATGTATCCACGGCAGCATACAGAAGTGTTTACTATGTGCTAACAGTTCATACTGTAATTGCGTAAAATCACTCTTTTGTAATCGTTGTTTGTTTCTATCAAGTAACAACGTCTTACTATCAAACGGATTATCTTCGTCTAAAAATCCTTTATCCATTTAAACTATTATACCAATCTGCTAGGCGTGGAAACGTTTCTACAAAATTCTTTCTTCTACGCTCATCATATTGTTTGTAGAAATGATAAAAATCATTATGCAATGCTGGTTTTTCAAATGTATCGCTGTGCGGTGTTTCTACCACATCTAAATAATCTATTAAACGCTCTACGTGATTGCGTTCCATTTCATGCATCAACTTATTTTTCTTTGCTTTTCTATACCAACCTTGTATATCCCCTCTAAACTCCGCAAGTATTTCTTTCGGCAATACCAACGGAGATTGGAAACTTGGAAAACGTAAAATATTTAATGTAAATGTTGGAAAGCTCGATCCGTACTCTTCTTTAAATTCCAATTGTTGCTGTAAAAATTGTGGAAGAGAGTTTAAACACAATGCGTTAATTGTACACATCATATGAAAACCTTCAAGGTTTCCTTCGGTACAGGCTCTGTGGCAATTACTCACCCATCTATTCCACTCTAATCCATCACGTATATATTCTGCTTGTACGCCCATCGCTTCACAACTTGTATATAAATGCAAGTGCGGAACATGCTGTGCATTTTCAATAAATCTATCTAATAGTTCGTCTTTGGCACCCAGATTACTGTTAATAGCAAAACGCATATTTGTTTGCCTGTCACTATTTTTAAACCATTCAAATAGTTTCCATATGTCGTCAGACATCAATGGTTCGCCACCAGTAATACGAAGTTCATCAAGTGTTTCGTGTAATTCCTCATCCCACCACTTCCAGAACGCTTCAACATAAGGATTAGTTTCATCCTTTTTGTATAATTGAGCAGAAGGGTGGGTATGAGTAAAATGATTACGACCGTCGCTAATTAGATTTTCGTACGGTCCATCTTTTTTGATATCCTTTACCCAGGAACTACTAAAAGCAGGATTACAGTAAGAACAGCTAAAGTTGCAAGTCCGATCAAAGGCGGTCTCAAGAGTGCGAAGTGCAAAATTTTCTGTCGGTAATTTGTCTTTGACATAATTAACATCCTCCTCGTCATAAATGACTGATTTATGGACACGATCCGAAATAGCATCGGGCCCAATATCTTCAATCTTCCAACAATACTCACAGCCAGCAGGACGTTGTCCCATTAGCATATTGTGTCGATCTTTCTTTTTTTGGAATGTGTTATGGATAGCGGCTGGATTGGATTGAAGTTCTGTTACATCTATTTCGTGGGCAGGCGGGTGATGACAACTTGTTGTCATTCCACTTCCTAACCATATTGTAGCGTTCCTCCATTTTGCCATACAAAAAGATGGACTTATAGTATTATTTAGCCATTTTTTGACCTCTAAATCGGTCTCTCTACCCGGTTTTCTTAGTGTCATTTAAAACCTCATTACTGTTTCTTTATTAACCTCAGTTGATTTACATTTTAAATTACATATATCCAACTTAGGTATGTTTTCTATAAATTCTTTCCAACAAGGATTGTTTAATACTGATTCTAACCCACGTTGTTTTATGTTCTTGTCATGCGTCAACCAGTTTTTATATGCCTCATCATTATATCTATTAATAATCCAGCAACACGGATAAAAATATCCTCTGCTATCAATGAATAACCCTTTTGTACCTATAAAGCAATAAGGTATTAAATCACCCACCAAAGATTGCTTTTTATATAACTGTACTGCTGTCTTAAAACTATCATCGTATATTTTCCTTTTTGTAAGACGTATGGTATTACTTTCGTATCTACCAGATTTACTAATGTAATCTTCTATAGGATCTAAAGAATTATCATAGTGTTGATAATAAAAATTAAACTTATTACTTTTAGTTTGTCTTATAGCATCAAAATTTAGTTCCTTTGCAAGTGCTATCATATGATCTTCATGTTTATAATTAAAAGAAAAATATATCATATCCCATACTAATCTAACAGGTTTTTTTCTTAATGCATTTACGCCTTCCATTATACTATTCCAATCACAATTTATTCTATATTTCTCATTACTTTCTTGATCATAACCATCCAAACTAAAATGCACCTGATCGTATTTGTTTAATACTTTAGCCAATCTTTCCCACCATACTACTGGTTTGTAACTACCATTGGTAACAATACTTAACTCTATTTTAGGATTAATAGTTTTAAAATATTCACAAATCTCTATAAATTCTCTATTGTAAATTGGATCACCGTCGTAGCCACACAATGTAATTCTTTTTATTTGTGTTAAGATATCCTTAGTAAAGTTTTTTGTAAAAAAGCCTAATGTTAAATTATCTCTTTCTAATGTTTGTGGTTTTTCTGTTCTAGAACATCTAGGACATTTTAACGTACATAAACTACTAAGTTCAATATGCCAATGCCACAGTGGCCAGTTAAATTCATTTTTCACGATTGCGCCAACCTCTTACATTCTTCCCACCAATCTATCATTTCGGGGAAAGTTTCGAGGAAGTTTGTTCCTCGGCGTTTATCGTGTTCGTTAAAAAACCTATAAAAATCTGCTTTACAGTCTTTTACATAGTGCTCGTCTAAATTACTACCTTCTTGCCACCACGCCAAGTCACGTTGCATACGTTGAACTTCATAATCTTTAAATCCCTTAAAGCGTGTTTTTTCGTCTTCCATATTATCCAACATCCAACAAATGTTGTCGTCATGTATCATTTGGTATGCTTCGGGCAATAATTGTATGCTTTGCCAACGTGGTTGTCTCAACAGTGGAGTATCAAACCACACTCGTTGGTAAGTCTCGCTATATATTTGTCTTAAACCATGTATAGCGGCTAACAGTTTATCCATGCCTGTTACACTTAAATTATTATATGTAATAATAAACGTAACGCTGTTTCTATATGGAACTTCTGTTAAAAATCTATTAACGTTGTCCCACATTCTATTAAAATCTAATCCATTGCGTATATATTCCGCTTGCTCCATCCACGTGTCAACGCTAACATATTGCATAAAGTGTTCTACTTTTTCATCTAAGCAAATAGGTTTAATTGCTTCAATATATTTGTTAAACAGTTTATCCTCTACTGAGAAGTTACTCGTTACGTTAAGATGTAAATCGCTTTTTGGATGCTCATTAATGTAATCAAATACTTTGTAAGTATTTTTATCCATCATTGGTTCGCCGCCAGTCATTCTAAAGTGTTTTAAATCTTTATATAAGTCGGGCCACCATTTCCAAAATGCTTCTACATGTGGATTATAATGACTATGTGGAATACATGCTCTGTCGCCAGTAAAATGTTCAGGTGCGTTATGTGGTGTTTTTGTGGGCCATGCACCATACTGCTTCATTTCCTTTTCCCACGATGTGCTAAACTGTGGTGAACAGTAACTACACTTTAGATTGCAATTATGATTAAAGTTAACTTCAACATAGCGTGGGTTTTTGTCTGCATTCCACGGAGCATTAAGTATAGTTTCAAAGTCCATGTGTGCCCATGGCTCGCCACTTCTATAATGCCTGTCGCTCATATGCCCAGTATCTTCAATGTTCCAACAATACTGGCATTCTTTTGGACGTTCTCCTTCTAGCATTAACTTACGCATTTGTTTCTTGTGTTGCGTATTATGTAAAGCAGATGGATTTTGTTTAACTTCTTCTGCGTCTATTTTGTGTAGTGGTGGGTGGTAGCAACTGTTGTTTAATCCAGTTGGTAAATGTAAACTAACTTGATTCCATTTAGCAAGGCAAAAGGACGGTGATACAGAGTCTAATTGCTCTGTAATATTTTCTGCGCTTTTGTAAAAGTCCGATTTAAATTTCCCATCTTCAACTTCTACTTTATCGCCCTTATTGTCCTTGTATAGTTCCATTACCAGCCTTCAATTTGGCGTATTACATCTAACTCCTGGATCATGATATCATAGTTTTTGTGTGTGCTATAGTGCTCTTTAAAAAACTTACTTGATTCAGCATCCATTTCGCATATAGGCATACCTAATTTGTTTTGTAGTATTTCGCCCAACCTTCTTGCTTCTGCTTCTGGATCTTTGTCTGCGTGTTCCGCATTAAACAATTCTGTAAGATACTTAAAGTCTCTTACATTTATATAATCCCAATCTGCAAGCATGGTTAAAAACGTGCCTAAACGTGCTCCATATATTGCCCAAATGCCGTGTTCAACATCGCGTCCTACTGTTTGCCAAATACATAGATTATCGTAATTACGAGCATGTATTTGTTTCTCAAATGTATCGAGACTGGGGCGGGATCCTTTATCCAGCACCATCTTGACGCCTTCTCTAAAGCCTGCCCTCCACGCATGAAGTTCGGATCCATTTGGATATGTTGTACTGTAGCAGTTATGCATTGCTCTATATTTGTCATCAAAACAAAATTCAACCAATGTTTCATCTCTGCCATCAGTGTTTTCATGTGATTTCATGTTCATTACAAACTCAACTGGCCAACAACTTAAACCACCATTGCCGTACATTAGTCCGTTTATAACATTACGTCCCTTCCATCTAAAAACGCAATCTTTTGTATCGTTATCTAATGTAATTTGAAGGTTAAAGAACTCCGGGTCAGGCATATTGTCTCCGTCAATCAAAACAAACCGTTCTGTGTCACTTGCTTCTGCCGCCGCTTTATGTGCCGCATCAGAACCATAAACACCGTCAACGTGTTTTGCCCACGGAACCATATTAAGTATCTTTGCCCAAAACTCATCCTTTTGTGGTTCATCGTATGTTAGATATATGCAGTCTAAGTCCGCAATGTCGATGATTTCAGTCATGAGTTAAAGTGTTCTTCAAATAATGATGCTTCTGTTGGGCGTTTAAAATCTACCCTTACGCCGTGGGCATAAACTCGGTCGTCGACTTTATATTCACCCTTACAGTTTGATTCACACCATACTTTTACACTTTTATATATTTTAACTGCCTCTTTAAACTCTTGATTTTTAATTACGTCTCCCTTTTCAACTTTCCACGGAAACTTTGCATGTGATGTCACCATTTTTCCTCCTATTGTAATTGGTAATAACTTTCATCTTTAATAAATTTGACTTGGTCTGGATTAATAACACGTTTAATTAACCTATGATCTTTATTAGTAACTAATACAGGACGAGTATGGTCTAACTCTGAAGCATGTGTTATTTGTTTATATTTTGATATTGCGCTATTATATTTTTCTATAGGCTTTAACTTACCATCTTCAACAGTCCAATCTGTAATAAAGTTATCGTTTGGCCAGTTCCATGGAACTTTTATATAACTTAATCCTTCTCGTTCTTCTGTTGATGCTTCGTATATTCTGCCTGAGTCATCATAATATAAACAATAATCTGGCTTTTCCTTTTCACTATAGTTAAAGCCTTCTAATGCTTCTAAAAACTCATTAAGTCCTTTCATAGTACTCTATTGTTTTATCAGCCAAGTATTCTTTACAATCAGCACCATGTACTGGGTATAACTGTGGCTCAACACCAATAAGTAATCCCACATCATCACTATAACTTATATTAACAACATCCTCTATTTTGTGTTGCTCTGGCCATTCTAGAATGCTTGGTTTTAAATGTACAAATGTTGGGTAATCTATAATTTTATTTGTATATGTATATTCTTGCTCTTGCAATACTAACGCAATAGCTAACGCAACATCTGTTGTGGGTTTATTATCTCTACAGTTTTTAATATTCTCTGTTACTGTATTCCAGTTTTTGTAAACCCATTTGAGTGTTTTAAACAGTTTTAAACTTTCCTCACCGTAACGAAAATACATAAACCCACTATATACGTTTGGTAAATTATTTTCATCAAATACACTTCTATATTTGCGTGATGTGGCAATGTGTCCATTTAATTTACGTACATTCGTCGCAATTAGTATTTCTTGCTCTCGCATAAATGTCCACCAATGGTCAACGTTTCTGGTAAACACCATATCACAGTCTAATTTAACTGTTTCTTTAAATGGTGTTATTGCCCACGCCTTCCATTCGTTGCCTAACTTCCAACTATCTTCTTCGCTATCATCTCCCCACGGTATATCTATAACATAATCAAATACTTTATAATGTTTGTCTTCCAAACATTCTTTAGTTGCTTCGTCTACTGCTATAGCAAACTTGTTTATGCTTTGTGTTGCCTTTAAACTTAAACCACACGCATACGCAAGTTTTAAATAGTCTGTTGTTTCATTGTTTTGAACAAATGTAAAGTAACCTAATTGCTCACTGTGATCATTGATTCGCTTCATGTGCTGTGTGGATTAAAGTAGGTTGTGTTGCGTATCGTATAATATTATTTGCATTTTCTAATATACTGTGCTTGTTCATAATGTGTAAATTAGCATTTGTTATTGTTGATAAACAATTATCAAACTCATACACTACCGTACCATCTTCTCTAACATCACTAACAATATATTGAGAAGGTAAGGTAAGGAGGGAGTTGTCGAAGTAACCTTCTAAGCTTAGAAGGTTATATGCAATACTTATAGCATAGTCGTTTCTGTATGGGCCTTTCTTGAAATTATATAGATTATAATAATACATATAATTTTCTTGTATCATTTTCATTAAATCGAAAAATGCTTTAGCAGTTTCTCCTTTAGTAAAATATAATACAGTTGCCCACAGCATCGGTATGCTACTCCAATGCAATAACTTATCATCAATAAAACTATGATTTTCTGTTATATCAAACACATCTTTATGACATATTAGTTCTTCTTGTGTTTGAAATATCCCTTGCAACGAATTATTAAACATAAGATAATCTACATCTAATAATAAAGTTTTGTGGAATGGAGAAATATCGTATGCTAAGGGTCTAGTTTTATTGTGCCATGTAAGTTCTTCGAGTTCTCCCTCCGGGCCTCTAAATGTTCTTCTTCCGCTGTTCCCAGCGTCAACGTGTATAATATGATCGAAGGGGCCATCGACAGGATTGTTAGTAACTAACGCTATTCCTGTTCCTGGTAAGTGTTTGCGTACTAATAAAGCACAAATAATGGCGAGATTTGTGTAACTTATTGATTCGTTATCATACGCAAATAATAATACGCCTTTTTCATCTGGCATTAAATTTGGTCTGGTTTTCTAATTTGTCGAATTTTTTCTAGTTCGGCATAGTATTCGTTTGTTACTTCGTAATACCGTTGCCATAACTTCTGTGTAAAATCTACTGGATCCTCAATTAAAATTGGGTTTTCAAATGAATCTAAAACTACTGTTGGATTTGCATCTAAGTCATTTTGTGTGGCTATTTGGTGTCTTAAAGACATTAATTCACCAAAACTTATTAACTCCTGTGTTACTTTAAATAAGCCACCGTTATAAGGAAGGGAAAGTAAACCTAGGGTGGTCTCACGCTTTGTTGCATGAGCCACCTTTTGGTTAAACTTTTTCTTTACTACTTCTTTTGCACTCATATACATTATTATATATTAAATGCTTTTAATTGTCAATTTAAATTGTCAAGTTATGATTGTGCGAAACTTGAACTAGCATACGTAGGCGCGCCAGTCCAACTCGCATTGTTTAATTGAGTTGTGTTTGGTGTTCTATGTGTAACAGTATTAGTTACTGTACCGTCTACTGTATCATCAAAGTCATCTGCGGCCGCGTCAGCCCAAGTAATAGTAAATGTTAAAACACTACCTTTGTCGCTGTTTGAACCTTGTGTACCATTTGACTTTGCCTGTACAGAAATATAGTTAGATGTGTAAGGACTATCGCCTTCATACTGTCTAAATATTAACTGGTTGCTTGTTGACATGTCATGATAACCAATTGTTGTTGCTTCTGTATCTACTGTACCAGATCCGCCTGACTTGGTTGTGCCTTGTGCGGCAAAAATAACTGTGCCACATGCAGTTGCCAAGTTTGCCCATTCTGTATTTTTTGTATGTGATGTACCGCCTGATCTACTAAACGTAAGACGGGTGCTACCACCTGCATTATAATAATATCTTGCTTCGTCGCCACTTGACCATGTTAATGTAAACTCGTCAACAGTACTTGTTGTCCAGCTAGCTGATCCACTACCAGTGCTAGTAGTATCATCATAGTTAGGTGAAGTAATGTTTAACTTGCTTGTATCAATTGTGCCAATGTTTGTTGATAGAGCGGCGTATGCGCTAATTGTATCACCTGCACTTGGTGTTGAAATAGCGGTAATTGAACTGCCTTGATGGGACGCGGCTGAAGAAATTCTTGCTAACAACGTTGCCCACTGGGTTGCTGTTACTGTGTCAGATGCGCTTACGGTTGAAATTACATTACTTTGACCATAACCATCGTCACCACCGCCTGTTCCCCAGATGGTGTTAACACTAGTCACAAAGCCATTATAGTGTGTAGCGAGAATTGTATCACCGGTTGAATATGCCATCTTTTTTAATTCTCCTTAAGGATTTTTCGTTTTTAAACTCGAGTTTTAACTCACTATTCTCCCCCTACTGTTAGGAAGGGAGAGAATATATAGTTATATATATACTTATTTATATCGTTTGTAACTTAGACTGCTCGAACAATACAAAGAACTAACTTTTCATCTTCATCAGAATTGCTTTCAAGGGCCCTTCCAATAACGTTAAATGCAGTCATTTCTTTTCTTGTTGCCTTTCTAGCAGTTCCGTTGCCAGCGGCCACAATCCTGTCACCTTTTGCAATAGAACCAGTAATTTTAACTGCAACTCTGCCTGCTAATGCTATTTGAACACCATCTTCTTGATCACTATTCATCAAGTACGCCGGATATGAACTTACAACGCCCAATACATCTTCAGATGCGCTTGTTTCACACATTGTAACTTCACATTCGCCACCAATTTGAACAACAGTACCTGCATCGTAGTCATAGTCTGCTACAAACTTTTCTGCCAAGTCAGCGTATTGTGCTGATGTTGCTAGACCGGTTAAGGTTCCACAATGAATATTGGCATAACTATCAATTGTTACATCACCTGATGTACTACCTGTTTCTGCTGTAACGACAGCCGCCCATTCAGTACCTGATCGATCCCAAATAAATCCAACATTTGAAGTAGATCCTCTTTCTACTATTAAGCCTGCGTCCGGATGCGGGCCCGCGCCTGTTACGTTCTTAGAAAGAACAATTAACGGATCTTCTACCAACAAGTTGTTAGTATTAATTGTTGTAGTAGTTCCACCAACTGATAAATCGCCCGCGATTGTTACAGCGGTTGTTGAACCATCAACAGTAATAGCGTTTGTTGGAGTACCGCCTTGATTAACATTAATGTATACATTACCATTACTTGTATTGTTCTTAAGTGATACATCATCACCTGCTACTGTTGCGCTAAAATCAGAATCAACACCAACTACTATACCATTGTCATTTAAAATACTAATTGATCCTGATGTAGATTCATTAGTATCTGAACGCATGTAGCTAGCGGCCGCAACACTTCCTAATTTATCTGAGTTTGTTGCGGTTCCGTGCCATTTAGCACCTGCTACTGTTGTACTTAAATTGTATCCTGGTTCAACTGTTGCAAAACCAGAAATAGCAACGTTTGGTGTAAAGGACGTATCTTTAGATATAATAGAAACTCTTGAATTTCCTACATACATTGTAATTACAGTATGATCAACTGCCAATGTATCAGTAATTGTTTCTATAACGGGTCCCGTTTTAACACCACCTGCATACAATGGACCAACAAGAATCCATGAACCACCGTCGTATGCAAATAGTTGATCATTTACTGTATCAAACCACAATTCACCTTCTGAAGGACCGGATGGTGCTGATGCCCTAATTGTTATTCCACCTGCACCTTTCCAATTTGATCCAGTGTAAACATTCAATAACGTATTGGCAGTGTCCCACCAAAGTTGACCCGCCACCGGTGAACTTGGTGCTGAAGTATTTGCAAAATTTTCTAGCATAAAGACAAAATTTTCATTTTGAATCTCGCCATATCCAGCATAATTCTTACCAATAAGCGTCAGGTCGGTTGTTGTATCCAGCGTTGAGTCTGCAACCGTAGTTAAGACTGAACCGTCTGTTTTATTAACTGTATATGCCACTTTTATTTCTCCATGTATAATCGATTATGTGTTTGCCGCGGCTATTATTGCCGTAATTGATTTGGCATTACATATATAATATGCTACTATTATTTATATTCTATTTATAGTAATGTGGAATAATAGAGCAGAAAAAGTAGTTTTTTAGGGCCCTTATGTAGCAGAACTTAGGTTTGTAAGCGTTTGAATACGTATTGTGTAGTCAATTTGAATCAAACGGTTTAATGACTTCTGTACAGGGTGGAAAACTACGTGTGTAAGCAAATTGCCTTCACCAATTGTGCCTTCCCAACTCTTTAAGCCTAGTTCGTCAAATACATATGTACCGTCTAGTGAAGCGGAGTTATCAAATGCTTCTTGACCTGCAGGTTCACCGTAATCTAACAAACATGTAACTAGGATATCAGAATAAACTGTGCCAGCAGTATGGCCCACTGTCATTTTGTTACGAATTGGATCTGGATTAGAACTACTTGTATCATCAATAACTTTGTAGTAGGTTTTGTTATATAAATCTGCAGAACTACCTGAGTTATTTGCAGGCAAGTAAGTGATAATACCAGTAGTTGATACTGAAGTACCGCCGTTGCCAAAATGCATTTCGTGAATAAATCCTGTTGTTTTATTAGCAACACTTTTCGCTAATGCCAAAGAAAAGTTTTCATAATGAATAGCGTTACGCTTATCTACAAAAACTTCATCTGTTTCAGGATCAAAGATTTTAATGTGGCCTTCGATATGCACATTAGGAATTTCATTAGGTTGTTTCACTTCCATATCTTTTTGTTCTTCACTGTTGTTGATTTGTTCGTTTTCCATCTTGTATATTTATCCTATTAATATGCCTTTGGAATAGTTAACGGCCCTTCTTTTAAGAATTTTACTTGTTGTGTGGTTGCCATTCCCAACCCTAATCCATTTGTTGCTGTGCTTGTTCCTTGGTCATACCATACCTTTGTATGTGAGTCTGACCCGCCCGGAACAATTTGTTGCTTACTGCTATCTACTACTTCTGTACCTGACGCATGTGTAGTAACAACACCTGTGCCCCATGTACCTCTGCGAATTCTTTTTAGTTTGTTGCTATCAATTTCCCAATACTCAATACGTTCACCACCAATGAATATAACACCTGGTATGCCATCACTTGGATTAGGCGTTAATAATTTAGAAGCGTCTGTTACATGAATTTCTAAATCAGTATATTCAAGTGTATCAGCAAGCGTAGTAATATTGTCTGTTGCAATTCTATAATAAGCAATTTGGTCGAACATATCTTTCCAAATTCTAAATCCAATGCTTTGTTCTTGTTCTGCTTCAGCACCGCGCATAGTCGATACTGTAATTTTATCTGTCGCTAGAATTACTCCAGTGCGAGGAGTCATAACTAAATAACCATCATCTGTAATATAATAATCATGGTTAGCAATCTGATAAACGCCATTTAACCATACCCAAGCATAGTTGGTATTATATTCTTCTTGTAATAATCTAATATCATAAACCGGCGTAGCAATGCTAACACTTACATCGCCTGCGTATCCGGAAGTATCATAAATTATAGCGTCAAATCTTTCTAATGAAGTAGATGTTGCTATTGACGAACCTTCAATAGTTATGGTTTTCCCTTGGCTATACGTTTGGTTAGCAAATGATTGTACAAACACCTTGTCTCCATTAACTGCACCGGCATCCGTTGACAATCCACTACCATTTTCTAATATAACCTGTTGATTGTTTGCAATCCAATATTTTCCGTTTCTAACTGTAATGGCAACTTCTGCACCATCTGCAGGAGCCGTTACGAATGTTACTTCTGCGCGAGAAGGGGTTCCTGTAAACGTATAATCTGATGTGAGTGTTTTTAATTCACCAGCAACATGCACTTGTATATCTGCATCTGTGGCTGAAGCATAATTAACCGTTGGATTAGTTGGACTTGCATATACTGTTGTTGTGCCATCACCGGTGTAGTATTCTGTATCGGGCGGAATTAAACGTGTGCCATTTAGATAAACAAATGCTTTGGCCATATCTGGGCCCTGTTCCTCAAATAAACTCGGATAAGTAATAGTATAATCACTTGGCCATGATGGTGAGCCTGGCAATGAAAGTGTAAATTCCTCCGAGTCAATTCTAATATATGGAGATGGTACAGCAATTTTATCATCATATACTTGCGCGGTTGCTGTTGCTGTGACTCCTGAAGCAGGAGGAGCAATAGTAACTGTTGGTGCTGTCGTATATCCTGTTCCTAAGTTTGTAATAATAAAGCCTTCTACTTCGCCATTATCATTAACTATAGCATCGGCGGCCGCGTTTGATCCTACTCCCGTAATAGTCACAGTTGGTGGACTTGCTTTACTATATCCTGATCCTGGGTTAACCAATGTTAATCCAGACATATTAAACGTATGCACTCTTATTCTACTATTAGCGCCGGGCGCGGATGAAAATGTAACTTTTGTCTTTTTGTAATAACTAGATGCTGTATATGTAGCATCCCCACCGTTGACTGTTACATACAAATTTTGTGCATATTGATAAGGAATATTAACAATAAATTGAGTTGTTGACCCGTCACCTGTAAAGTCTTGTTTAAAGGCGCTAATATTTTCGCCACCTGTTTCAACAAGAACAACGTGTACTAATTGCCCCGGGTTTGCAGGAGTGTTCAAGTTAACTGTGTTTATCTCATAATTTAATGTAAAATCAGTACCACGTATTTTTAAAACATTATCAATATACACTTCTGCACCATAGTCTGTTGTAGGCAATCCACCTACACTACTGAAATCATAACTAGTAGTTGAACCGTTACCATAGTAAGTATATTTTTTAACCGTTACTCCCGAATTCCTAGGTGAAGGCATTTCATATACTTTCATATCTAATGTATCAAACATTCTGCCAGGAATCTGTTCTTCCGGAGCGTGTGATGTATATACGGTTACAAAGCCATCGCCATCTACTACAACATTAGCAGGATCAATACCTCCTGATGTACTAAAATCACCACCACTTAAATCAGTGTCGACACTTGCTATAACTCTAATACCTTCTTCTGTTACAGCATAATCATCAAAAGCGTTTTTAGCATACGCCGCTCTGTCATAACCGGGTTCTAAACTAAATTCTGCACCTAACACTTTATTTGCTTTGTATTCTAAACCAGATTCTGAAATAATTGATTCATAATTGGGCAAATCTATTAATTCATTTTTCCAATTCTTATTACTATTTGTGCCTGTTTGCCCGCCTGCATAATAAAGAGTTAATCTATCACTATGTTTTTTACTTGTTAATTCATGATCAGGCTCTAATCTATTATAAGATGAATACGTAACTGTTGCTGTTGCTGTAGCACTACTACCACCTCCTCCACTAATAACAACGGTAGGAGCCGTTTGATATCCTTTACCCTGCTCAGTTACTGTAATACTTGTTACTGCTCCCCCTGAGATGGATGCTATAGCCTGTGCTCCGTTACCCCCCAATCCTGTGTTTATTGCTGATGCATGTGCCTTTTTTGTTGGATTAGGATCTGCAGGACTATTTTTAATAAATTGTACAAATGGTTTATTAATATATCCACTGCCTTGTTCTGTTATAGTAACAGAAGCAATTGAACCATCTACATCTAGTGTTAATGATGCGGTTGCTTGTGTACCATTTAACTCATCTGGCGCAGAAATAAGCACTTTTGGCGCTACTGTATATCCTAAACCTTTTTCAGTTATCGTGATAGTATCAACGACGCCGGCCAATGATATATTTGGTATAGAAGTATACCCGGAACCACCGTCAGTTACTGCAACTGTTTCTACATGTCGAGGGCCATCAACACGGTCAAACTTAATTGTTTCTAAAATATCTCTCACTTTAAAGTTTTCTAGATTAGCATATGCTATAGCGCCAGTACCTGCACCACCTTCTATTATTACTTTTGGTGTAGTTACATATCCTGTACCACCGTTGGTAACTGTAATAGACGCTACTGAATCTAAACCAGGTGTGGTCATTACAGGAACAGCGGTTGCGCCTGAACCATCTCTATGTGTTCCATCTTCTAGTGCAGAGAATCTAAAGACCCCTCTTGTGGCGTTACTTGCATCTGTTTGTGTAAAGGTATATGTTGAACCTCTATACAATATTAAATTAGGACGCTCTACACCATCAATATAAAAATCTGGATTGCCTTCGCCATCAACTACTACAGTAACAGCAAATGTTTTTGATTCTGGAGTATTTAATGCTGGTTTTATTCTCACTTTCCAACCCATGTCTTTTATGTCACTACTATAATACCATAGCGTATCTGGACTATGTTCTGGAACCACAAGAACTGCTTGTGCGCCTGCTTCGCCTGGGTCGGTGTCGCTAGTATAACTATAGCCAAGTTCCCATTGTGCTCCGCTTTCAATAAAGACAACCGGAGGCGTTGTTGATACGGCTGCCCCATCATATTTTGTGGTATCATATGCAGATTCTGCATATTCATCAATATCACTATTACCATAACCACTGCCACCTTCAGTAACTGTAATAGATTCTACGTGTTTTGTATAATGGTTAAACCAGTTAACCCATGGCCCTGTTTGCATACGCTGATCATCATCTGCCTCGTATACATTTGGTGAGCGGAATATCTGTTGTGTCTCGTCCCAATAACCTGGTAAATCAAAATCTGTTACTGCATTGTGAGATATTTCAAGATATGGATATCTATAGATATATTCTCTTAAATTTGTTCTATATGGCTTTGCTTCTTCAATGTAACTTTCTATACTATCCTGAACATCATAACTATAATTAACAATTTCAGAAAGTTCTCTTACTGTTTGATTTACTCCTACGAAACTAGTTTTAAACGCCCAATCGACCTGTAAATTTTGATCAACTAATGCATATTGGACCAATTGAAACCAGATTTTATTAAAATGTTCTTCTAATGAATTAATAAACAAATCATCTTTTAATGCATCAATAATATATCTTATTTCTTCTAATGGCCCAGGTAAAGTATATAATTCTGTTTTTAAAGATATACTTGCGTTTTCTTCACCTATTAATTCGTAAGGGTTTGTTTTTTCATAAAGTTCCCAACGACCTTGCCCATTGTCAAGAACTTTGACAATATCACCCGTGCTGGTAGTTAATTTATCTAAATCATTTCTAGTGGCAACAGTATAATTAATAACAGTGTTAACACTATATCCGGTCTTATACCAATCACTATAATCCCAATATTTAGATGTATCATATTTTTGTTTTTTATCAAAAGCCCAAAGTTGTGTAGCTGTTGACCAAGAGTATTGTGTCCAATAATTACCTCTTGTTTCATCTTTTTTAACTACCACTGTATATCCATTAGAAATTGTTGCGGTGTTTATATAAGTTAATTCAGCATATGTTTCTACAACTTCATCAAAGCCATCTATTGGCAATGCTTCTGCAGTCTGTAGTTTACTTAAACTATATTCTATTGCCATTCTGTTTTCAACAAATACTGAATTACTATAATTAACTAAGACTTTAATAGCATCGTTTTTGTTGACAAACATTGTTTGCCTTGGATAGTTTAAAATACCATATTTTGATCCTGGTTGTAATGTAGGATCCGGTACGGATCGATTTTTAGAATCAAGACCCACTAAACTATCTGCTAGTTTAGTTACTAGGTATTGGTTTGGTTTTGATAATTTATTATTCTTTTGCACCAATTGCCATTCAGTATGCAATGGTATATTATTTTTCTTAGTATCATAATTAATACTAAGTACAATGTTATCGTTAACCAAATTTTTATTTAGATTATATCCAACAATAGCATTTTGATCTACTAATCCAATATATTTTAACCCATAACCTGCAGGATCTTTAATAATATTTGCTACTGTGTCAGCCGGAAGTTTTCTTGTTGCGGCCGGAATAAAACTATTCAACTCAATTTCTTTACCTCGCGATGTAAATCTAATTTGGCCAGCTGCATTCAAATATGTTCTAGGTATAGGCGGCACAGTAGTTTTATTAGCAACCCAATAATAGTATACTGGTTCTAATAGTCCAGTTGCTTCATCTTTTCTAACATATTCAACATATGCACTATCATCAACAAATTTAGGATTCCCATCACCTAACAATGATACATAATTTGATGGTAACGTATCACTCTCAACCCATTCATAAATATTGATTTGTGTTCCTGGAAATAGCTTACCCCAATTATTTTTTCTATATTCCAGATCACCCTGCTCATAATCAACATATTTTGTATTTGTTAAATCCCACCACAATGTGCCAACTTCGTTTGGCCCCCAATGGTGTTTAGAATTAGTTGTCACTAGTAGGTTTGAAGCAGTATTATAAACAGCAGGATCATAAAACGTTTTGAAACTAATTTCTTGATCTGCTATTCCTGGTATCTTTCCTTTAACAGGATCTAAAACTTCCACATACTCTATAAACTTATTATTTTTATGATCATATGTAAACACTTGGTTAATGTTATCAATATCAATTTTATTAGTTTCTTGTCGTTTAATAGTCCAAGCGTCCTTGTCTCCCGTGTTTATTGCTTCTATAACTGACCCTGTATTAGATGTATACTTGTAAATTTTAATGGTGTATGCAACTGGAGCAGTATCAAATGTAATAGTACTGTTAGGTGAAGCGTTGTCACTAGTAAAGCCTGTTAGAATTTTTTTATTATTAATAAAAATTTCAATTTTATCTGTACTATATTGACCGGTAATTGCAAACGCTGTAGTTACTCCATCGCCGGTCTTTTCTTCAATTTCAAAATAATCATCGCCAGGAGCACCTATAAAAGCTGTATTATTTGTTAGACCAATACCTGTGCCATATTTGTCATATTGTCTACGTTCTTTCCAATCTAATCGTTGCAATAGTGAATACGACATATCACTATTAATATCATATATTAACGCAGATCCTGATTCTAATTGTTCATCACTTATAAGTGTATTTCCTTGGTCAAACGTTGTTAAAGAATTGTCCATATTAAGATCAACAATTGAATTTGATACAGGACTACTAATTAAAATATTAGAGGCGTCTTCATTAAATTTAATTCGCTCACCATAAAATGCATTCTGAAAACCATCAGGATGAACTAACGATGCTTTAAATTCATAAGGTGTAATTCCTAGTGCTGTAAACACTGCTACACCATTTGTATTACCTACTGTAACAGCAAGTTTATTATTTGTAGTGGTGCTGGTGCTAGTAATTTTTAATTTATTATCTGATGTGCTTTCCGCAGTAACAAAATACATACCAGCATCATTAATATCTTGCACTACATCGGCCAACGCAGTGCCTGTAAATGTAACTTGTGTTCCATTTATAACAATTTGATCGCCTATACTAACCGTTGGATTAGCCACAGTGCCGGTAAGTGTGCCGGACACTCTAGCATAATCAATAAAGTAATCTACTTCACCTGTGTTAACAGCAAGTTTAGCTGTTTCATTTATATATGCATAATCAGCGCCGGTAGCACCAACAGCAACAATATGCCCGAATGCGCCTGCTTCTACTTGTTTTCCAAAAAATTCAAGTTCAGATGTTACGCCACTGGTCAATTCTTGGACTTCATTAAATGAATCATTCGGTGACTTTCCGTATACCTTAGTAGAACCTACTTGCAAGTTTCCGCTTTTCTCTATATTTGGTTGGCCAACAAATACGTATGCGCCATCATCAGTTATAGCAACACTTCTACCAAAGTCTGTTCCGCTAACACCCGATAATGTTTGTATCAAATTATAGTAATTTCCCTTACGCATTTCTACATTGTTAGAACCAATTGGCGGGAATCCACTTATAAAAGTAATACTGCCAGGTGCTAATGTGTAATCCAAACCTTGAATTTTAATATGGCCATCCACATAAACAGTGATTTCTTTATCGTCACCATATGATATTGTTGTAGCAAATGTAGGTGTGGCGCCTGTACCGTTAAAGAACTCACTAGAAGAAGTTATTCCTGTTACTAATTTGTAAACATAGGATTTTAATTCTCCCGGCGCACCAACTACTAGATATCCATTATTACTAATAGAAACATCATATCCAAAAAAGCCGCTAGTTGTAGGCGACGGTGATCGCAATACGTCAAACGCTTCATATGTTTTATCATCTTTTTGTTTTAAGATAATCGCATAGCCTTCTTTAGAATTACTACCTGGTGCAGAAGTAACTAAGTAATCATGTTCTTTCGTGTTGTCAAACTGCCACCCCAACAAACCACTGTTATAAAGTTTAGTGCCATCTACTATATTACTATCAAAAGTAAAGTTGGTAGGTGCAATATTAATTGTTTGTGTGTTACTTCCTCCTGGATCACTAGGCACTGTGTCTGTTTCTAAAACAGGTTGTTCTTTAAATGTAGGTCCTACGATATAAGGATATACAGGAGTTCCGTCTACTTTTATAGTTAAAAAGTATGCATAGGTGCCATCAGGATAATCAGGGGTTACACAATAACGACCATTGTGTTTGTCTAAAGTTCCGACACCATCTAAATAATAATGATCTTCTATAAATGAACCAACAGGATAAACTGTATAATTGTATCCTCTTTCACTTAACGGTGATGAGTGTGTACGATAAGAAGATGTCATACGTACAGGTGTTGTTGTAGAATTTCCAGGAGTTTGGTAACCGAATGGTCCATAAATTGGATAACCGTCGTATGCGTAGCCTATAATCTTAGAGTGTCCATCTGCATGTCTCCAATGGTCTCCGCTGTAATTCGTGTTATTATAATAATTATTTTCTGTATAGACTCCGCTATTCCATTGGCTTAAAAACTTACCACTATGGTAATGATACTCACCATCTTCTTGTGGGTGGCCGTCACTCGCGTCTAATCCCAAATTTGTTCTGTTTACTATCGCGTTCCATTTCCAATTGCCTGGTGCTACGCCTTTTGCTGGCCCTGTGTCGTTTGTCAAATTCCCGTCAATAATTGGACTTACAAAAGTTACACCATTGGCTGCAATGCCAATGCCGCCTAGACCAATTTCTTTTGGGGAGCTTGTAGTAGTATTTGTACCAACACGTATATTAAACGTATGTTCAAAAGTTTTACTATTAATTCTATTAGGATTAGCATCACTAGGAAATACACCAAATGGTGCAGGCTTAGGTAAACCATCTGTATTAATTGTTAATAAAAATCCTGATTCACTTAAATGTCCTGATGTTAGTGAGCCATCTCCACTTACAAAAATACTTGTTACATCAAAGACTGTTTTAATAGTTCTTGTCCATTGTTCAATATTACCGGCTGACGTGCCGTCATGTACAGATCCAACCAACAGCGTAGATGTATCCTTGTTGGTTGAGATAGCCTGACCAAATCCAGTATTAGCCGGCTTGCCGGTAGGATAAAGTTGTTCTCTCAACGTAAATGGATTCTTCTTTTCAAGTACTGCCCATTTTCCTGTATCGTTATAGTCATCAATCCAAGCCAAATCCCCATCTAACCATCCATATCTAGGTCCGGCATCGCTATATAAATCACTAGAACTAGCATAACGAGAATTTGTTAATAATAAAATTTCACCGCGAGTCGGAGTCGGTGCTAAAGAATCTCCCAACCCGTTTAACGGTCCCACAGACGTGTTTGCGTGTAATTTTAAAGTATATGTTCTAGAAGAAAGTAAATTTTCTTTAACTTTATAAACACCACTGAAGTCAATTGACTGGTCTGCTGTGTTATAAAATTTTCTTAGAATAATATAATCACCTTCAAGAATTTTTCCAATTGGGTATGTAAATGTGACAGTTAATTCATTATTATTATCTTTAGCCACTGCTATAGGTGAATTATTTGCATTAGTAATCCTATACATTGCCCAATCTTTTGAATCTTCTTCAAATTGTGGCGGGTAACTATCAGCATTTGCTACCCAAATTTTGTCACCAATTTTTAAAGAATTTAAAAATTCTGTTTTTTCGGTAAGTTGTATTGATTCGCCTACACCGGATACTACAAAATTCTTACCTTTATAACTAGACGGCGTAATCTGTGAACTACTAAAGAATACTACGGAACCATTATATAATTGTACAGAATCATTAGTTGTATAGCTTTTTCTTCCGAGTAGTTCTGTTTGTATATCGATAGATTCTGTTATTGTTATTATGTTAGATGAAACCCAATCAGAAAGTGTTAATACAGAGTGCTCGGAGTCATCAGTTCTTACATGGCCCGCTGTAGGCAATGTTAGTCTGTTACTAATATTATCTGTTTTATGTTTAAATATATTTTTGCTATAATATAAAGGTTCTTGTGGTCGTTGATGCAAATCTTCAGGACGAACAGTGATGTGAATATCTTTATATTGCTCATCTGAGTTAATGAGTTCAATTAAATCAGGACTTTCTTTAAATTTATTTTCTTCTAAATATAGATCAATTGTCTGTGTACTGTCTACTGAACCATATTCACCAATTCTAAATGCCCATTCTTCATATAAGTCAATTGTTGTATCTAAAGCAGGAACTTTTGCTCTTAATAGTTTATTAACTACAGAACTTGTACCTTTTTCTTTAAGAAAACCTTGGTAAAATTTCTTTTGCGCCGTGTCGTCAATTTGTAAGTTTTCTAAATATCTTCTACTTTGATATCCTATTAGATTAGTGGATAACTTGTCTAGACTAGACATTCTAGCATCTTCTTCAACTTCATAAAAGCTTCTAAATTGGTCTGCTTTAGTATCTAAGTTAGGCAGTAGTCCTGTTTCTACTTTATCTAAAAGTTTCCATTTGCTAAAATCAAACTTACCCAATTCTGTTAGATCTGTAGGAGAATGACTTACGTTAGTGGCGTAAAATTTATTTTTAAATTTTATAATATCTCCTATCTGATAAGAATAATTAACATTCCAAACTTCTACGCTATCGTCTAGTAATATATAACCCGGTAATTGCTGTGTACCATCCCACAATCTTGTTTTATATCCAACTAACTTAATTCTGTTCTGTCTACTGCCTGTTGTTAAATTCCAAATAACATCCTTGAATACTGTTTCATTTTCAAGAATTAATAAATGTTCTGTTTGTATTGGATTTAAAGTACAAGCAAATATGCCATCCACTTCTTCACTTGAACTTAGTTGGAACATGTTATCTTCTCTATAATAGAAAAGATCTTGTATTGCTATTCTTTGTTTATTTTGGTTAATGACAGAAGAAGGTAAAATATTACTTACTAAATTGCTAACTTGTGTTTGGTTTAAGTTAAATTTGAAAGTATTACTACCAGCACTCATTGTTATTAATGACCCTGGACCAAAGTTGGCCTGAGTCCAGAATAAGAATTCCCTTGCTGAATTGTCCCAGTCTTCAATTTGGCCAAAATCATCGCTAACATTATCAAATACTAGGCCAACAGATTCTAAATATCTTCCATAACTTATAATGAAATCATATACATCTTGTATAGTGTTATATTCTGTTTTATAAGGTACTTTTGTAGTGGTGCTTTGAAAATCATCATGATGAAGTACAGTGATTCCTCCTTGTGTAGGAACTGTTGGTGTACTAGTTAAATATTGTCTATCATCATCAAAATTATTTGTTGCTGTAAACTCAGCGTTAACAATATAGAAAGTATTTTGACCTACTTCCACAACTTGACCAATAGCATATTCTTTACCTAGTTCATATGGAATTGAATCAAGTTGTATTCCTCCAACAGATACCTGTCTTGTATTACCAGATGTAGTAATACTTTTTAATATATTAAAATAAGGAGTATCAACTGAATAACCGTCAATAATGTATCCGGTGTGTGTTCTTTCAATTAACAAGCCTGAATAATTTATTTTTGCTAAGGGTTTGCCTTCAAGCAAGTATAAAGAATAATCTTCTTGTGGCACAAAAATGTCATTAGAAGATCTAGTAGGTGAAATTTGTTCTAATATAATTTTTAATTTTTCTTTATCTGTGAATCCGGCTATCTTATAAGCCAAATTAAGACTTAAAGTATTTAAATTTGTGTTAAGTTTTACAGTATCACTACTTAAATATTTTGCATGATCAACTAACCAGTTGCCATAACCAAGAGTATAATCAATTGATTTATCTGTATTAACAAACCCGTTTGTCTTTACGGAATTGGGAACAAGGAATAACCCTGTATCTTTGTCTACATAGTGCCCAACTAAATTTTTTGTTACGTTAGATACATCATACATCAATTCAAAATATTTTGCAGGTTTAGTTAATGCAAATAGTTTTTGCACTGCAAAGGGATAACTACTAGATCTCTTCCACGCAGTTTCAGCCGGGCCATCGTCCCCCGCTTTCCAATCACTAGTGGTATCTGTATCAATTACACCTGTAAGGCCTATCTCACGTGGATTTAATAGCGCGCCTGATGAATCTACTGGAATATAATTTGCAACCATTCCGGTGCGTTTATATTTGTCATAAGTGCCGGCATCAGGACCACTTACAATTTTACCATCTTCTAAATCTTGCCACAATATTAGGTTGTCTTTTGTATACGGTGCTGGCCCATACTCTTTCTCCCACCAACTCGGTTTCTCAAAAAAACCAAGCATTTCCCACGGATGAGAATGTGGGCGATCTGTATCATAAAAGTATTTGTAAATACCTCTCCAAGAACCTGGCAAAAATTCAGACGAGTTAAGTTTATTTTTTACTAAACTGTAATTCCACGTATAAGGATTTGATGAGTCATAATGTGTATTATCAGTATAGTTAACATTATTGCGGTATGCCCACTGTGACAAAAACGCAGATGTAATAATATTAATATCGTCTAATGTGAATGGCAGTTTTCTTATATGACCTGGTATGATTTCAAATTTACTAAGTAAATCTTTATTATATGTAGCCTTAATATTATTATAAATTTTCTTTTCTAATTCTAATAAAACGTCATCTTTGTAGTCCCCATACGCTGGAATAATAGAGCCATCGTGTCCTTGAATTGCCGATATCGATGTTACATAGGAATTATCTGTGTATTTTTTAGGAGTATATTTTGGATATAATCCTAACTTAGTTGGCGTTGGTGGTATGAAATTGCCAAGTGTCGTATTATATTCTACTAATTTAATCTTATCATTCGCTACCAAAGTAACAGAATCTGTCAATGTTACAAATGGTGTTGTTGTAGAAAAAGTGTAATCTTGATCTTTAATTAATAGTACATCATTGTGATAAATTAAAACAGCTGTTTGGCCTGGTGTAGTGTCGTTATATGTTCTTTTAAGTTCAAACTTTTTATTATCAATATCAAAAACAACATAAGTTGTTTCTGTATTATCTGTTGAAAATGGTACCATATCACTATCGTAATAAGGCATTGTACTATTTTTACCAGCAAACATTGTAATTAAGATTAAATCAACAAATGTTGCTGGATTGTCATTATATTGCAATTTGTCAGCTGTTTGAAGGAATAAATTCTTAAATTTATTATATTCTATTTCTGCGTGATCTATAGAAGCAAAGAAGTCATATTCGTTATTTGTTAAGATATAACCCGCCTTGGCCAAACTAGCAGAGTTTTGAATAATTTTTACTCCTAACGTATTAATATCACCGATGTCACGCAAATTATTATAACCAAAAAACACTCCGTCAAAATCCAAACTATTTTCAACACATGTTCCTACATGGTCTCTAATCTGGCCAAGCGTAAATGTAGTTGTTGTATCTAAATTATTAAGTGGGTTATTGTTTAGGTTAATCGGAATAGTATATGTTTCTCCGTCTACTAAAGTTTCAATTAAATCATCTGTATAAGATTTTATTACGACAATGTCTTCTTTAACTAGATCTCTAGTAAAGTTTATAAACTGTACGCCATCATTTACTACAATATAAAAATCTTTTGTAGTTTCAGAGTTATCACCTTTTACTTGTAATTTTCCATTAACCGTTACTATTAAATTTTTTGCAATTGTTTCTGCTTTTGGTGTTGTTGTAACTTTAAACTGCTTCAATTCAGTTCCGACAGAAATTGTTTGTTGGACAAATTGTCTACTTTCAAAAGGCGCCTTTGTCCAATTGTTAAGCACGTTATATTGTGTAATACTGGTTGACTTATGCAAGAATCCCTTTGCCAATCTTATATTAGCAGAAATATTATTCAAAACATCTGATGTATACACAAAACTATCTTTAATAATGTTATCGTGGAAAACAATATCTCCGATGTTATTAAAATTTCTATATGTTAACCCAAACCCTAACTCTGTATCCGCAACACCTGCCGAATTTATAGCGTAACTAAAAACAGTTGTTCCAGCAAATTTACTATTAGTATATGTAGAAAAACTATTACCAGCATTATCAAACATATCAAACAATGGGGCTTGGTTTAATTTTGACTTTATTTGTCCTTTTATCCATGCGTTGTTTTTATAATACCATTGGCTCCCGGCATTATTGCCCAATTTAGCAATTAACGTATTCCCTTCAACAGGGTCAGCCACTGTGGTAATTTTCTCTAAATGAATAGTTTCAACGCCGCCGATAGTTACGATTTGTATTTCATATATAAAACCATTAACAAATGAATCTTCATCTTTTGTGAAAACAATTTTTTGGCCTGCTTCAACAGCAACGCCATCAATAAAGGTGCCTGCTTTAGCCGAACCTTCTAAATTAGAAAACGCATCTGTAAAAAGAGTGTCAACAAGATCAACATTTGTTAACTTAGATACACCAAAATTATATAATTTTAGATCTTTATCAAATTCTATAATAGGGCGTTTTGCTCTTAAGGCTGAATTATACACTGGAACCGTTTTGTTATATTCCGCTGTTTTGGCAATGATATCTTCATGGAACCAGCGATTATTGTTACTCCACTGGTTTCCGTCAATTGATCCAGGTTTAATTGTGATATAATCCTTGCCTAAAGAATAGACATTACTTTCTGGTGTAATTAAACTATTCCATTCAATGAGTTCAATACTTTTACCTACATTTGCAACTATATATTCTTTATTATAATAAGTTGTGGGCTGGGTGTCTGCATGAGTAAATTTAACTTTCAACCCGTTAGTAAATTTTATATTTCCAGTGGTAGTAGTAAAGTTCTTTTTACCTAACACTTCTGAATCAATATTTAATTTATCTGTAATTTCAACAACATCAGGGCCGTCCTGTAACCAAAAATATCTTGCGTAACTAGTAATTTTATCTAAGTCAATTGGAGGGGTCCAGACATAATATTCACTAGAAAATATTTTATCATGATCAAAACTATTGCCGCCTCTTGATTTTACTGCATTGATTAAATCAATATATGTTGCGGCGTAGTCATATGCAGATTGTCCAAGAACGTGACTAGTTCCGGAGTGCAATCGGTCCGTAAATCGAAGATTAGCTGCATCCTTTTTAATGGTAAATGCAGGTTCTAACTGATAATTTGTTCTATCAGCAGTTGATTCTAATAAGTAACTGTCAGTAGTTTTAAAATTATCAACATCACGTCTACCAACGAATCCATTAACGATATCCAATGTTCCCGGAGACAGTAATTGATCCAAGGTTGAATTTAAAAATTTCTTATTAACTTCAGTTTGAAACTGATTTGGTAATAGATTAACAGTTTTTCTTATTGCCATGGTATTTCCTATGCACTTGTTACAATTGTGCCACTTGCTCTAATCTTAGATGCAGTGACAGCATCTATAATCTCAATATTATCTACTTTTACATCACTTATAAAAATTTCATCACTAGCACATTCAACTTCAAATAAACTACCAAAATTTTGGTTTGTGCCAGTAGGTACAATTAAAATGGTCGCTACGTGCGGCGCTAATTCATGATGAACAAACGCTGATAATTCTGTAAAATAAAAAGTATCTCCAAAATCCCAATTTTCGTCTTCAAAATAATCAATGAATGCGTCTACAGTTCTTGTTTTTAATTCAGAATCAGTAATTGGAGAATTTGGATTTTTTACTATTTTAAATTGTGCTTGTAAATTAGCATCTGCTTTACTACCAAATAATACCTTATATTTTACCGGATGAAAAATAATTTCATCACTCAACATTTTATATTCTAATAAACTACCAAATTGTGTTGCCAATTCTGTTGTAGTACTTGTTTCTGGTTTAGTAACAACACCTGTATTATCTTGAATATACCGCACAAACTGATCATTATATGATTGTGTTAAAATGTATAAATCAATAATATTACTCAGTCCTGGATTAATTCTTCTATCACTTGGTGAGTTGTGTTTATAATTAAAGTATAAGTCTTTTCTACCTACATATGTTAGATAATCTGTACTGTCTAAAAGAGTACTATCAGATGAATTATTAACTTTAAACTTCTTATCTAACGTCAAATATATAACTTCACCATCTTTAAAAATTGATGTGTCGGATGGTAAATTTGTTTCTAAATCATAATCTAAATTAATTGTTTTTTTAGTTAATCTATATTGTTGGCCACCGTCTGCTTCTGTAAATTTTTCAAAAAATACTAGTTTGTTATTTGGATTAACACTAGGATCAACAATAGATGTAAACTGATCAGGATTATCAGGTATACCGTCGTCGTCACTATCTAAGAAAGTAACTAGAACTCTGCGTGTATTAGTATTGCCTGTAAATTCTGTATCCAGCCCATAAATTTGCCAGATGTAATCTTCTTCTAATGCGTCATTTGCATCAGGCTTACTGTTCATTTTAAATACATTAACATAATCTATTACTGTTTGTCCTGTACGAGAATCATAAATTTTAAGTGAGTCATCAAAATAAAATCTTGTTTCTAAATCACTTTCAAAACTATAGTTTAATCCTCTATAAGTTGCTGTATACATCACGCCAGTACTTTTAAAACGAATCATCCAACTTGCGTCCTTACGCAATCCCGACGTGTCACCGGCATATCCAAATCCAAAGTTATCAGAAACGTTTAAATTTTCTGCTAATACAATATACCATTCTCTGTCGTTAAGATCAAAACGTAAACCAAATTCTTCGTGATTAAAGATTTTGTTTAACATTGCTGTTTCAATTGATGAAGACAAATCAGTGTCAAACTGTGGAATAATCTCTGCGACTTCTGCACCATCACCAATTTTCTCTGTTAACGTTACCGGGCCACTGCCATTTGACAAATTACCTACGCCACCATTCATACCGTCGCCTACAACATTTTTAATCATTGCCCATATAGAGCTAAATGTTCCTGGCGCGTCAACTGAGCCTGTATGCAAACTACCATCTGCTTTAAAGTATTTTCCAGATGGTGCATTAAACTTAACTAGTGAGTTATTTGTTAACCATTTTCTTGCATCAGGTGCTGATGACCCCAATGGCACAGGTGATCCAATATTATTTTTAAAATAACCTGTACTTAAATTGGTGCCGGTTGTTGATTGCTCCCACGTCGTGGTTGCAACTGTTATTCTAGAATATTTTTTATAATAGTATTGTTTACTACCAACGTCACGTAAGATGGGTTCTATTCTATCACGAATAATTCGCAATATGTCCATCTCGTTTACAAACTCAAAATCAAAGTTATTAGTAAATATTTCTTCAAATAATATTCCATCTTCACAAAATACATTTGTAGATGAATATTTTGCAGACGGATCTACAACATCCAAATAACGTGATATACCGCTGGATGTTCTGTTAACCGCTTTTGCTTTTATGATTTCATTTGTTGCCGTGACTGGGAATATATTATAATCTTCACCATTTACCATACGATTTTGTGTGTAATAGGCCTGCGGTGCATTTGTTCTAATATCTTCAATTGTTTCTCTTTCTGCCGCATTGTAAATCTGCTGTTGTAAATCAAATACCATGGTTAAGGTATGTGTTATATTATACTTGTTTAAATAAGTGACACTTAACGTAACACCTTGCATATCATCTGTATTAATATCATATGTTAATCCGTTACTTTGTCTAAAATAAGATCTAAAACCTCCCCGAGGCATATCTGAGAAGATACCATCTCCAAATATATATGAAATTTGATCCGCTTCGCGTGACGTTACACTGTATAATGTTCTTATATCTTTGGCCAAACTATTATATATTACATTATTGCCGACCACACTAGGAACTTGTGTCCATAATCTATACAAATCATTATTGGAATCTAATTCATATAGCCATACATCATTATTATTAACGTTACTGGTATTAATTAAAACTTGTCTATTAGGAATTGCTTGGTCAATATTGAAATCAGATGATCGTAGCGTACCTTGTTTGAAGTACGCAAAAAATCCCGTATTGTCACTGCCATTGCCCTTGCCATCACTCCTATATAGAAAACCAAAAGGCGCAACATTGCTAGGTGCTTTTTCATATATAAAATCTGCATTTTGAAAAGTGGCACTAACTATTTCAAAATCTATGTTTACTCCATCAATATTAGTTGTGAATGGAAACACAGGGATAGTTCCAGATGGTATATTAATTTCATATTCTTCTGTTAATATGCCGTTCAATGTTTTAGAACTGTTAGGGTTTCCTATTCTCTGAGAATTTACCATTGCGGCATTAAGTATTAAATTAATTTGTTCAGTATAATCTACATTGTTGGGGTCATTCCATTCAATTCTACTATTTGCTAGATTTTCACCATTGGAATCATAAACATCTTCTGTTGTAGAAATGCTTGATAATTTTAATAATCCACTAGCATTTATACTACGCTTTGCGTTATAACTTACTAGTCTAGCAAGTCTTAAAATACTTTCTCTGCGACTTGCAGTTGCTAGGAAATTTTCTCTAGCATTTAAATCTACTCTGTAACTAATGTTTTGTGTTACATACGCAAGTAAGTCAATTAATGCTATAAATTCTGAACTTTCAATATAATCATTAAAATCTTCAGGATGATATGTTTTGATATAATCAATCATTGACTTACGCAATGTTTGGAAATCATAACTTTCAAAATCAGCATTAATAAAAGATTGGTATAACACTTGCCAATCTTCTGCGCTATATATATTATTTTGTCGTGTTGTTAGTGCCATTATACTGTACTCAATGTAGCTCGGGTTGTTTCTGTATCAAACTCTATTAACAAATGTTCTATTATTTGGTCCGGAATAAATGTCAAATTTAATTCTATTATTAAACCCTGTTCAACTTGTCTGACTACAATATCATTTCCTTCTATTCTTGGATCATATGCCAGAATCGTTTGTATATCCTGTCTAATTGTTTCAATTGTAGTCTCATTCAAAGGCTCATAAATCATATCCCAAACTATAGAGCCGAAATCAGGTAACTGTAATTTCTCTCCCTTTCTTATATTAAAATGGTTTGTAAGATCCTGTTTAGCAATATCAAACCCGGTTAATGTGAAAGAATTAGAGAACTTTTTACCTTGTGTATTGAAGCCTTTGTATGTAATCGCCATGCTAATATTTAGTGTTTTTAATAATATGCTACTATTAACCTAGGTAGATTAATTACTACTATCAGCAATATGTGAGGTGGTTCCTGCTTTAGGTTCCTTTTTCTTTGATTGGTTAATTCTTGGATCTGGCTCGTGCATCGGAACACGTTGCATTGCGGTATAATAAGAGTAACTACCATCAACAGCATAGCGTTTACCGCCGTGTGTGTTGGATTCTCCCTTGTTTACCCAGTTATTTTCATATACAGGTACCTTGGTTGGTTCTTCAGCAACGTTGCCTGCTTCTGTGTTGAGTTTTATAGGGTACTTAGCACCGCCGCCACTTTTAACATAGATACATGCTGTACTTGTAACACTGATTGCTTCTTTGCATGTAATGTTAAACCAACCTGTCGACGACATGTTAAATGTGCCGGCCGCATATGTTTTCATGTTACCATTGACATATATATGTGCGTGGCCCTTGCCTTCAACCCCGGCCGGATTTGTTTCAATTTTAAAATTATGGCCTGCTAAAATATTAACATCTTCACCTGCTTGTATATTAACATCAACATCTGCTAACATATTAACATTTCCTTCTGCGTGAACGCTAATATCTCTAGCACTAAACACATCTACTGAGCCATCATTTCTTAATTCTGCCCAAGCACTGCCACTTGCAGTTCCTAAGTAAATTGTTCCACCGTCATCACTTAGTAAAACTTGGTGTCCTGTTCCTGTGCGTAGTCTAATAAGTTGGCTAAGGCCTTGTTGATCACCGTCGTCCATAACAAATGTATGTCCAGACTTTCTATTATAAGGCCAATCATATCCTGTACTATTTTCAGTAATTAAACCTTGTTTAATGGATCCATAATCATAGTCCAATGGTCCAGGTGTTGAAATACCAAATACGTTAGAAGGACTTTCACGCTGGGCACTTGACGTACTAATGCCTCTGACATAATCTGCCTCCAATCCTTGTGCAAGCAATGTATCAAAAAGAGGATGCACCGGCTTTTCAACATTCTTCCAAGCAGTGGATTTATCAAAACTTTTTACTTGTAACTTATTATACTCTGCAACAGGTACTTCAAAATTTGGTGATGTGATGCCTGCGTTCGTTGTAGACTTAGACTTTGCAAATGCCGGGGAGGCTGCTATACCTGGCACCATATGTAACATCAATGCATCAGGTATATAAGAAATAATATATCCATTTTCAAGTATTCCTTCTGCAAAGACCACCATAACTTGTGTATCAATATCAGGAGTAGGCAACCACATACCATAAGATTTAGTGGTTGTTTCATATTGGCCTGCAGATCCTACATCTAAATTATTTGTTCTTCCGTAAAACGGCAAGGCTAATGAACATAATATTACATTACTTTCTTGTTCTGTTTTATCGTATTTAGAGTGGGGATTTGACGTCCGTTGTTCGGCCAATGCTGGAATATAAACACCAATACGATTCATACCACTGTCGTCGCCATAGCCTTTTACTATTCCTATATAAGGACCTGGATCTACTTTTGCAGAATAATCACGAGAACTCGTTGGAAGGCCGGGTGTTGGCTTTTTTGGTTTATTATTATAATCTGATTGACCAGGCATTGTGTTTTCCTGTTATTAGAATCCGCCACCACCGCCGGTAGTCGTAGATTCTTTTTCTGAAATAATATCTAATAAGTAGCCAGTTTTTTTCCAACTTGGTACATTATTTCCATATTTATTGTGTATAACCTCATTTTTTTCACTTGCTGAGTTTCCGCGTTCCCAGGCGTGTGCCAATTGTGTGCCGCTTAGTACGGCGGCTGCGGCCGCAACACCTGCTCTAATAATTCTACCAGCCGGATGTAACGATGCAACGGCAAGAACCCCTGCTCCGGCGGCAAGGCCTGCATTAATGATTGTTTGTCTTTCTACACCCATTATTGTATCATTGTTTGCTACAGTAGTTTGATCCGATGTTTCATATGTACTAATATTAGGATGTCTATCTAATGCCACTGTTCCTACGGGATTTCCTTGAGGAGTCGGTAATACCGTGCCACCAGTGGTGGTCACAAAGGACGGCGATGATCTATATTGTTCAACCGGTCCGCCAGCACTAAAGGATGGCGATGATCTATATGGTTCAGCAGGTGAACTATTACTAAATGTGACAGGGCCAGAGGCATCTGCGGGATTAGGTCTAATTGGTGTTAATTCACTACCAGTAGTAGACAATTCTGATGCAAGTGTTCCTGATGATTGTGCTATGCTGGGAGATCCAAATCTACTTGCTTCAGATGCTCTAAATTCTGCCGCGGTTTGCGGCCTATTTTGTAACGCCGCTGTATTAAAATCTGCGTGGGGATTTACAAAGTTTTTGCTAGAACTTGTTTCTGTAACTGGAAATGGGCCTTCAATTCCCGCAAATTCATTGTTTACTTCTATTGCTTCTGCAGTTAATTGCCTATTCTTCATTTCTTCTTTTACTGTCAATGGAGTTCCTGCAAACTCATCTGCATCCATTGGTGTCGGTGCTACTCCAGTGCCGCCAAATGCATCTAAGCCTACGGCGGCTTCATTAGCAACTTCTGCAGAACCAGGTGTTATTAACTGATTAGCAGCTGCTTTAGCATCTTCAAAATCATAATTGTTTGCTTCATCATTAGACATTAATTCTGTATTCTTTTCAGGATTATCAATATTTTCACGCCATTGATTATAAATTCTTGTTGCTTCAATAGTTTGTGTAAATTCTCCACCTTGGAAAACACTGTTAACCTCCCATACTCTATAATAACCAGATAACGTACTACCGCCGGCACTGCTACTAAAGTCTGCTAATCCGGTCGCTTCATCATAATCTCTAGGTGTTTTGAATAACAAATAAAAATGTGCATCATCTAAGTCACATAATATTGCACCATTCTTTGGATCATGGCCGTTTGTACCGCCTCCTGCTCCAGTTTTATTAGGAGTTGCCATTGACAATACACCATCCTGTTGAATATATCCCGGATCCCCTACTATTTCCATAGTTACCGACATCATGTCCGATCCTGGTGTTCTATATAAGTTTTCCATTAAGGTTGCGCCGGTTCTTTGTTTACTTGTTGCGTGTGGATCTTGAATAAACTTTTTAGACTTCGGTTTAATGTTTTGGCCACCTGCTACTTTTGATTGTTGGTCTTGCCTATTCCCCGCATCTGGTGCAACATTCGACTCCTCCTCTGGTATTATAGCCTGATCAGCGGATGCATTGCCTGTTGCAACCCCTGCCATAGCTAATATAAAAGAATTATTAAAGGTTAAATCTAAATTTCTAATATCTAAATTTTGGCCACTGTAAATATAATCATAACTTCTTGCAACATTGCGTACTCCATTTTGTCCTGGCTTAGCCTTGCCTCCGGTGACTTCTGGATCTACTACCTTATAGGGATCAATTTGTATAAGGGTGTGTCTAGCATATTTGTTACGTATGTTATCGAATTCTTTTAATATTTTAACATATGTAATCTTAAACCAATCTAATCCTTTGTTGGGATCCTTTAAAACTTCTTTTGCTTCAGATACTTTTCCTAATGGTTTATTATCTGCAAGTTGGTCGGTAATATATGTACTATCACGTATTACTTTTTCTACTAATGATAGCATAGATTGTCCTGGGGCAGATATTTCTATTTTATAATCCGATCTTTCACCATAATATCGTAACGCAGAATCGTTCTTAAATTTTTCTTTTGGAGGCGTTTGCCTTCCCCTCTCGCCACGTGCGACTGTTTCATGACCGCTTGGAACCACTTTAAGTAACGTCTGCTTTGCTACATTAGGAGATATTTTTGCAGATTTTAATCTGTTAGCGGCCGGGCCGCCTCCTGTTCCTATTCTAAATTCTATACTGTCAGCAAACTCCTGTGTTTTAGGAGCCCAAGTTCCTGCTTCATTTGGTTTTATTCCTGCGGTAAAACTGCCGGTAGTTCTATCTGTTTGTTCTCTATTAAACTCTTTTTCTAGATGTTTAAAAATATCTTGAATTTGTTTTCCTTTTATTGTTTTTAAATTAAGACTTTGTGTTATCGGATTATTATCTGCTTCCAAAACCGCCATCATAATAAATTCAAGTGAATAATTTGTGCCTTCTGCAGTAATATTAAAATCTAAATTTGCTATTCTAACAGGAATCCAACGTGTAGCAGGTTTTATACGTACATTTTTGCCTTCCTCATCATAACCTAAAAAATCAATCTGAACTAACAACGGCTTTTCTGTCCAATTCCCTCCATCTTCAGTTAACACTTCATGAAATCTATCTAACAGTGTGGTTCCGGTTGGTTCAACTACAGCCATACTTAGATCCATAAGGTTAGTTGCTCTAGAATTAGAGTTCATACCCATTAATCCAGAAGTTGTCATTGATTCAATGTAAAAATCTAATTCAAACTTAGGATGCCTTGCCGGCAGAATTTCTGAACCATCATTAAGTATACCACCTGAGGAAAATAATGTATAGCATATTTTAGGTATATTTGCATGTGCCCAGTCCCAACTGCCTTTCTCTGCTAAATCATTATAATTCTGCACAGTTTTGAAACTTAATAAACTTATTTTATAAGTGTAGTTTGTAAACTGGTGTAAAATATTGTCAGGTGCTGGTACAGGTTTATCTGCTACAACTTGTAGATTAGGATCACCATTTGTCATGGTATTATAACTCCAATGATCTTCGCAACGTGGTTATTTTTGGAACAATAATAGTTACCCCTGCAATAAAATCAAAAACTGGGTCAATTAGTGTATCTGGATTTCTTACTGCAAATACCCACCATAAGTTGGCATTATTATAAATTTCATGCGCCAACAAATCGGGTCTATTAGCATACTTCTCTTCAATTCTATATTCTAAATCATCATCTTCAAAAGGAAAAGATCGCTTTCTCATTATTCCTAATTTATTATTAAATGATGTTGTTAGATAGTAAGGACTTTCTGACAAATAATTAACTTTTGGCATTATATAAATCCTCCTTCACTATCACTTCCAAGTAGATCGCCGTTGGCAAAGCTCTTCAATCCGAAACGTCGAGAAGTAGCTTTTCTTGTATATGTGGGTTTGGCTGTAATTGTTACAGTAGTACTAGCAGGCATCATTGTTTTACCATCTGTTGTTCTAATATAATCAATTGTACCAGGTAGTTCCATTGTAAATGTCTCTATTACCACAGGAACGTTTGAAAATGCATAATCCCCAAATCCATTTAATTTCACAACTGGCGGTGGTGTGCCCGCAATTGGATCTTTATCTTGGCCAAAAAACATTTTGGTAACGGTTCTTAAAAAATGTAACACAGCTCTAAGATAGTCAGCTTCTGCTGAACTATTAGCTGTAAATTGTCCTGTAATTTGGATAGATCCAACTTGGTGGCTATCAAACGTAGGATGATCATAATTAGAATGTGTTAGTCCGGCCGCACCGTACGAAGCATTATGCTGAACAAATACCGTAGGTGTATATGGAAATATTATTCCTTTAGACGATTGTAGGGGACCCAAAACTGGTCCGCCTAATAACTCAATACCAATAGTTATTTTTGTTCTCCAATCTTCTTTAGGGGAACTGTCGAAACCTACCTTAGGAAGAGTTGAACTACCAAATAACACGCCACCAAATGGAATTGTTGCCATAAAAATATTTCCTATTATATCTTTCTATTTATTTGACTTTTTAATATGCGTGTATTATAATAAATATATTATGGAGCATTTATGACAAATACTAGAAACGTATACCTAAGAAACAAAGATATTTTAGAAGAAATACACAAATCAAAAAATAGTTATAGTAGTTACGTAACACCTGAAGATGCAGATTACGATATTATCGTACTAGATATTAAAAAAATAAACATACGATCAGCCGCACAAGCAAAACGTAATAAAGCATCTAAAATTGCAAAAGAAAACCATGCAAAAGCAGTAGAAGAAAACACTACTCGTAAAAAACCTCGATTAATCGACTTTACTGTCAACTGGAAAAAGATTGCTAAGGAAGATCTCGTATTTAGAGTCATGACCTTTGATCATATTCCTTTACAACATGGTAGAGTTAAAACACCCAAAACGGTAGCAGACCATTATGAAAAACTTACATTCCCTCCATATCAACACTTTCGTTATGATGAAACAGGCGAACTTGTCTGTGTGGGCAAAAGTCACTGGATTGGTGATCTAGAGAATGGTAAGTTTAGTAAGGACCATGGGCAAATGACTGATAATCTTGGCCGCATGTTTATAAAACTTTGTGATCGCTATGGCACAAGATCTAACTGGCGAGGATACACATATAATGATGAAATGCGTGGCGCGGCTGTTTTACAACTAATTCAAGTTGGATTACAGTTTGACGAGTGCAAAAGTCAAAATCCATTTGCATATTATACTGCGGTTATAACAAATTCATTTACTAAAATTCTCAATATGGAAAAGCGTAATCAAAACATACGTGATGATATTTTAGAGATGAATGATATGAATCCAAGTTATACAAGACAGAACGCAAGATCTTGACAAATTACTTTAAGTTTAGTATACTAATAAGAATGTATGAGTAACGAAAATCTATTTAAAAAAGTAGCAGTTTGTACAGATATACACTTCGGAAATAAAAGCAATTCAACTATACACAATCAAGATTGTGAGGATTTTGTTGACTGGTTTATAGACACGGCGCATAAGAACGACTGCGAGACTTGCCTATTCTTAGGCGATTGGCATCATCAACGAGCAAGTATTAACGTCCATACGTTAAACTATAGCCTACGTAGTTTGGAAAAGTTAGGCAAGTCTTTTGAGAAGTTTTATTTTATTACAGGCAATCATGATCTGTACTACAGAGATCGTCGTGATCTAAACAGTGTTGAATTTGCTAGTAGATTTCCTGGAATTTCCATCGTAAATCAAACAATTAACGAGGGCAATGTTGCTATTGTTCCGTGGTTAGTGGGCGATGACTTTAAGAAAATTAAAAAACTTAAAGCAAAATATATCTTTGGACACTTTGAACTGCCACACTTTTATATGAACGCTATGGTACAAATGCCAGACCATGGCGAACTTTATGCTGACGACATGTCGCAAGCAGAGTATGTGTTTAGTGGACACTTCCATAAGAGGCAACAACAAAAGAACGTAATTTACATTGGTAACTGCTTTCCACACAACTATGCTGATGCTTGGGACGATGAGCGTGGTATGATGATGTTAGAATGGAATGGTGAACCAGAGTTTGTAAGTTGGCCCAATGCTCCTTCATATAAAACATTAAAACTATCGCAACTGTTGGAAAATCCCACACAGTATTTAGACAATAAAACATACGCAAGAGTAACAATGGACATTGATATTAGTTATGAAGAGGCAAACTTTATTAAAGAAACATTTACTAGAGATCACAATGTTCGTGAGTTAAGTTTATTGCCAAACAAAGAGAAGCAGGACCTTGATATTATTGACGAGGATATTGAACTTAACTTTGATAGTATTGACTCTATTGTTATTGATCAATTATCAAACATTGAAAGCGAATATTATAATCCACAAACGTTGTTAGAAATTTATAGGAACATTTAGTGTGTTAAAACTGACTTCCCTAACAGTAAAGAATTTTATGAGTGTGGGTAACCAAACTCAAGCGGTTGCTTTGGACAGACAAGACCTCACACTTGTTTTGGGTGAAAACTTAGACTTGGGTGGTGATGACGCAGGTGCTCGTAATGGCACGGGTAAAACTACTATTGTAAATGCTTTGAGTTATGTGCTGTATGGGCAAGCACTAACTAATATTCGCAAAGATAATTTGATAAACAAAACAAATGCCAAAGGTATGTTAGTCACTATTGAGTTTGAAAAAGATGGTATGCGTCATCGTATTGAGCGTGGTAGAAAGCCAGGCGTGTTAAAATATTATACGAATGATGACGACGACAACTTAGCACAAGGCGAGAATAAAGAAACGCAAGAAGCAATAGAGAAAGCAATTGGTATGTCGCATACAATGTTTAAGCACGTTGTGGCACTTAACACATATACTGAACCGTTTCTTGCTATGCGTGTTTCGGATCAGCGTGAAGTTATTGAGCAGTTACTTGGTATTACATTACTATCCGAAAAAGCAGAAAGACTTAAAGAGATCGTAAAGCAGACTAAAGATTTTATTACTGAAGAAGAATACGCAATTAAGGGTAAACAGCAAGCAAACGAGAATATTGAAAATACTATTAAAAGTTTGCGTATGAAACAAAAAGCGTGGGTAAAATCTCGCAACAAAGATGTTGAAAAACTAGACAACGCTGTTAAGGAACTTGAATCAGTTAATATCGAAGAGGAAATAGCACTACACACTAAAAAATCAAATGTAGAGCAGTTAGAGTCTAAATTACGTGGCTACAATAGAGAAAAATCCACCTCTGAAAACTTATTATCCAAATATAACAAAGAGTTAGCACGTTTTGAAAGTAATATATCCAAGACAGAAGATAAAAAATGCCATACTTGCGGGCAGGCGTTGCATGATGAAATACATCAAAAAATGCTTGCAGATTTGGAAGAACAAATAAATGAACATAAAGAATCTATCAAAAGCGAAGAAGGTAACTTAGCAACTATAAACAAAAAGATAGAAGACATTGGCGATATTGATACTATCGCTGATACTTTCTACGAGGATATTGCTAGTGCTTATAAGCATGATAGTAGTTTAGAACATTTGCGTAATACTTTAGTAGAGAAAGCAGACGAGGATGATCCTTACGAATCCCAAATTGAGGATTTACAAAATTCTGTTTTGCAAGAGATTAATTATGATAAATTAAATGATCTAGTGTCTCTTAAAGAACACCAAGAGTTTTTAACAAGATTGCTTGTTAATAAGGATTCATTTATACGCAAAAGAATTATAGATCAAAACTTAGCCTTCTTAAATAAGAGACTGAGTTACTATCTAGATAAAATTGGATTGCCTCATACTGTAATGTTTTTAAACGATTTAAGCGTCGAAATTACAGAGTATGGGCGTGATCTAGACTTTGATAATCTCAGCAGAGGCGAACGAAATAGACTTATTTTAAGTCTATCTTGGGCGTTCAGGGATGTCTGGGAACACTTATATGATAACATAAGCCTACTAGTTATTGACGAATTAGTAGATAGTGGCATGGATGCACTAGGTTTAGAAGGTAGTATAAGTATACTCAAGAAGTTTTGTAGAGATAGAGGCAAAAGTGTGTTTCTTATCTCTCATAAGGACGAACTGGTCGGGCGTGTACATAGCGTCCTCACAGTTACAAAGGAAAATGGTTTCACAAATTATAGTGACGATATAGAAATCATGTAAATATATTTACATATTAAGGAGTAATAAAAATGTCAACAATTCATGAGCAAATCTTAGAGCGAGTCGAAACATATGTCAGCGAATCTTCAAAGTTCGAAGATAAAGGCGTAAAAGCGGCGGCCGCTCGCGCTCGTAAAGCGTTAGGCGAAATTGGCAAATTAGCCAAATCACGCAGGGCAGAGATTCAAGACAAAAAGAACGCAATGTAATTAATGCCTAGCAAGCAGAAAATAAAAGGCTCCACGTGGGAGCGCGATGTTGCTAAACATTTAACCGAAATATACGGCGAAACGTTTATTCGTGTTCCGCACAGTGGTTCCTATATTGGGGGGTCTAATAAAGCGAGAAAGGAATATCTTCATGAAGGACAAATAAGATCTTTCAAGGGAGATATAGTACCAGGTCCAAGTTTCCCTTTACTTAATATTGAGTGTAAGGCATACGGCGACTTTCCATTCCATCATTTATTTTCACAGGATGTGAATAAGTTAGATCAATGGATAGAGCAATTATTAGAACCTGCAGACGAAAACGACTTTAACATACTAATAATAAAAATCAATAGAAAAGGCAAATACGTAGCAATTGAAAACAAATACCCACCATTTAAATTTGACAGGCACATTAATTACAAAGGTTGGATTTTTTGCGACTATGATATGTTTTGGAGCAAAAATGCTGACCGTGTTAAAACATTCTCAAGTAACCCAACCACATATAAATCAAGACTATCATCTAAAAATTAAAGGCAACACACAGGCACACATAATATCCACAATGCGGCTAAGACCCGCTCTCCTTGACGGTGTAGCAAAGGCACATTGAGATTCCGGAGATGATACAAACCACTATAGCATGGGCTAAAAAGACGAGGGTAAGAACCTCGCGTCTATTATTTGTTGAAACTGTAGCATTTAGTAGATACCGTTTGTTGGCGTGATAGCCAGGAGACTGTGGTAGGGAGTACAGGACAACCGCTTCCACGTCGTTAGATAATCCACAACAGTTTATAGGACAAGACCGAAGGAAAAAGTCAAATCCACACTTCACCCAGTCGGGTGGAGTGTGAGCAAAACTTCAGGAAAAAATTAAATAAAAATAACAATGTTAAATATAAAAAAGACTTTTCAAATTATACCTAGTTCGAGCGAAAGCGAAGAACTAGATGAACGTAGTTCATCTCATAATGCAAATAAAAATATCAACTTACTTCGGTAAACAAGAAACTCGTGATGTAATAATAAACAATATATTCCTTGATAATGTCGAGCTATGGGAGGAGAGTCAGGCGTTACAAGACGGATTTTCTCTTTATATTGAAAATGGAAAAGAGCATTGGTTCATGTCACGTAATACTCGAATCTGTCTAGAAAAAACCAATTATAATTCGATAGATTTAGAATGGAAAATTGTCGATAAAAAACCGAAAGTAATTAAAAAAATTCTAAACGCATATCTGCAAAGAAATAATTATAAAGATTTATATTCTATAGACGAGGACTGTGATCGATTCAAATATATTCTTTATAAAGATAACGGAAAAATAGTTGCTATTACAAAGTTACTCAATTACAGTAATGATGTAGAAACACATTTCTTTATTTGGAATTACCATAATCCTGATTTACATTTAGGTACTATTAGTTTAGAGCATGAAATATGGTGGGCAAAACATAACGGATACAAGTATCTATACACTGGCCCGGGATATGAACAGAGCAGTATTTACAAATCCCAATTTCCTGGATTCGAATGGTGGACTGGTATGGAATGGAGCGACGATGTTGAAATGTATATTAAGTTATGTAAACGCGACAGTAAAATAAGAAGTTTTAAGGCGTTAACTTCTTTAGATCCTCAGGAACTTCCTTAAAACGCCAAAGCGTAACCCACTCTAAGTAATCTGCGAATGCTTGTCAGAGAGCGCAATTTTATTACTCGGAATAAGTGTATAAAATGGGTTCATAGTTTTATATCTGCCTCATAAATAGTTAAAACTATTTATAATGATATAAATAGTTTTATATAACCTTTTCGGACGGCAGGTTATTTCAAAAGAAAGTCCAAATTTCGTTTAACAAATGAAAGGAGGATTATTATGAACGAAACCGATTGGACCCCGGCAGAAGCCGTAGAAAAAATAGAAGAACTAAAACATTGGATTAGAACTTTTATTGTCAAAGAATTTCCCGAGTTAGATAACTTACCAGTATGTCCATATGCACCCCCTGCATTGGAAAATGACACAGTACGAATAAAAGTAGTCAATGACAATCTTTTAGAAAAATTAAAAGAATATGTTGACAACTGGACAGATCGTGATGACCGTGGTAATGTTGAAGTATTAGCGGTTATAACACCCACTGACAGGTATACGGTTGAAGAATATCAAGACATTTCAGAAAAAATTAATGAATATGCAAATCCATTAAATTTAGCGATACTTGATGACCATCCGGGACATATAGAACAAATTGGTGATTTAATGTTTAATTTTGGCAAATCTGCATTAGTGTTAATGGCACGATTAGATGTATTAAATAACGCATCAGTGCAATTGGCAAAAAATACAAACTATTATAAAAATTGGCCTAAAGAATATTTAGAATGGGTTACACTTTGGCGATTTGATGAAGTTCCAGAAGAATTTAAAAAATATGTCGAGTAACCAAGCAAGAAATAATTCACAAGGAGAATAAAATGAGCTCATTTTTAATCTGGCATATACTAGCCATTTGTACAGTGATAGCAATATCATTTGGAATAGGTTACAACGTAGGCAAAAAAACTAAAATGCATATAAAAGTCATTTAGTTTTTAATCCGACACCAGGCGACGCCTGGTATATTAATACTTACGTTAAATTATTTAAATGCAGGGCCATTTACCAGCTTTCTTGCCTGCTTTGTAGCCGATGAATAGACTGAATATTGCCCCAAGTAATCCTAAGCCTTCATTCTGCTTTTTTTCGTTCTCTTGTTCCATTAGAAATATGGTAAACCTGATTGTTTTGTTGTTTTCATATGTTCTTCAATAATGTCAGAAAGTACTTTTCTTTCCTTTGCGGAAGTGTTGAACATCTCATTGATAGTAAATCCACCTCGCATATGCCATGCAAAACTGTATATTTCTTTTTTTATGGCTTCTACCTGATTTTCGTAATTAGTAATTAACTCTAATATTTCTTCGTATTTTAATGATAGAAGCCTTAGGCGAAAAAATTTGCGTAATCAAAAATTATAGGACTAGTAAACTCATGGGAACATTCAGGGCATTTTACATCAATAGGGTCTAATACTGTTTTGTCTTTAATTTCTTGAATAGCGCCTGTAATTTTTTTGAATAATCTTACACTAGAATTATTAACAAAATTAATAATTTCTTCTTGATCATCAACCATAGTGCCATCTGGAAGTTCAATTGCTTTAACACCTGAAGAAATAGCGTTGATGTTTATATCGGTCATTGTATTTAGTATTTCATTATACATTTCTTGCTTTTCTTCTTCTGTTTTTTCCTCCATTGAACCCACTGCCTCAATTGCACGTTGTTCTTCGAATGTGCGTCTTTGAATTAACGACAAATCCAAATAATTTAATGGTTTAATATGTATTTTAACTTGGCCATAAGGAATTAAGATTTGTTCAGGTTCAAAGGATATATCACCTAGTTTATTAATATAATATTCTAAACCTATTTGATAATCAAATTTTTCTTCACATTTAGGACATGAAAAATTCAATTCCATGTCATTACCATAAGACGCAATTCGAATTGCTACTAAAATGAAATCAATATCAGTAGCAGGTACTTGCCATGGATCTTTAATAGCAGGAACACAACTTTTTATAACTTGTGCAATTGCTTCACCTGATATCAAAGCATCAGGCGTTTTAAGTACAATGTCATCCTTGGCTGTCATAGCAAAAACAGGAATCTCGCCGGATTCGGAAATTTCTATAGATCCTGCAGGATAAAATTTACCTTCGTTAGGTAATGAGATATAAATCTCAGGTTGGCGATAATATTGTTCTAATAAACTACTCATTTGAAATCCTCAAAATTTGATGTATAAATAATATAGCGATATTTACCTTATTTTATAATATACGCATATTATTATGGCAGACGACGACGCAATTTTACGAGAAACCAAACGATCTATAGATGCGCTATTTAGAAGTGTCTCTGACTCTGCGGATCGTGCGTCTACAGAGTTAAATTACATTTCGCGAGTTGCGAGGGTTTCTGGAAAACAAATATCCTATGCTGGTGATAGTGCAGAGGCATTTGGAGAAGCATTAAACGGATTGACCAAATCTCTCGGCGGTGCCGCTGTAGAAATAACCAAGGCCGGCATGACCTTTTCCGCAAGCGCCGGAGCAATGGTCATTGCGATGGGCAATATAGATAAAATTGTTAAAGATGGAAAACTAACTAAGCCAGATTCAGATGGAGATGACAAAGATAAGGATGACGATCAAGGTGGTATTATGTCTGCGATCGCGGGAGTCTTTAAGTCGATTCTTGCCAAGGTTCCTTTTATGGCCGCCGGCGCTGGGTTGGGCGGTGCCGCGGGAGCTAGATTCGGCAGCGCCGGTGCGATGGTAGGTTCTGTTGTGGGCGGCGCCGGCGGCGCGGCGCTCGGAATTGCTGAAGAAGTGTACGGCGGATATTTAGATGGACTAAACGAGATAACCACAGCAGGTATACCTTTTGGTAGAAGTCTAGAAACGTATGCGAAGGCCATCACAACAACAACTTTGACACAAACAGAATTTAATGCTTTAATGAAAAGAAATTCTGAAACATTGTCTATGTTTGGAGGAACAGCACAACTAGGTGCTGAAAGATTAGTTACTTTAGGTGGCGTACTTTCAGACGTTGGCCGACGTCATACAACATCCGGAATGTCGTTTAGACGCACAATAGAATTGATGGGTATGGATGTAGAAGATGCATTAGAGTTATCGGCAACCATGCTGAATAATGCTTCTCTGGCTGATAGCACTCGTTCGTTATCTGCTCAAGAGCAAGCAGATATGACCGGTGATTATATATACCAATTATCACAGTTAGAAGTACTCACTGGTAAGAGTAAAGATCGGCTAGCGAAAGAACAACAAAAATTGGCATCTGACGCGCAATTCCAGGCGGCTATTATGAACATGGGCCCAGAACAACAGGCTGCAATGACAGACGGGCTCAAGAAGGCAATGGAAACAGGCGGCCCGGCGGCCGCTGAGATCTTTAAAGCCAGAGTTGCAGGTGTTGTTCCGAAAGGTAAAGAGGCTAGAATGATGATGGCTACTCCGATGGGACAAATGTATAACGATCTAGCCTCAGATATGTTATCTGCTGGTGATGGCGCCGGCGAGATTTTTAACGCAAGTCTAGGCAAATTAGAAGACGCCATAGAAAAAACAAGAGATACTTTTGCTCCTTTAGCCGCGGCTGGCCAACCGATCGGGTTAGCATTGTTCGAAGCTGCACAGGCAACCACTACAAAATTTAATGCAATTCAAGACGCATATGCCAAACATGCCGGGATAGTTGATACAGAATCAGTAAACTTTTCGACAGCATTTGAACATTTTTATGATCAAGCAATGGGTATTGACGCAGAAATTGTCGACGGGAAACTCGTAGGAACGATTGGTGATGCAGCTACCCAACTAACAACTGATATCAGAGTTCTGAAAGACGAGATAGCAGTTGGCGCCAGGGAATTGTTTTTGGATACTATCTTTAACGCTGATGATGGACTGATCAATTGGGTCCAGGGACAATTAAGTGATTTAAATGAAAAAACGGGGTTTGATGAAGAACTTTCAGCTGAGATAATAAAACTACAAGACGAAGGACTTGTATCTTACAGAACTATTCCAAGAATGGCAGGTACATTAGGTGACAAAATTACAGGTTTTATGAAAACATCTATAGATCTAATTCAAGAACAGTATGACACAATGCATGAAATGTTTGGCGGGACTGGAGATCGCGTCGACATAAGGAAGGATGTGCTGGGTGGTACTTCGGAAGCAAAACCTACAGCAGTAGTAAAACCAAATACTCCACCACCTGGTACACCAGTAGCAAAACCAAAAGTAGCAACATCAAGTGCAGATGCGCGCCATGCAGGACTTTCCACAAAGATATCAGCCTTGGCCGAGGCAGGCATAGCACAAACAGGTGAATCTGCTACTGGGGCAACTGAAGCATCTAAAAGCTTGTCAGATACCGCTAATGAAAACTTACAAGAAGTGAAAAAGCAAACTCAACAATTGGATAAACTCGTTGATCTTACTGAAAAACAATTGCAAGCACAGAAAAATAATCAGGTTAATGTTAATATTGATAATGGAAACAAGAACGCAAGATCTCCGCACGGATTAGCAAATGAAGCAGGGCAAGATGGGACGACATACGGGTAGTGCAGTTCCCTAGTCACAATACAACAAATATATTATAAAATAGGGTAAATAGTAGTATAAAACAAAGATTATAATTATGACTTGGAAAAAATATTTCACACAACCAAACAATGTAGTTCCAATGAGAAATGGAACTCCTGACGTTGGCTTTAAAAATTATAGTTCAGTATTGCCTGAAGTTTACTCTGGGCATCCTAATCGTATTGAGCGTTATATTCAATACGATGCAATGGACCAAGACAGTGAAGTAAATTCAGCACTTGATATTTTAGCAGAATTCTGTACACAACAAAATACAGAATCAGGCATTGCATTCCAAGTTCATTACCATGATGACGCGACAGCAACAGAAATGGAAATTTTAAATACACAATTAAAACACTGGTATAATCTACAAAGTTTTGATCGTAAAATTTTTAAACTTTTCCGCAACACACTAAAATACGGTGACCAACTTTTTATTCGTGATCCAGAAACACAAAAGTGGCACTTTGTTGATTGTGCCAAAGTTGAAAAGATTGTTGTTGATGAAAGTGCCGGTAAAGAAATTGAACAATATATTGTTCGTGATTTAGCAATTAATTTTGATACTCTACAAACAACAGAAAAGGAGACAGGTGGTACAACTATTCCTAATCTAATGAGTAGAACAGGATCACAAACACAAGAGAATATGGCAAATGCTTCCAAATACACATATGGTAAAAAAGCCGTTGCTATTGATGCTAATTATATTGTTCATATTAGTTTAACAGAAGAGATGGATGGCACCTGGCCATTTGGTAATAGTATTTTAGAGAATATCTTTAAAACATATAAACAAAAAGAATTATTAGAAGATGCTATTATTATCTACCGCGTACAACGTGCTCCGGAACGCCGTGTATTTTACATTGACGTAGGTAATATGCCATCACACATGGCTATGGGTTTTGTTGAGCGTGTTAAGAATGAAATTCACCAACGTAGAATTCCAACTACAACAGGTGGTGGATCCAAAATGATGGATTCAACATATAATCCACTATCTATTATGGAAGATTATTTCTTTCCACAAACGGGCGAAGGAAGAGGCAGTAAAGTCGAAACATTACCAGGAGGTGAAAATCTAGGACAAATTGACGATTTAAGATATTTTACAAATAAATTATATCGTGCATTGCGTATTCCGGCAAGTTATTTGCCAACCGGACCTGATGAAGGTGTCGCCGCTTATAATGATGGTAGAGTAGGCACAGCATTAATTCAAGAATTTAGATTCAACGAATACTGCAAACGTTTACAAACAATTATTTCTGGTACAGTTGATACAGAATTTAAACTATTTTTAAAGACACGTGGTGTTAATATTGACAATAGTATTTTTGAAATTAAGTTTAATGAGCCGCAGAACTTTGCATCATATAGACAAGCAGAGTTGGATAACACAAAGATTTCTGCATTTACGCAGTTAGAACAATTGCCATATATGAGTAAACGCTTCTTGCTAACACGTTACTTAGGTCTAACAGAGCAAGAACTAATTGAAAACACAGAAAAGTGGGAAGAGGAAACAGGCAACAATCAAGCATCCCAAGTATATGGTTCAGATATGCGTAATGTTGGTATTACACCAGGTGGATTAGACTCTGATATGTCTATGGCAGAGGAACCTGAACTTCCGGAAGGTGATGAAGCGCCTATAGAGGGTGAAGCACCTATAGAAGGTGGCGAAGCACCTGAGTTAGAACCAGCACCAACAACATAAATAGTATTATGATTTTACTAGAACTTTTTGGACAATTGGAAGAAAAAGAGGATAACGGTCGCTATGATTCGGACTCTGATCAGACTATTGTTAAAAAAGAGAATACTCGTAAAACAAGACTAACACTAGAACAAATTAATAAGCTTAGAAAGGTTTCAGAACTAAGAACTGCAGAAAAAATTAAAGACGCAGAGAAATATAAGTTACAATACGGCGCGGCGCCAGCTGGCGCAGACGTCCCAATGTAATTTTGCCCTTTTCTGCCGTTTTCATACCATTTTGGTACTATTTGAGTGCCTTTATATCCCCTTTAACTTAAATATATTTGATATTTTGTAACTTTTTATATAAAAGGAGTGATTTCGCTATGAGTGATAAATTTAATCAGTTGCTTGACTATATTATCAATGAAGAGCAAGATAAAGCTCGTGAACTTTTCCATGAAATTGTTGTTGAAAAGTCACGTGACATTTATGAAGGCTTGATTGACGAACAAGATCTTGATGCAATCGAAGAAGAGATTGAAGAAGTTGAAGAAGCAATCTCAGATGAAGAGGTTGAAGATTTTGTTAATGATATTGAAGGCGACGAAGAAGGTATGTCCCTAGAGGATGCAAGTGAAGAACTTGAAGATGCTATGGATGCCGAAGAAGAAGAAGGTGACGACGAAGGCGAAGAAGCCGACGAAGAAGCCGATGAAAGAATTAGTGATCTAGAAGCTGCATTTGACGAACTTCAAGCAGAATTCGACAAGTTAATGGCTGAAGTTGGCGACGACGAAGGCGAAGAAGCCGACGAAGAAGGCGACTACATGGAGCCAGAAATGGAAGAATCCGTTGAAGAGTCAGCTGAAGAAGCAGAAGAAGATCTAGAAGAGTCAGAAGAAGATGTAGTTGCCGAAGGCGCTGAACTAAAGGCAGTTCCTGCACCTAAGGGTGGCGCTGGCGAAGGTTCATCACCTGTTGCCAAAGGTGGTAAGCCACAAGGTGACGCAAACGAACCAGGTGCAATGTCATCAGGAGAAGGTTCAAGTTCAGCAGACCCATCATCATCAGATATGGGCATGTCAACTGAACCAGACATGAAGAAAGTATAACGGATAAAAAACATGACTTATCTAAGAGAACACTTGACATTTGACCAAGCTCGCATGGTAACTGAGACTGATTCAGAAGGCAAGAATCTATACATGAAGGGTATTTGCATTCAAGGTGGTGTAAAGAATGCAAATCAGCGTGTATATCCTGTCTCTGAAATTCAAACCGCAGTATCAACATTAAATGAGCAAATCAATCAAGGAAACTCAGTACTAGGCGAAGTTGATCATCCAGACGATCTTAAGATTAACTTAGATCGTGTATCCCACATGGTTACAGAAATGTGGATGGATGGACCCAACGGTTATGGTAAGATGAAAGTACTACCAACACCAATGGGTAACTTAGTCAAAACTATGCTTGAGTCAGGTGTTAAATTAGGAGTTTCATCCAGAGGTAGCGGCAATGTCCGTGAATCTTCTGGCGATGTTTCAGAATTTGAAATTGTCACTATTGACGTAGTGGCGCAACCAAGTGCTCCAGAAGCATATCCAACAGCAATTTATGAAGGCCTTTTAAACATGAGAGGCGGTCATAGAGTGCTTGAGATGGCGGCTGAAGTACGTGAGAATCAAAAGGCGCAAAAATATCTCAAAGAGAGTATTTTGCGTCTCATAAAGGACCTAAAAATTTAGGAGAGCATTATGTTAGACGTATTCAAACCACTTATCGAAAACAATATTATCTCCGAGGAAGTTCAAGTTGAACTCCAGGAAGCTTGGGATGCAAAGTTGGTAGAAGCCACTGAGCAAAACAAGGCCGAGTTACGCGAAGAATTTGCAAAGAGATATGAGCACGATAAGGAGGCGATTGTCGAAGCCCTAGATACAATGGTTACAGATTCTCTAAAACAAGAAATCAACGAGTTTGTAGAAGACAAGCAAGCACTACTAGCTGAGCGAGTAGCATACAAGACAGCAGTAACAGAGCATGCCGATCTTCTAAGCAAGTTCGTAACAGAAAATCTAGCAACTGAAATGAATGAGTTCCGTGCTGATAGAGGCACACAGGCTCAAACAATGCAGAAACTAGAAGATTTCGTAATCAAAGCATTAAGCGAAGAGATTGTTGAATTCAACGAAGACAAGAAAGACGTAGTTGAAACAAAAGTTAAGTTAGTTGCTGAAGCAAAAACAAAACTAGCCGAACTTAAGAAAACATTTATCGAGCGTAGTGCTAAGATGGTTGAAGAGACTGTCACTAAAACTATTAAGGGTGAGATGTCACAACTTAAAGAAGATATTCAAAGTGCTCGTGAGAATAACTTTGGACGTCAATTATTTGAAGCTTTTGCCGCAGAGTATGCACATTCATATTTGAATGAGAATACTGAAGTTGCAAAACTCAACAAGCAACTTTCAGAAATGGAAGGTGTATTGGCAGAAGCCAATAAAACAATTGAAGAAAAGGATGCACTCGTAGAGACAAAAATGAGTGAAATCAACGTTATTAATGACCAAGCAAACCGTAAAGAAACACTCTCTCAACTTCTTTCACCATTGGCGAAAGAGAAGAAAGAGGTTATGGAAAGTTTACTTGAGTCAGTACAAACTGATAAACTTAAAGCATCTTTTGACAAATACCTGCCAGCAGTTATTAATGGCGATGGCACTGGTATTAAACGCAAACTTACTGAGTCAGTAAAGAAAGAAGTAACTGGTGATCGCCAACCTGTTGAAAAGCAAGTTGAAGAAACACCAAACACTTCCAACATTGTTGATATCAAGAAGTTAGCAGGATTATAAATTTATAATTAAGGAGTTTAGGAGACTAAAAATGTCAGAACTATTAAATGAAAACTGGAGTGAAACTAAAGACGCACTATTAGAAGGTCTTTCAGGTTCAACTCGTAGTACAATGGCAGTAACTCTAGAGAATACAAAAGGCTATTTGACAGAGGCTGCTACAGCCGGCGCATCAACATCAGGTAATGTTGCTACACTTAACCGCGTAATTTTACCAGTAATCCGCCGCGTAATGCCATCAGTAATTGCTAACGAAATCGTTGGTGTTCAACCAATGGCAGGTCCAGTAGGACAAATTCACACATTGAGAGTACGTTACGCTGATGCATTCACAGGTAACGCAGGTGGTAACACAACAGCAGGCGAAGAAGCATTAAGCCCATTCAAAGTTGCTGAAGGTTACTCAGGTAACGTTGCATCTGCTGATACAGCAGGTTCAACATCTGCTAACGAAGGCACAGGCGGTAACCGTCTAAGCATCCAAATCTTGAAGCAACCAGTTGAAGCAAAGACACGTAAGCTATCAGCACGTTGGACTTTCGAAGCTGCTCAAGATGCTAACTCAATGCACGGTATTGACATGGAAGCAGAAATCATGTCAGCACTAGCACAAGAAATTACTGCAGAAATTGATCAAGAGATCCTACGTTCACTACGTAGTATCGCAACAGCAGGTGATCCATATGATCAAAACGCAGTATCAGGTACAGCAACATACGTTGGTGACGAGCACGCCGCTCTAGCAGTTCTAATGAACCGCGCAGCCAACACAATTGCACAACGCACACGTCGTGGTGCAGGTAACTGGGCAGTCGTTTCACCACAAGCACTAACAGTTATCCAATCCGCTTCAACAAGTGCATTTGCACGTACAACAGAAGGTTCATTCGAAGCACCAGTTAACCAAAAGATGGTTGGCACACTAAATGGTACAATGAAGATCTATGTTGATACATACGCAGCTGATGATACAGCAGTACTAGTAGGCTACAAGGGTTCAAGCGAAGCAGACGCAGCTGCTTTCTACTGCCCATACATTCCTCTAATGTCATCTGGTACAGTACTAGATCCAGATACATTCGAGCCAGTCGTAGGCTTCATGACACGTTATGGTTATGTTGCACTAACAAACACAGCATCATCACTAGGTAATGCTGGCGACTACCTACAAACAATTGCAGTATCAAACCTATCATTTGCATAAGGTTTAGAATTTTTTGTAAAGATAACCCCCCATTATTTGGGGGGTTTTTCTTGACTAAATAGTAATGCTTACTAATGGGTAGTAAGTTTATGGGGATTAACCTTCCTCGTAGCGGTTAAAACCCGCAACGGACTTCTAAAAGGAGAAATAAAATGGGTAGACCACTTAATAAAAGATACTTCGGTGTCGCGGGCGTAGGCCCAACAGCCGGCGGTAACGAAATCAAAGTTAACTTTAACAGCGGCGGCGGTGTTAAAGAAGGTTATATTGTTAAACAAAAAGCAAGTAAACGTTTTGTTGTTGAAGAAATCGAAACAGCAGGATTACATACTTGTACTTTAACTTGGGATGATTTACCAGCAAACCTAGCATCAGGTGAGATGTCAATTTCATTTAAAATGGATGATGGTGAAACATACCTAGCAAGTAAAATTTCTGGCCGTACAGCAACATTAGCAGCTCCGACTGCTACAGGTTCAAACGCATATGATGGCAGTAAAGTTCCATGGAACTTCACAGTAGATCTAACAGACGGTGCGGCACAAGTCGAGGAAGCAGGCGACGACAATACACTAGTCGGTGTAGACGACGACGATTGGACAGAAGACGCTTAATTGATATTCTTACGATCAATACAGGAAAGGGGCCATCGGCCCCTTTTCTATTCTAAAATTTGTATAAATAATATAACATTGGAAATCACGAAATATGGCAAAGGAATTAAGAGTTAACAGCGATTATAATATCAACGTTGGTTCAAATGATGTTAATATTACAGCAGATGCATTTCAAGTAACAGGCAATTTAGTTGTTACTGGAACTACTACCACGGTTAATACAACAGATTTAGACATTCAAGATAATACAATTGTATTAAACAAGAATGAATCAGGAGCAGGTGTTACGCTTGGAACAGCAGGTGTTGTAATTGAAAGAGGCACTTCTGACGATACATCATTGATTTGGAATGAAACTACAGACAAATGGAGTTTTAAACTCGGCTCGGGATTAGCAGACTTAGAAGCACTTTCTGTTACAACAACAGGTGATTTAACTGTTAATGGTGTTACTATTAGCGACATATTAGATGAAGATAATATGGCAAGTGATAGTGCTACTGCTTTAGCAACACAACAATCTATCAAAGCATATGTAGATACTGCGGCAGGGTCACCAACCCCAGGTGGTGCTAATACTAATATTCAATATAATAATAGTGGAACTCTTGCTGGTAGTTCAAACATTGTATTTGATAATGGAACAAATGCTGTTACTATAACAGGTGAACTTAGTGTAGATAATATTAATATTAATGCAAATGATATTATTTCATCTAACACAAATGGTAATATTACTCTTACGCCAAATGGAACGGGTAATATTGTATTATCCAAAGCGGCCAGCGTTTCAGTACAGTTAGATTTTACTGATCAAGGCGGTGATCCAGGTGCTACAGTATCTGTTAATAAAATTTATTCCAAAACACCAAGCGGTGGTGGCACAGGACTATATTTCGTAAATAACACAACAAGTGGAGAAATGATAAGTAAGAGTAAAGCAATTGCTTATGCTTTAGTATTTGGTGGATAATTTATGGCAGTCACAATAACAAATGTAACAAACAATTCTTCAACAGCAATTTTTACTGCATCAGGCAATGTTGCTGTTACAGATATAATTATTTTTAATACGGATAGTCACGCCGACTCATTTTTTAATTGGGCATTGAATTTAGTTCCCAGCGGTGACTCTGTAACAGTTAATAATTTATTATATGATTCATCCAAAGCGGGAGGTTTTGCAGTTCCTATCTCTACTGGATCAAATTTACATGTAAACACTATAACAGGATTTACTGCCAATAAGTGGCTATTAACAAATGGTGATAAATTTTATATTGATTTAGATGATGCAAGTAACTCATCTACCAATTGGTCTGGTTCGCCGGCGACAGTACCTGTAAATGTTTTTGTTAACTATATGAGTTTATAATATTATGCCATTTGATCGTACAAATCCAGAATACTTTACTCAGGAATTATTCAATCTTGGTGGAACAAATGCCATACGAATTCCTATAGGAACTACGAATCAACGACCAGGATCTGCTATAGCAGACTCTGGGATGGTTAGATTTAATGTCACAACAGGTGGATTAGAAACATATCATTTAGGCACTTGGAATCAAATAAGAATTAACGGCACTACGACTATTACTAAAGATACAGACACTGGCGATGGCTCAACAACGGCATTTAATATGTTATCCTCTGCGCCTGCTGACGAAAACAATATTCTTATTTTTATTAATAACATTTTCCAAGAACCAGATTCTGCTTACACAGTATCAGGAACAACTATTACATTTACATCTGCCCCGCCTAACAGTCATGTTATTGTAGCATTAAGCGGATTCGACACAGTTTAATAATTAAACTCTATATAAATACGGTATAAAGTATTTTTAAACGGAGAATAATATGGCTATAGGTCGCGTCTCGGGACCAATGTTACAACCAAATCTAGTCAGACAAGGCACTGACTTGGCATTTGAAACAGACTTATTATATCTAGATGTAACTAACTCACGTATTGGTATTAACGAAGCTGCCCCGGGGTACTCGTTGGATATTGCCGGCGATCTACAAGTTGGTAACATTGAAATTGATACCAATACAATCACTACAACAAATACAAATGGTAATTTAATACTAAATGCTAACGGCACGGGTATTATTTCTGTTTCTAGTAAAGTAGTTGAAGATGTAGCAACTCCGGTAGCAGGTACAGATGCGGCAAACAAAGCATATGTAGATACTCAAATAGCAGGCCTAGGCGGTGGCACACTTACATTAGGTACACCAACAGATGGCAGCTTAACAACGTGCAGTGCGTATTTAGATTGGACATCGTCTACATTAGTTGTAGATGCTATTGATGATTTAAACGAAGTTGTTGAAAACATTCGTAATAGTACTTTTGTTAAGGAAGTAGACTTTACTGCTGACCAAACAGTAGGTGGTGCAGGACTTGTTGTAACACTAACTATTACTGCCACAGGAAACGCAAATAGATACACTATTGATTGGGGCGATGGTAACACAACAACAGGAACAACAGACAGTACTCCAACACATACATATAGTTCTAACGTAGGATCACCATTTGATGTAGAGGTCACTGCATATAACAATAGTGGCTGTGGAACAGGAAGCACCGCAACTAAATTAAGAGCGGGATATATTATTATCTATACTGCTAACCCGGTTGTTAGTTTTGCCGCATATGCCGCTTCATCAGGCGGTAGTCCAATTACATATTGGGATGACGGTGACCAAGTTTACTTTGATAATAATACAACAAACATTGGCGGTGCTACAATTCAATACACTTGGGATTGGGACGATGGTAGTAGCGACAATGTTATTTCAAGTGATAGTGCCGCAGGTGGTTCTGCCGGCGCAAGACTTGACCATACGTTTACGGAAATTTCAGAACAAGAAATAACAAGAACAGTTATACTAACACTAGACAGTCATAATACTGCTGATCCATCAGTAATACCAACTAGTGACAATGTCGCATATAAAATTTATGACACACATACTCCTGAAGTATCATTAAGTGCGACAACAGGTATTAACGAAGAAAGTACTAGTGGATTACCGATTACCTTTACTAATAATACTGAAGCAACAATTGGCAGTTATGCAACATATGGTATTCAATATGAATACCAATGGGGCGATGGAACTTCAGATACAACAGTAAATGTTGGTACAGGCGGAAGTGGTGACACTGGTAACACTATTAGTCACACGTTTGCGTTGAGTCCAAGCGACCAAGCATCAGGAACAGCAAGAAATTATACTGGTAACTTGAGAGTTATTAGTAATCATACAAGTAGTCCATTTATTAGTTCTAACTTTACAGTTCACGTTGAACCAGATGTTAGAGCAAACATTGCGGCCACAGCAGTAACAACAAGTGATAGATCTGGTGACAATCAATATGACATTTATGATTACACAGACTACAATGGAAATAATAGAGCATTAGTAAGAGCAACAAACACATCACAAAACGCAGATGATTATGTATATAATTGGGGTGATGGTAGTACAAACGACACTCCTACTGAAGATGGTGTAAGTGCTGGTTCTATAGGCGCAACATTAGATCATGATTATGCAGGTGAATCAGCAGGCAATTACACATTAGCCTTTACAGCAAACGGAACTCCTGATTTAACATTACAGTCAGATTCAGATTCAAGTATTGTGTTCCAAATGAATGCAACGCCATCTGCACCAGCGAATTTGAGTACTAAATCGCTAACGTTGAGTGATTCATACCAAGGCTCAAGTCCAAAACTTTGTGCTGGATTTGCAGATAACAGTACGAGTAATCCATTGGTTGCGGGCGCGGCGTTGACTACAACTACAGCAAGACGATATACAAGTGGCACAATTGACACAAATGTTATTGCTAATGCTTACAATGGTTTGAGTGGAACACTAACTGCAACTGTTAACGGCGTTGATAAAGGTAATAAAACATTTACAACAGCATTGAACGAGAATGGAACATTTACCTCGCTTGTTGTAAGTGACCAACGTGATGCTAACGACACAATTAGTTCAGCAACTTATCCAACAGGATTTTATCAAACGTTTGATGCCAAAATTACGCAAGCACTTGCAAGTTATACAGTAGGTGTAAATGACGAAAGATTAGAACACAGTGCAACAGGTAATACAAACTATGTTTCTGTTGTATATGATGATATAACAGCAACGCCTACTATAGATGATTCTGGCACATTGTCTGAAGGAACTGGCGGCACAAAAAGATATGTTTCTGGTATACCATATTATAACACAGGAAGTCCAACACTTACTTTAACTGGTGTACAGGTTAGTGATTTAACAGGACAAGCCTACCGAGATACGTCATCAGTCGTTGAAGTAGATAACGGAACAAACCAAGAAAGTACAAGTAGCGCGGCAACTACTAATTCAAACTATACTTACGCACAAATTGATGGTGCAAGTTCAATGCTAACAGGCGGTATACCAAATGCTGATACTGGCGTTGCGTCTGCATACACGATAGGATCTCTTTCAGTACCTATTACAACAAGTAGCGTAAGAACAGTTGACAGAGTAAAAGTAAGAGCATCCAACTGTAACGGAACAAGTAGTTATGTTGAAAACACAACTAATATTCAAGTACACAGATCATCACAGAGTGGTATTGTTGAACAGACCATTGCTGTAGCAGATAGTTTAGGCAACGGCACGTATACAGATGATGGCAAACGTGTATTTGATTTTAATGCCGACACAACAAACACACCTAGTTTTAACGGTGCAACAAATTTTTATACTAACGATTTATATTCTGAAAATAGTGATCCAGGTGTTAGTGGAACAAAAGAAGCAACAATTAGACTTGGTGTTTTAAAATACGATGTAACAGATTATAGTTCAGGCTTCCTACCAGTAGGACCTGATCGTAGTGCTGATACGGGAACACAATACTTTACATTTGCTTTCCGTAGACAAGTTGTTGCTAACTTTGATATTAACATTACATCAAGTTCAGGCATAAGTGGATTATGGATTGCCGCACCAGGCACTGCAATTGATAGTGCTAGTGGACTAAATGGATGGATAGATTCAAGTACAACATATGGTGGTAGTGGTGTTCCGGGCAGTGATACAGGCAATGGCGGTAACGGCAGTAATGGCTGTGCGTTTACATCAGGTGACAGAATTGCAACAGGCACATCACTAAGTGGTGGCTATACAATGACACTTGGCTCAGAGAATATGTCCAATGCTACAGGCAATGTCGTATTGGTAAGAATAGCACTAGCAAGCGGTGAATCAGTGACTGCGATAAGCATAGGGGAGGCTTCATAATGGCCATTTCAGATAGCCAAAAAATTGACTACCTATGGAAAAAACTAGGTTACGGTGCTACCAAAACAGATACAAACGCACTTAAAAAGGCGCCTAACGAAGCGATTTCAAGTTCGTTGTTGCTACGTGGCGACAAAGTTTGGAAGGAGGCTTCAAGTATTCCTAGCACAATACCAGGATCAAGCTCCGAGGTTGTAACTGTATACACGACAAGTGCCCCACAAGAATGCACAGAAGATATTACATCAACAGCGAATAGAACTTGGAAAACAGGACTAACAGATTGGATATCACCTGAAATTGGTTCAACATACCAAGTAAAAGCTTATATACACACTAGCAGTAGTGCTGGATCTGCCGCGTCTGGAGGCACACAGGTATTTGCTACAGGTTCTGGTAATAACGACGAATGGTTTTTTGATTATCAAAGTGGCGTATTACACTTTATTAGTACAAACTTGCCTAATGGCGTAAGTTTTACAGGCAAGAGTGTTTATATTAGTGGTGCGAGATACACAGGTGACTTTGGCGTAGGCGGTGACTTGGGAGATTTTACATTCTCAACAAATGTAATGTCAACAAGCACAACAAACGGTAATATACAAATTGATCCAGATGGAACAGGACAATTACAAATTGTAGGCACAAATTCTATAGCAATGCCAAATGGCACCACAGCACAACGACCAGGATCACCATCAGCGGGCGATTTTCGTTATAACAGCACTAGTAATAAAATGGAATACTATAATGGTACTTCTTGGGTTGATTTAGAAGCAAGTAATTATGCATTAGTATCAAGTGACTCATTTACTGGCGACGGTACAACAACTGCATTTACACTGAGTTCGTCAGCAACAACAAACGGTACTATCGTTAATATTAACGGTGCTTTACAACAACCTACATCAGCATATAGTGTAAGTGGCACAACGCTTACAATGGTAGAAGCACCACACACTGATGACATTGTAGAAGTAAGAATTTTTAGTACTTCATTAATTAGTACACAAAATTTAATTGCGGATGCTGATAATGATACAAGAATAAGAGTAGAAGCAAGTACTGACGAAGATACAATTCGTTTTGCGACAGCCGGTACCGAAGTTGCTACGATGACTACTGGTGCAACAGTTTTTGCTAATGCGGTACAATTAGCAAGCATGACAACAACACAAAGAAACTCATTATCGGCTGCCAACGGTATGATTATTTACAATACTACAGATAACAAATTCCAAGGCTATGAAAATGGATCTTGGGCAGACTTAATATAAGTTAATAAAAATATTTAAATGTTCTATGATAAAAGAATTCTACTTACAAAATAAAGACAAAGTATGGAATTACGAACCGATTCCAAGTGACAAAGATCCTGTCAATTGGGTTAATTGGGAATGTAAATATCCATGGTTAAAACTACAAATAGATGCCCCGTTTAAAGAAATGCTTGAAGAAGCAAAGAACATAAAACATATGTTTGTAGAACATCGCGATGATCAGTCACAAGGCTGGAAAAGTATTTGTTTACACGGAATTGATGATCACATAACTGGACCACCGCAAGATCATGGCTATAGCAACGACACTCTTAGAGTGTGGACAAACGCATCTAATCATTGTCCTATAACAACAAATTATTTTAAAAATACATTTCCTTTTAGTGCATATGATAGATTAAGAATTATGTTACTTGAGCCCGGCGGATATGTTGATGTGCATTATGACGGACTTAGAGAAGATAATCCTAGTAGAGCAGTTAACTTCAGCCTTAATCACCCAAAAGACTGTCATCTAATTACAGAAAATGGAATAGTTCCATTTGAAAACACAGGCAGTATAATTCATTTTAACATTGCATATGACCATTGTGTTATAAACAATAGTAGTGAAGATAGATATCATATTATTGTACATGGTGCAGAAACAGATCAATTTAATAATATTGTTTTAACCAGTTATGAAAGTCAAATTAATATTGCTTAGAATTACAGATAAAAATTGTAAAAATATAGCAGACAGATTATGTGATTTTACAGAATTTTGTGTTCAGCAGAGATATCCTATACACTTGCAAAATGATACAGACCCTATTGTTAAAGCAGATGAAGATTATATTTTTGTTATAAAAGCAGGGCATGTGTTTTGGGATAGATCAATTTTTGACCAATGCATTGACGAATCAAACGAAGCAGTAATAGGAAATGAAAATTGGTTTTTAATTAATTGTAAACTACTCGAAACTGATAAAGAAGCGTATATACCAACAAAAACATTTTCTAATAAAATAGAAATATTAAAAGCATATTGCTACCCAGAAAACTACTACAGTGATATAAAAAGGTTAATGGAAAATTTAGATAATCCAATGCCTCAAGAAGTAGAACCATTCGCATTTGAATTACGTGAAGCTGTGAGAAATTTAACAGATGGATACTACATTATAAACACAGAAGAAGTTAATATATCACATAAGTTTGCATATAAGTTTGACAATTATATAGGCGTATGTGGTGGATTAAAAACTTATATTTTGTTAGGACAGGATTATTTTACAGACAACACAAATGTTTTAATGTTTGATATTAGTCCTGCCGCAATAAAGTGGCAACAATATCTAAAAAATAACTGGGATGGTGAAATAGAATCCTTTAAACTTTTAACAAATAAATTCGTAAAGGCAAATCCAAATTTAGTAGGAATTCAAGACGGCGATCGCACAATTGAAAAATATATTAGTGAAAACAATATTACATCATTAGAACTAAAACAATACTGGAATAAGTTTTTAAAGTTAAATGTAGTATATAAACAATTAGATCTTTTTAATAATGAACACATTGAGGAACTTTTGGAACATACAAAAAACAAACATAATACATATTTTTGGCTTAGTAATTGTTTTCAAATGGAACGGTTAATATTTCAATACGGTTCACATATTAATTTACAATCTGAGTTTATAAAGAGTTTTAGAAATCGTTCTAGTTCAACATGCGCCTTCGATATATCATCTGATTTATATTAAAATAACTCTAGTCTTGCACGTAAAATGAAAATAATATGCTACTATAATAGTTATATGCTACTAAAATCGTTAATTTAAACGCCTTAGTTAGTATATATGTGCTAACACTATTTCTCCATAAATCCATTTAAATATAGGCATACTGTATATGCTCGAGCATATAGATGACCTTTATATCTCTCAATAACGTTAGATTTAAAGGATCTGTCTGCAATTGCAGACAGAATCATTCCATAATATGTATATATGGTATATTAAGTCTTATATAAGACTTTTTTATAGGAATGGAGAAAAATAAATGGCTTTAACTAGAATAGATACAGATCAGATTACGGATGGTGCCGTTAGTAATGCCAAAATCGCAGCTTCTGCCGCTATCGCTGGTAGTAAGTTAGAAGATGACATGACTTACGGATCAAACCTAACTGTTTCTGGCAACCTTGTTGTTAATGGTACAACAACAACTGTTGACACTACAAATATGTCTATTGAAGATCCTCTATTAGTATTCAGTGCAAACGCTTCTGGCTCAGGCGCAGTTGACTCAGGTTTTGTTGTAGAACGTGGTGACGATACCAACGTAGGTTTAATTTGGGACGAATCCGCAGATAAATTTAACTTTATCACAACAACAGAAACTGGTAGTACCGCAGGTAACATATCCGTTGCAGGTCAAGCAAACATTATTGCTGGCAATATTGAAGGTACTATTACAACAGCGGCTCAAAATACTATTTCATCTGCTACATCACTAGCATCTGTAGGTACAATTACCACAGGTGTTTGGTCAGCAACTGACGTTGCTGTGGCAGCTGGTGGTACAGGCGCATCAACAGCTTCTGACGCACGTACAAACCTAGGCCTAGCAATTGGCTCAGATGTACAAGCCTATGACGCACAATTAGCAGATGTCGCAGGTCTTGCTGTAACAGACGGTGGCATTATTGTTGGCGACGGTTCTAATTTCGTATTAGAAACGGGTGCAACAGCAAGAGCATCATTAGGTTTAACAATTGGTACACATGTACAGGCATATGACGCACAATTAGCAGATGTCGCAGGTCTTGCAGTAACAGATGGCGGCATTATCGTTGGTGATGGTTCTAACTTCACATTAGAAACAGGTGCAACAGCACGAACATCACTAGGCCTAGCAATTGGTACAGACGTACAGGCATACGATGTAGAACTAGCAGCTCTTGCTGGTTTAGCATCAGCGGCCGACAAGGGTATCCAATTTACAGGCTCAGGTACAGCCGCTACTTACGACTTAACAGCCGCAGGTAAGGCGCTACTTGATGATGCTAACGCAGCCGCTCAATTAGTAACACTTGGCTTAACAGCAACCGCAGCTGAACTTAATACTTTAGATGATATCACATCAACAACCGCAGAGTTGAATATCGTAGACGGCGACACAGCCGCAACAGCAACAACACTTGAATTGTTTGATCGTGTAGTTGTTAACGATGACGGTACTATGGTACAAGTTGCCCTAACAGATTTCGAAACATATTTCGAAAGCGCACTAGATACATTAAATAATGTAACTTCCGCTTCATCACTAGCCACAGTTGGTACAATTGGTACAGGCGTATGGAACGGCACAGCAATTGCTGATGCATACGTTGACAATGACCTAACTATTAGTGGTGGAACAGTAAATGACTCAGTAATTGGTGGATCAACACCAGCAGCTGGTACGTTTACAACACTAACAGCCAACGATCAGTTGGTAGTAGCCGCCGGTGCAACAATCACTGGTGATACAACAGACGAGATTACACTAGCAGTTAAAGGTGTAGGCTCACAAACAGCAAACCTAATAACTGTTGAAATTTCCGACGGTACAGATAAATTTACTATCGCTTCCGACGGTTCAGTAGTAATTAGCGAAGACTTAACACTTGCTTCAGGTGCTACAGTGTCATCAATCTTAGATGAGGACGCAATGGGTAGTGACAGTGCAACAGCACTTGCTACACAACAATCAATTAAAGCATATGTTGATTCACAAGTTGGTTCAGCCACATTAACAGTTGCCGCTGATTCAGGTTCAGATGATAGTGTAACAGTTGGTACAGATACACTAACCTTTACTGGTGGTAATAACATTACTACAACAGTATCTGATAATGATATTAGTGTCGCATTAGACGCAACAGTATCAGGCCTAACAGCACTAAGTTCAGGTCAGTTGAATGCTGATAACATCCGTATTGATGGAAACGTTATTAGTTCAACAGACACAAATGGTAACATTACACTTACACCAGATGGTACAGGTGACGTTGTTATTTCCGGTGACTTAACAGTTAACGGTACAACAACAACTGTAAACTCCACAGTTACAACACTAGATGATCCAATTATGACATTAGGTGGTGATACTGCTCCTGGTTCAGATGATGACAAGGACCGTGGTATTGAGTTTAGATGGCACAATGGTTCAACCGCTAAAGTTGGTTTCTTCGGTTACGACGATTCCGTAAGCAAGTTTACATTTATCCCTGACGCAACAATCTCAGGCGAGGTTGCTTCTGGTACAGTAGGTAATGTAATCTTTGGTAACGTCGAAGGTACAATTACAACAGCCGCACAAAACAGTATTACATCTGCAACAAGTCTAGCATCCGTTGGTACAATTGGTACAGGTACATGGGAAGGCACAGACGTAGGTGTAGCACACGGTGGTACAGGTGCTTCAACAGCATCCGACGCACGTACAAACCTAGGTGTTGCTATTGGTTCTGATGTACAGGCATATGATGCAGAACTAGCTGCTATTGCTGGTTTAACATCAGCCGCTGATAAAGGTATTCAGTTCACAGGTAGTGGTACAGCCGCAGTATATGACTTGACTTCCGCAGGTAAAGCGTTGTTGGATGACGCTGACGCCGCGGCTCAACGTACAACATTGGGTCTAGTAATTGGTACAGATGTACAAGCATATGACGCTGAATTGGCGGCCATTGCTGGTTTAACATCTGCAGCCGATAAAGGTATCCAATTTACTGGTTCAGGCACTGCTTCAACATATGACCTAACATCAGCTGGTAAAGCATTGTTAGACGATGCTGATGCCGCCGCCCAACGTACAACCATGGGCGTAGCAATTGGTTCAGATGTACAAGCATATGACGCAGGTCTTGCAGACATTGCTGGCTTGGCTGTAACAGACGGTAACATCATCGTAGGTGATGGCTCCAATTGGACAGCAGAAACAGGCGCAACTGCTCGTGCTTCACTAGGCTTAACAATTGGTACACATGTACAGGCATATGACGCACAACTAGCAGATGTCGCAGGTCTTGCAGTAACAGATGGCGGTATTATTGTTGGTGATGGTTCTAATTTCGTATTAGAAACAGGCTCAACTGCTCGTGCTTCACTAGGTTTAACAATTGGTACACATGTACAGGCATATGACGCAGAACTAGCCGCAATCGCAGGTCTAACTTCCGCAGCTGATAAAGGTATCCAGTTTACTGGTTCCGGCACAGCCGCAGTATATGACCTAACAGCAGCTGGTAAAGCATTGTTGGATGACGCCAATGCAGCCGCACAATTAGTAACATTAGGTGTAACACCTACAGCCGCTGAACTTACAGCGGCCGCTGATGGTGACACAGCTGCAACTTCTACAACATTAGCAGACGCAGACCGTGTAGTTGTCAATGACGGTGGCACAATGGTTCAAGTAGCACTAACAGATTTCGAGACATACTTCGAAACAGCACTTGACACATTGAACAACGTTACATCAGCAAGTTCACTAGCAACTGTTGGTACAATTACTTCAGGTACATGGGAAGGTACTACTGTAGCAGTAGACCAAGGTGGTACAGGCGCAACATCCTTAACCGCTAACAGCCTACTAACAGGTAATGGTACTTCAGCAGTACAAGCAGAAGCAAACATTACTTATGATGGCACAACATTTGGTGTTGACGATGCCGCTGTCTTTAACGAGAGTGGTGGTGACAACGACTTCCGTATTGAATCATCAGGCAATGCTAACATGTTCTATCTTGACGCTGGTAACGACGCAATTGGCTTGTTAACAGCAACACCTAACGCAGGTTCAGTACTTGATATGAGTTCTTCAACAGAATCAATGGTACTACCTTCAGGTACAACTGCACAGCGTCCAGGCTCACCAGCCGCTGGTATGTTCCGTTATAATTCAACAAACAGTAATTTTGAATATTATAATGGTTCTTCATGGAAAGGTGCTACAACTGAATTTACAGTCGTAAGAAGTGAAACCAAAACTGGTGACGGCACAACAACAGATTTTACAGGTCTAAACTCAGATCTTACAACTGCTGGTTGTATTGTTACTGTTAATGGTGTTGTACAATTACCAACAACAGCTTATGGTATTAGCGGAACAACAATTACATTTACAGAAGCACCTGCTAATGGTGATGCAATTGAAATTCGTGAAATCACTACAACAACATCTGTTAACGCATTAGAAGATGCTGACGGTGATACTAAGGTCCAAGTAGAAGAGTCTTCAGACGAAGATATCATCCGCTTTGACGTAGGTGGCACAGAGATCATGACTTTAACAAGTTCTGCTCTACTACCTAGTGTTGACTCTAATGGAACAACAGGGTTTGACCTAGGTGGCTCAAGCGACAAGTGGCGTGACCTTTATCTTTCGGGAGATTCAATATACTTTGGTGACTTAGTACTTAAAGATAGCGGTTCAAACACTCTACAAGTTTTCCAGAGTGATGGGACAACACCAGCTGCTAATGAGATTAAAAGTATTACTAAGAGTGGTACAAACGGTGTAGGTGATGTCGGTCAGTCTGATAATAAGTTTGCAACAGTTTATGCAACAACCTTCAACGGTATTTCAACATCAGCACAATACGCTGACTTGGCAGAACGTTACACAAGTGACGTAATCTACGAGCCAGGTACTGTTGTTTCCTTCGGCGGCGACGCAGAAGTAACAATGACATCTGATTCAATGGATTCACGTATTGCTGGTGTAGTAAGTACAAACCCAGGCTTCCTAATGAACGAAGGTTTGGAAGGCACAAACGTAGCAGTAGCACTAACAGGTCGTGTACCTGTTAAGGTAACAGGCACAATCCGTAAGGGTGACATGCTAGTTTCCGCAGGCGAAGGCTATGCTAAAGCTGAAGCAAACCCACGTTTAGGTTCAGTCATTGGTAAGGCACTAGAAGACTTCAACGGTACTTCAGGTATCATCGAAGTTGTTGTAGGCAGACTATAAGTTACATTATTAGTTTTAACTTACATTTTTAAGTTGTATGGTAAGGGGGGCGAAAGTCCCCCTTACTTTTTGTAAAATAAATAATATAATATAGGAGATTTAGCATGTCGGTTGCTCGTTACATTGATGATTATGATGGTGAATATATTGTTTCTGGTGTTACAGTTAAAAATGGCAGAAAACACCAAGATAGATTTTGGATTCCTAATACAATTCCTAATAGTGATCACAATAGTGTTGCTTATGTTGTAGGCAATGGAAAATCAAGAACATCAATGTCAACATTTAAGTTAAGCTATCTTTCAACAGCGGGCGGTGGACATTTGGGTAAAAATAAAGGGCAATGCTATGGTTGTAATAAAATATATCAAGATTGGTCTCCAGATTTTTTAGTAGCAACAAATTCTGATATCATTAATGACATAATTGATGAAGGCTATGCAGAAAACAATGTAGTGTTTGGCAGAGCATCCTGTTTGTTAAGACATCCTGAACATGTTTCTCTTATTCCACATGATCCTCGTATGAATTGTGGTGCAACCGCAGTATATCTTGCTTGTTTTCATGGCCACAAAAAAATATATATGTTAGGATTTGATAATCAATCTACGGATGCTACAATCAATAATAATGTATATGCTGGCACTCAGCATTATGGACCAACAGATGAAAATCCTGGCGATGCGGTTTGGATTAATAATATGTCTAGAGTTTTTAATACGTATACAGACGTAGATTTTATTAGAGTAACTGTTGCGGGTATGGAAGAAGTAATGCCAGATGAATGGAAATGGCATCGAAATCTTAGACAAATACATTTAAAGCAATTTATTATCGAGGCTGATATCTAAATAGTTTCTACTATAACTTTAATTTTGTCTTTAATAGAGTCTAATTTTAATGTAGAGAAAACACCCGGATGCAATGGTGCTGGCCATCCTTCCATAGTTACCCAAGCATACCCACAGTGTTCATTATTTAAATTCGGTATAAACTCGGTTTCAACAATTAGTATAAAAGTATGGTAGAAAAAGTGTCCGTCATCCGAAGTAAAAAATTCTATGGGAATAATTTTTTCTATAGCAGGTACTATTCCTATTTCTTCAGTAAGTTCTCTTTGTAATCCATCAATGGTGCTCTCCCCTGCTTCTATTTTGCCACCTGGAAATCCCCATTTGTGTTTATATTTTGTGTCGTTTCGTAATAGAAATAAAAATTGTTTTGTATCGCGACAATAGAAAATACCGCCGGCCCCGGTAACTTGCTTCATAATAATAATTATTAGTTATATATTATGGTAACAGTAAAATAGACCACAATCCTGCGGTGTATTCACCTTCGTATGATTTAATCCATTCACCTGTATTTGTAGGAATATCCTCGTCAATAGCACCTGTCCACTTATACTGAATGCCTGTTTTAGTATTTGTTACATAGTGTATGCCTTTATTAGCACTAGCATCAAAACTTACAACCCAGTTTGTGCCATCATATTGAATAATATCAAACTTACTTGCTACTAAATCGGCTGCGCCCTTCCAACCATCAGCACCGTCCGTATTAGCAGAGTCACCAATATCTTCTAATATTAGATAACGCTGACCTGTAGTTGCGGCAGGTAAACCACCACCAGGAACATTTTTAAGAGGATTAATAATTGCATTAATAGCAGTTTGTGTATTTGTTGGAATAGTATCTGTGTCTACAGTAAATTTTAATATATAGTCATCATCTGAATCGTATTCTACAGTACCAACAATTTCTGAGAAATCATCAACTCCTCCGGTTGTGTTTTGAAAATTAGTTAATAATTTAACTTGGCTAATACCGTCTTTAAGATCACCAAATTGCGATATAACTTGTTTCCATGGAATATCGTCACCGTATTTTATTGGAATATGATCAAACGTTACATCTTCTTTTGTGTCTCCGCTTATTGGTTCGCCAACACTTAATACTTTAAGTTCGCCGTTTAATAATAATACACCATAATTGAGTGGTGTAAAATATTGTCTGCTACCCATTAGTTTTGTTTCATCAAGTACACTATCTGCTAAGTTTCCGCTACCATCAAATATACCCATAACAACCTTAGAAATAACACCAAGGCGTTTAATAATAGCCGGAGGATTAACCCATACAGGAATTTCAAATGTTAGTGTAGCAATATCAATTTGATCTTCAGTACCTACAGGAACAGTTCTATTACTAAAACTAATATCAGTAAGTTCAACATATGATATAGAAGTCCAGTCTACATAATTGTCTGTCGTTTGTATTTCTAGATTTGGATTAAACATGTAAAATAATTGCTCTGTAAGTTGCAGTTTTTGTTCCATGTTGCTTGTCCATATGTCAGCATTAACTGTTAATTTATATGGACTTGGCATACTACGTTCAATACTATAACTATCTCCAGGCCCAGCTGCATATTTGCCTGTGTCTTTGTTATAAAATCGTTCTTTAATGTGAATTTTATCTACATGAGAAGGAGCCATTATTCTATCACGATCATACTGTATACCAGTGATATAACAAGAAACACGCGGAACAGTATTAAGTGCGTTTTCACTATTTTTGCGAATAATGCTTGCTACCTGTCTTGAGATATCACCGTATGTAACAGGAACTCTTATTAACGCAGAGTTACCATCTGAGTCTTTTCCGGTTTCAACATAAAAGTGAGATAAGAGACGAATGAATTGGGCCATGTATCGTCTTATTTGCCCATCGTAAAAAAATCCAACTACTTATCCTCCTTTTTAAACCATACTCTTTTATAGATATGCATTATTCTTCATCCTCTCTTGCACGTAGTACATTAGATAAACTTTGGCGTGCTTTTACTTCGCTGCCGTCTGCTAAAGTAATAGAAGTCTTATCATTAAACGTTTTAGTTCTATATGTATAACGATCTGTGTAGTTAGTAATTTGCATACGAACATTATCTTCAACGAATGCCCATTTTTTGCCATTAAAAATATACAATCTATTAGGCATATAATCTACACGTAATACGTATTCTCCCTTAACAGGAGTAGCAGGGAAACTTGTTAAAAGTGTCGCCGGCGCTCCATTTGGTGGCACCCCGTCGCCTGCCAAGTAATGACTAATTTTTTCTTCAGACATTCCATAAAATACGTCAGCACTTTCTTTCTCAGCATCAGAAGTAAGTGAACCATCATCTGCAGAAACTAATAATATAGATCCGTCGTCTTTCGATGGCGCAATCCAAAAACGTGTTGTGTCGTAACCACTTCTACCGTCTACTACATCTTGTACATATGGAGCCATTGCTTCTGCTTGCTTAACTACGGCATCATTAATTTCTAAGTTCTTACTATAATCACTTAAAATACTTTTTAGTGTATCATCCTCTCCATCGACGCCTGAAGTAATATCGCCAATAATATCTCTGTATTCTTGTGCATCAACAAGTGGTGTACATTTAACTCGCCATAAATGAGGATACCAAGTTTGGCTAAACCCTTCTGCGGCTCGGTTTCCATCTTGAACTACGTAGTATCGTTTTAAACTTTCGTATACTTTGTCAACTTCTTCATCTTCTAAGGCATGATCATCTTGAAGATGCGGAAGTTCAATAACATCGCCACTAATTAACTTTCTGCCTAAAATATCAACCATATCATTAAGATGGAACGTAATGAATATAGTATCGTTTTGCAAAAACAAGCCAAATTGAGATAAATCAAAATCTATATCTTGTACGTTATAGAGTCCCTTCATAAAATTAACGTCTTTTTCATATTTTCGATCTCTGTTTTCCATAAACAATAGATCTTGTATGTTAGATACGGATTGGTTTTCGTATAATGGTTGATCAGCCTTCTTTGTGTTGCCTTGGTTAACTGGACCTAGGTATTTGTGAACATTAACTCCAGTGCCACCAATGATAAATTGCTCACGGATGCGATTATCCATGAACTTAAAATCGTTACCTTTGGTCGGTTTCCATAGCGATAATCTTGGCATTATAAAAAACTCTTATTAATTAAACACTTATATAGTGTATTTTATTGACTTTTTTCGGATTTGTCTATATAATACTATTTAGCACTATATATTCATATTATGGAGTAAAATTATGGCCGCTAAAAAGAAAAAAGCAAAGAAACGAGTATCTAAAAAAGTTGACGGAGCATTTGCAGAGCCTACGTGGGATGATGTAAGTTTTACGTCTGAAGAAATACTAGATTTGGACGACGAAATAAAAACTGAAATTAACCTGCGTATTACGCAAGGCCTCAATTTTTATAATTATCACCACACGTTCAAGGACAGTAAGCAACCGCTTATTGAATGGATGAAATCGCAAAAGGTTGTTGATAAAGTGGCAATTGCGGCAATAAAGGATGCGCCAGATTACCAAATTGGTATTACTGCCGGCTCCGTTGCTCGTATGCTACTCAAAGGCGCTCCGCCAATGGATAATCTTCTCGCTGGACTTAAAAAGAGAATTCGCATAATTGTCGAGTCTATTGAAAATCCACAAGGCTGGGGAGAGGATACCGCAAAGCCAAAAGAGAAACCAAAAGCGGCTCAAGTTATCTCTATTCAGGATCGCATGATAGAGAAAATAAACAATTTTGTTGGCGAGTACATTGAAGGTGCTGTTGACGACATGATTGCCAATGGCTTTAAGTCAGATTTCAAATTGTCCACTTTGCTACAAACACATAACATATCTGGCAAAGCGGCCGGACTTATTCCTAGGATGTTTGAGAATGAGATTGCGGATCTTACACTATTAATTAATGGTGTAGATAAAGAAGATGAGATGGAAGCACAATTATTAGAAGGCTATCCATATAAAAAGTCAGAGTTAAAGAAGTTACTTGCTTTTTACTCTGCTATTGTTGCAGACGCTGAGCATCATGCTAATCTACAAAAAGCAACTCGCAAGGTGCGTAAGAAGAAAGCACTAAGCAAAGAGAAGTTGATTGGCAAGATTAAGTATAAAATACAGGACGAAAAACTAAAACTTGTCTCGATAGATCCAAAAGACATAATTGGTGCTAACGAACTTTGGGTTTACAACACAAAGAATCGCAAGATTGGCAAGTATGTTGCCTCTAACATTGATCCAAAGGGTATGGCTAGGGATGGCACAGGGTTAAGCATTAAAGGCACTACTATTATAGGTTTTGACGAGAAGTTAAGCAGACAAAAAACATTGCGTAAGCCAGAAGACTCGCTAAAAGAGTTTAAGAGTGCGGGCAAGGTTGCTTTACGCAAGTTCTTAGATGAATTGACCACCACAGACACGAAACTTAACGGGAGGGTAAACTCTGATACTATATTACTTAAGGTAATCTAATAAATATATGTATGGCAACAAAAGAATTAACCAAACTTAAAAATGCGTTATTCACAAATGTTAGATTACGTTTAGGTGAGAGAATCATTGATATTGAACTAGACAACGAGCATTTGGAAGTAGCATTAAACAATGCTGTTAACAGATATCGTCAAATGAGTGCTAACAGTGTTGAAGAGTCTTATGGCTTTTTAACATTAGAGAAAAATAAACAAGAGTATTTTTTAGACGATAATATTTTAGAAGTTAGACAAATATTTAGAAGAACTATTGGTAGCACAAGTGGTGAAGGTGCTTCAAACTTTGAGCCATTCGAAGCAGGTTACATGAATATGTATATGCTACAGGCAGGTAGAGTAGGTGGTTTAGCAACATATGAATTATTTGCTGGATATCAAGAAACAGCATCAAGAATGTTTGGTGGATTTATTAATTATACATGGGATTCAGTAACTAAAAAACTTACAATCGTTCGTAAAGTTGACGGTGACACTGAAAGCGTATTACTTTGGTTATATAACCAAAAACCACTTGAAAATATAATTCAACACCATATGACAAAGAAATGGATAGAAGATTATACACTCGCAATGTGCAAGCAAATACTCGGCGAAGCACGTTCCAAATTTGCTACAATCGCTGGACCACAAGGTGGTACAACGATGAATGGTAGTGAATTAAAAGCAGAAGGCCAACAAGAGATGGTTGATCTAGCATTACAATTACAAAACTTTGAAGATGGTGGCACACCGATGTCATTCGTCATTGGATAATATTACACACACACAGGAGAACCACAGATGGGAACCGTGATTTTTATCATGGTAGTAGTCGCACTCGTAGCGGCAACACTCTACATTCACAATAAAACACAATAACATTTAAACATATGATTATAGGACTAGTAGGATTCAAAGGCTGTGGTAAAGACACTGTCGCAAATTATCTTATCGATAATAGTAGAGAAACATGGATTAGAGGAAGTTTTGCTGACTCATTAAAAGATTCACTTGCCTCTGTATTCCAATGGGATCGTGCCATGCTAGAAGGCGACACGAAAGAAAGCAGAGAATGGCGCGAAACAGTAGACGAATGGTGGGCAAATAAACTAGACATGCCTGACTTTACTCCACGACTTGCTCTACAAGTATGCGGCACAGATTTATGGCGTAATAAGTTTCACGACGATATATGGTTGTTAAGTTTAGAAAAGAAACTAACTACTGCTGAACACAACGTTATTATTACTGATACACGCTTTCCCAATGAGATTGATCTAATAAAAAGACTAGATGGAAAGATAATACGTGTAAAACGCGGTACAGAGCCCGAATGGTGGAGTACAGCAGTTGCAGATAATGCAGAGCGTGATGAACCTATGCATGAGTTAATGATGCCATTAGTGTATCCAAAAGTACATGCATCAGAATATTCTTGGGTTGGGTGTGATTTGGATTATACTATTAAAAACAATAGCACTCTGCAATCGCTTGAAGAATCAGTTAAAGCATTGTGTTTAGAAATCAGGAATTAAATCACCCTGCTTCCATCCCTTACCAGTAGCGTATAATAATCTATGACAGTTAGCGCAAACTGTTTTTAAATTCTTCCAATTATTATTTTTCCTATCTCCGTCTTGGTGATAAACATCTAGTTGTACTGTGTGGTCTGCTTTAAAGCCACACTTTTCACAGTAGTTTTTTTTATTATATCCACTAGACTTCCAATTTGTCTTGGGTGTGGTTCGAAGTTTTTTTGCTTTTCGAGCGCACTTATCACACCTTGATCTGTAATGCGGGTTGCCTTTTTTATAATAATTTATTGCTACTGGTCGCATACCGCAACGACAGAGCGGTCTTTCGCTATGTTTCACGAGAGTATTTATTTTTATGAACCCTTTTCTTTGCCCTTTGGGCACCTTCGTATGGCACTAAATTCCGGAAATCTAAATAAATATTGGTAACAAATACATCTATATAGATGTAGAATTTTAATTAAAATTTTATACGAGGAAAAAGATTATGGCTTTAGTATCTCCAGGTGTTGAAGTTACTGTAACCAATGAATCCGCGTATGTTACATCAGATCCAGGTACAGTTCCACTAATATTAGTAGCAACTGCACAAAATAAGTTACAAGCTTCTGGATCAGGCACAGCATCCGGAACAACAGCGGCGAATGCCGGCAAGGTTCAGCTACTTACTTCACAACTAGAATTAGCTACAACATATGGTACTCCTACTTTTTATAGTAGTACTTCTGGAACAATGTTGCATGGCTATGAATTAAACGAATACGGCTTACATGCCGCGTATTCATATTTAGGTATTGCTAATAGAGCATACGTGTTAAGAGCAGATATTGATTTAAGCAAATTAACAGGCTCTGCAACGGCGCCAACAGGTACCCCAGTTAACGGCACACATTGGTTAAATTTAACAAATACAGTGTGGGGTTTACATGTATGGAATGCCACAACAGATACATTTACATATACAATACCTAAAATTTGTGCTACAGAGCACACAGGTAGTCCATCCTATATTCCAAATGCTTCATTTGGTTCTATAGGTGATTACGCAATTGTTACAGCAACAACAAACAATGCTGTATATTATAAAAATAGCAGTAACACATGGGTAGCAGTTGGTTCAGGTACTGCAACTGACTCTCCACATTCTGAAGCAACAAGAAATGCATCATGGGCATCAAGTTTCCCAGCAATTTCAGTTACACCAAGTGCGGTGAACATTGGTGACGCGTTTAGTATCAATGGTACAACTATTACATTTACTGGTACAGGCGTTGCTGATATTGTTAACAATATTAATACCACGTTTGACGGTCTTGCAACTGCAAGAAAGGGTGTTCAGGCATATAACAATAGTGGTGTTTTAGAAATATATATTATTGGTTCATCAGCCGCAGGCGGATCCGCTGATAGATCTGCTATTTTTGCAAACGTTTCAGGTACTGCACTTGCAGACATGGGCATAACTGCCGATACCTATTTTGGTCCGTTGATGAGCGAAGCATCATATACATCTCCGCCACCTTGGACACCAGGCGCCGCAAACGAAGCACCGACTGGTAGTATGTGGGTTAAACTTGATGGCAATTTAGGCGGATCTAACGGTAATAATATTAAATTTAGAGTATATTCATCAACAACTGGGTTATGGGAAGCAAAAGCCCCAAGCGTTTATGATAGTATAACAGTCGCTACAACAAGTTTAGGTGGTACTGATCCAAGAACTATAACAGTAGGCTCGATAATGGTTGATACTGATGTTGATTCAGTGGATGAAGTAACATTTAAACCATATCGACGCAAGTCGGCCGGCGAGCTTGTTGTTACTGGTACTAACACATCACCAACATTCACATCTACAGAAACATTCACTATTAATGGTACAACTGTAACTTTGACTGGCACTACTGCAACAGCTTTTGTAACAGCAGTCAGCGCCGCAGGTATTACAGATGTTTCGGCTAAAATTGAAACATCAGGTGCAGTGTCACTAATTCATGCTAAAGGTGGTGACTTAGTACTACGCGATACATCAGGCACACCACTAACGGGTGTGGCAGATGCTAGTATTTCTGCTTCATTATCTAATGTATATACGCTGCCAAATGGTGACCTAATTGGTACAAACTGGGAAGAGTTAACATATGAAGCATCATTAACAACACCTACAACAGATCCTGCTGAAGGTGATTTATGGTATGACACAACACTTGTTGCTGACATCATGGTTCATGATGGTACAACATGGAAAGGTTACCAAAATGTTTCAACAGATTATCGTGGATATGATCTAAGTGTAACAGATCCAGCTGGCCCAATTTTTGCAGCCGCTGAACCACTAACACAATCTGATGAAACAGCACTTGTAAATGGTGATATTTGGGTCAACACATCTGACTTAGATAATTATCCTAAGATTTATCGTAGACAAGGTGGTGAATGGATTCTAATTGATACAACAGATCAAACATCATCAAATGGTGTTTTATTTGCTGATGCAAGATGGCAAACAGCGGCCGCCGCTAAAGTAAGTGGCACTGGCGCTGGTACTGCATCAAGTATTGCAGATTTATTAAGCGATGATTTCCTAGATCCGGATGCTCCAGATCCTGCGTCATATCCACGTGGTATGTTGCTATGGAATACAAGACGCAGTGGTTATACAGTAAAAGAATATAAGAAAGATTTTGTTACAACATCAAAATATTCTTCAGGTAACCCACGTATGTCAAGCGAATCTGTTGCTACTTATTATCCAGATCGTTGGACAAACAAGTCAGGCACAAAATCTAATGGAACACTATACGCAGGTCGCAAGGCCCAACGTGCAGTCGTTGTTGCCGCAATGAAATCAGCGGTTGATGCAAATACAGATATTCGTGAAGAGCAACGTCAATTTAACTTACTTGCCGCCCCTGGATATCCAGAATTGCTATCAAATATGACTACATTGAACGTAGATAGAAAAGAAACTGCTCACGTTATTGGTGATACTCCGTTCCGTTTAGCAGATAATTCTGCGAAAATTCAAGTATGGAGTAAAAACTCTAATGCAGCCGAAGATAACGGTGAAGATGGCCTAGTAACTAATAATGAATATATGTCAGTTTACTACCCATCAGGGTTATCAAATGACCTAGCAGGTAACAAAATTGTTGTTCCGGCAAGTCATATGGTATTACGCACATTTGCTTATAATGATAGTGTCGGTTATCCATGGTTTGCGGCCGCAGGCACAAACAGAGGAAAAATTTCCAATGCTACAGCAATTGGTTATATTGATGGATCAGGAGAGTTTAACAGCATTGCAGTTAGAGAAGGACTACGTGACGTATTATATACTGATAACATTAATCCATTAACATTTATTAATGGCAGTGGTTTGATGAACTTTGGTAATAAGACCCGCTCTTCTACATCTTCCGCAATTGATAGAGTTAACGTTTCAAGACTCGTGTCTTACATGAGACGTCAACTAGATCTTATCGCAAAACCATTTATTTTCGAACCCAATGATGAATTAACCCGTAACGAAATTAAGGGTGTAATTGATTCATTTTGTAATGAACTATTGGCTAAGCGAGCAATTGGTGATTACTTGGTAGTATGTGATGAAACTAATAACACCCCGGCTAGAATTGATCGTAACGAATTATACGTTGACGTAGCAATTGAGCCAATTAAGGCGTTAGAGTTCATTTATATTCCAGTAAGATTGAAGAATACAGGAGAAATCGCGGCTCTATAGAGTTTAAACAATGATTAGGGGTGGCAAAAACCACCCCTAATACATAGATAAATAAAAGAAATAGGAGAATAATATGTCCGTAGCGTCATTAACAAAATTCACAGTTCCAATTAGTGGAGCCGGATCTCAAGGTACTTTGATGCCGAAATTGAAATATCGCTTTAGAGCGATAATGGAAAACTTTGGCGTTACTACTCCGAGATCAGAAATCACAAAGAATGTAATGGATATTACTCGACCAACAGCATCCTTTGAGAATCAAATTATAGATGTTTACAACTCAAGAATTAATGTTCTTGGTAAACATACATGGGAACCAGTTACAATTAATCTACGTGATGATGTAAACGGTGAGATGACTCGCCGAGTAGGTGAACAAATGCAGAAGCAGTTCGACTTCTTCGAGCAAATGAGTTCAGTATCTGGTATTGATTACAAGTTTACACTAAAGTACGAAGTACTTGACGGTGGTAACGGTGCGACAGCCCCGGGTGTTCTAGAAACATGGGAATTGTACGGTTGCTATATTGAAAACGTAAACTATAATGACTTGACTTATACAGCAAGTGACCCAGCAACAATTACAATGTCAATTAGATATGATAACGCATTGAACACACCGATTGGTAATGGTGTTGGTGCGCCCGTATCAAGAGGAGCAGGTTCAGTAGCGACAGGCTAATTTAATGGCATCGTATCTTAACAATTATTTGCGTGGTATTGGGGCCGGCGGTTTTATGAAGGACTACCGCCACGCAAGTAACCTTTACACACATTCTAATTACAGACTTTCACCTAAGTTTAGATTTTTATATCATTGTGTTTTTATTTTAGATAGTTCTGCAAAGACATTAAATTATCAAGACAATGAAGTAGGCTTTATGGTAAAGTCTGTTGATCTACCAGGTGTTAGTTTTGATGTAGAGGAACTTAAACAATACAATAGAAAGTCTTTTAATTATACAGGTGTTGCGTATAACGGTGTAAACATCGTATTTCATGATGATAACGCAAATAATGTTAGAAACTTTCTTTCAAATGTTTATAACCACTACACTTCTGACGGGAATAAGGCCGATGGTGAATATGGTATTAGAACATCAGGATTAAAAGACACCTATCAGGAAGCAAGTTCAAGTGCATTATTGAGTTGGGGTTTAGATTCTAACTTTACTTTGCAAGGAACAAATTTAATTAAAGAAATACAAATATATTCTTTATCAAAAGGAATAGGAAGTAGATATAGTTTAAAAAATCCTATCGTAACCCAATTCTCTCATGGGTCCCATGATCAATCAGACGGCTCTGGTCCCAAGGAAAGTAATATTGCTATAAGTTATGATGCGTATACATATGCAGATATCCCCGTGGCACAGATTCCAAATTTTGGGGCTGCTGGTTATGACAGACTTCCAGGATCCACTGCAGACGGACTTGGAGCAAGCAGTGAATCAATAATATCAGGGTTGCGTGGAGTATTAGATTCTATTCCTGATAAAAATCCATATGATATATTAAATACAGCAGTACAAACCGCGGCACAAATTGAAGCATTTGATAGTCAGAATTTAATACAATCTGCATTTGGGTCTTCTTTGCCGTCTACAATAGAGCAGGTTGTTAAAAACGCATCACACGCATTTCCTACTGCCACCGTTAGAAAAGCACAGGAAATAATTAAAGGAATTAAAGGTTAATAACAATGCCTAATTATACAAATTATTATAAAAATACAGCACAACCTATAAATGAAACTAGTTCAGGCAAATTAAGTGTTGACGACAAAAGGCAAAAGTTCTTTAATAATTATTATACAAAAGTTCAATCAGTTGATCCGGCCCAATATGATATTGTTATCGGTTTTTTAAAGGGAAGAGGTTATGAAGAATCTGTTCAAAGAAATTTATCAATTACATTAATGGAAATCGCTGTAGAACAGGATGTAAATATAGTAGATTTAATAAATCAACTTGAAGAAGTAAAAGATTCTATAAAATTAAATACTCTTCTATGCATATTATGTAATACTACAAGAAATAGAACAAGTGTGTTAGGTTTTAAAAAAGATGGCTCAATAAATAGTACAGTAAAAAGAACAATACTGGCTTAAATTATGGCAAAATATGCCCAAGGGAAATTCATTCCCAAAAATAATAAAAAATATGTAGGAAAAGGTTCACCAACTTATAGAAGTGGTTGGGAGTTTGCCTTTATGAAATTCTGTGACAACCACCCGTCAGTAACTGAATGGGCAAGCGAACCAATGAAGATTCCATATCGTAATCCTTTAACAGGCAGACAAACTGTTTATGTTCCAGATTTTTTAATCATATACGAAGGCAAAAGCGGAAGACGCGCAGAATTAATAGAAATAAAACCCAAAAGCCAAACATTGAAAGAACGCGCCGGCCGTAGTAAATATAATCAAGCAAGTGTCGCAGTTAACCATGCAAAATGGGAAGCAGCCTATAAATGGTGTCAACGACAAGGCATACAATTTCGTATCGTAACAGAGGATGATATTTTTCATCAAGGCCGCAAACGCTAATAAGTAATAGTGTGTCCTTCAATAGTTTTAAATATATTTTTGTCTGCTATCCACACGGCGGCGGCGGCGAATTTTTATCATACATTATAAGCAAAGCAGAAGAATGTAATACATTAGTGCGACGAAAAGTTGGCAATCGTACAAAAGTACATGACATTTTTAATCAGCATATGCTTAGAATGGATTTTAGTATTGATCGTTGTTTTAATGATTACGGTGATAATGGCGATTTGACTGGAATAGATGACAGCAAGTATGTTGTAGTTCCTACACATTACAGGGAAGATGCCGTAGGACAATATTTTAAGAATTATAAGTTTGTAAACATTTTATATCCGAGAACAGAAGAAGGCCACAAAAGAGTTTTGTGTAATATTAAAGATAAAGTTTGGATGCAGCCCCAACCTACTCAGTTGGAATTCTTTGGTATGCTTCAGCAATTGGAAAAGGATGTAGGCAATAGAGATTGGTTTGTTAATACACACTTTTCAATGAACACAATTGACATACTTCTAGCATCTCAAGGAAAAGAACTAACTGATGAGAATAGAGAACAACTTGAAAATGATTGGAATAATGATTTACAAACAAAGCATAAGAAAAAAGATAACAACTTGTGTATTGAATATGAAAATATTATTAATAGTTTAGAACAAATTGGAAAATACTTAGACATTACTATTACAGAAAAAATGCAAATAGAATTACAAGAAAAAATACAAAATGATGAAAAAATATGATCTAAATTATATTGATATAATGGTACAGTATGCATGTAGTTTATCTTGCAAGGGTTGTATTACGTTGTCTAATTATGATCGTAAAGGACATGTTTCTTGGAAGGAGGGCGAACAATGGTTAAGGGAGTGGAGTCTACGCATTAAACCAAAAGAAATCAATCTAATGGGAGGTGAACCACTACTAAACAAAGATTTCCAACAATGGTTATATGGCGTAAGGGAGTACTTTCCAAAATCTCGTATTAAGTTTATTACCAATGGATTCCATTATAAGTCTCGTCCGGCGTTATACCAATGGTGTAAAGAAGTTAATAATGTATTAATACAAACTAGTTTACACTATCGCCCTCCTCCTGAGAAATATATAGATAGTATTAAATTCTTTTTAAGTCAAACTGATTGGAAAATAGATGGCATACCGTTTGATCCGCCTGATAAACTTATTAAATTAATTGATAAGAATACTAATATTAAATGGCATATGAACTTGTTTGGAGAATTTAGGCGTCCGTTCATGGGAGAAGGTGCGAATATATATCCAGCAAATAACGACAATTATATAGGAGCACATAGAGTATGTGGATCACCAAATTCTCCAACAATATATAAAAATAAATTATATAAATGCCCTGCAATTGCTAACCTAGAAGATACATTAAGAGTTTTTGGTAAAGAGAACGAAGAACAATGGGCACCATACTTAAATACTGGATTAGACTATAATAGCGATTTAGATAAGTTTATAGGAAATATATATAAACCAGATCCAGTAGCATGTAGAGCATGTAGCAGTAATTCGCAAGAGATTGAATATGATCATTATGCACTCGGAAATGTTATTACAAGGAAAGAATATAATAAAATAAAATGAGTAAATTAATCACAGCCGGCTGTGGTATTAGCCAGCGAGACTTTAAACATTATCCAATTTGGGTACACTTTCCCACACTTACGCACAAATTAAAACACATTTCTATTGGCGGCCCAGCAGTGGGCAATGAGTATATTGGCCGCACTTGCAAAAAACATATATTAGAAAACTTAGATGTTGAAGCAGTTATTATACAATGGACTAGTATTGGTAAACTTGATTTATTTGTAGAGAACGAAGAAATACTTTCTCAAATAAAAGACTTTAATTTACGAAATTTTATTGTCGATATGGATGCTAATGTCGTCGATGGAAGAGGTTTTTGGGCGAGCAGTAGCAGTGATGATAACGTAATTAAAGAAGTTTACAACGATGTTTTTAAATCTAATATATATGAGCACATGAAAGATCTAGAGCAAATATTAGATATACAAACATTGTGTGAGTTGCATGGAATTCCATATTATTTTTTCTTTGGCTATGCTTTTAATTTTGATTTTATAAAAGAGACACCTGAATTACAGCATTTATATTATAATATAAATTGGAATAAGTTTATAACGCCAAAACCAATATATGAAATTTATAAAGAAAGTGAAGAGTTTGAATTAGACGTATTTGATAAAGATGCAAGATATATGTCACCCAACAGTGCGTTTCAAATTGATTTTTATGTTAAATATATAATACCAATATTAAATGACTATTTTACTACTATAAATTTTGATATCGAACGATTACAAAAACATAGCATTAAATTGGCACAAAATTTAAGAAAATTATATGGAAATATGGAATAAAATAACAATTGTTCATGTAGAGCCAACAACCAAATGTAATGCTAGTTGCCCAGGATGTCCGCGCAATAATAATGGATATGGACTTAAAGACAATTTTGAATTAATTGATCTTGATCTAGATTTTTTTATTGATTTTGTTAATAAATGTAATATATTAAAAAATATTCATTTATGTGGAAATCGAGGAGACCCTGCAGCCTATAAGCATCTTAAAGATCTTTTAAGATTGGTATCATTCGATAACAGAGAATTTTTTGTTTCAATGCACACAAGCGGTAGTTTAAGATCTACGACTTGGTGGGCCGATTTAGGAAGTTATAAAAGCAATCAACTTGAAGTTACTTTCTCAATTGATGGACTAGAGGATACAAATCATATCTATAGACAAGGCACAAATTTTAATAAAATAATAGATAATGCAAAGGCATATATCGACGCCGGCGGCCACGCGGTGTGGAAATTTTTAACGTTTAAACATAACCAGCACCAAGTTGAAGAGGCAAGGGAATTGTCTCATAAATTAGGGTTTTCAGAATTTTATACAGAATTGCCCTATGTGCCAGAGGCATTTCATTGGAAAACTAATGAAAGATATTTATTAGAGTTTCCTGATGAAGATAATAATTCATATGACTCAGTAAAGACTCAAGTATTCGAAAACACAGCAATTTCAAATGAAGTAGATAAAAAAGCCTATTTAGATAAGATTATTTCCAATAATTATGTCGATCCAAATGTTTGTGATCATTTACAGTGCTCTGACGATGATGAGCATTATCAACTTTTTATAAGCGCAGATGGCGTAATTCATCCTTGCTGTTTTTGGGAAGATGAAAGAAAAGAAGTTTATGATATTGAAACTTTAAACATAGCAAAAGAATTTTCCCAAGGATTGTATCGAAAGACATGTTTAGAAGTATGCGGAGTGATTAAATAACGTTATGACAAAAAAACTAGAAGAACTTTTTGATTTAGCACAATCAGAGCAAGAAGAAGAGAAGCCCTCGGACTTTAAACCCGAAGAAGCAACAAAACTACAGTCAGTATTAAGCGATGTAGATAAAATTGATAGTGCATTACCACTAGTTAGAGATTTAGAATCTAATGATAAAGAAATGGACAACATTGCTGAAAAGTCCATAACAACATTTAATGATCTAATGGATTTGGGCATGAATGTAGAAGCACGATACGCAGGTAAGATATTTGAAGTAGCAGGCACTATGATGAAGAACGCCATTGATGCTAAAGCCGCAAAAATTGATAAGAAATTGCGTATGGTTGAATTGCAAATTAAGAAGCAACGTGTAGATCAACAAGAAAGGGATGTTGGCGGACTAGAAATAGAAGCAGAAGCAACTATTGTAGCAGATCGCAACGAACTAATTAAGCAAATCCTAGATCAAAATAAAGACAGCAAAGATAAAAAATAGTGTGATTTAAATAAATAAGTAATATAAAACTTAAAAGAGTACCCTTATGAAAAGTTTAAAACAATACATTACAGAAGCAAAAACAGATTATCCTTTTAGATTGAAGTTTGCTGTAGATATTACAGACGAACACTTAGATCGCCTAGAAGGATGTTTGAATAGATACGGCGTTAAAAGCGTATCTAAAGCAAACAAAACAATTATGCAAAAACATCCAATGGATTTTGGTAATTTAGGAGCTGGTGAAATTTATATTGTAGATATTGTATTAGAATATCCTACTACTCCCAACGTATTACAAAATTATATTCATAGCATGTTAGGAATTCCTGAAAGTCATATTGTTGTTCGTAGTCCAGATCATCCAGAAGAAGTTCAAAATGACAAAGACCAAAAGGAACTAGACGAAAAGGATCCAGATGCTAAACCAGAATCACTATTAGATAGTGATTATCCAGAATCAGAAGGCGACTTACCTGCTGGACAAGAACACACAGATAAGATGCTTGCAGATGAAGATGAAAAACGCAAAGGTAGATTGTTTGATATGGTTAATTTTGCAAAAGATCCAAGTAGTGAAATTGAGCACGAGCCGGACGAATTTTTGAAAGCACCGATGGGTACTACATCACCAGTAGGAACTAATTAAAATGGAAACAAAATATAACCTAAATATTACAACATCTGGAGAGAACGGTGATAACGCAACAACATCAATTTCTACTACAGATGCAAACAAACTAGCAGAGTTGCTAAATTTAGCAGGCATGAGCCAATCTCATCCTGTAGCATTAAATGTAAGTCCTGAAGAAGAGTATGATGCTCCATGCCCAGACTGTGGTGATTCACCATGTGGTTGCGGTATGACAGAAGGCGAAAGTTGGGATAATGAGCCAGAAGCAACAGTTCATTCACCAGAAGAAGTTTTTAAAGTAGGTGACGACTTGCATAGGGTAAAGAAAAGTTATCCTCCAGTAGCAGGCGGTGACAATCCAATGGCATTGGAATCTGCAGAAAATAAATTACGCAATGCGTATGACGAGTTTATTGCTGAAAGTGAAGAAGAAGTAGAAGAAGTTCATGAAACACCCGCTGGATGGGCCAAAAGTAAAGAAATAGATAACATGGAGTTTCCTACTAAAGGTGTAAAACCGGGTTGGAAAGAAGATGCAATCAAAGCCGCAATAAAAGTAGTACACGATATGGCAGGCGATTACGATGGTGCGTGGGCTGCAATTAAAGATGCTTATGGTGAAGATGTTTTAAATGATGATGCTGTACAAGATGCATTATATAAAGCAAATGTAGAAGAAGATGTTAATCGTATTAGACAACTAGCAGGTTTGGATGAAGCCGCAGGAAAACGGAAAAAGCCTGAAGAGGCAAAAAAAGCACCAGAAAAGAAAGACGACGGTAAAGGAAAAACCTGGGGTGTAGTAGCCTAAGTGCGTATTTCCGAACTACTTCTCGAAAAAGCACCTCCGAGGTAGAGAGAAGCAAGTTAAGAAGTTAAAGAAAAAGATGTGCGGCGGGGATGACGATTGTCCCGCCGCATACGCCATTGCTTGGTCACAGCATAACAAAAAGAAAAAGAAATAACCCCCTTAAAAACTGTTAAATACAGTTATGTCCAATAAATCACTTGACGGCAATTTAGTCAAAAAAGCACACACTAGAGAATCATACACAGATGAACAGTTATTGGAACTGGCAAAATGTGCTGATCCTGACACCGGCCCTGCTTATTTTTTAGAGAACTATTTTTGGATACAACATCCACGCAGAGGTAGAATAAAATACCATGCGTATGAATATCAAACACGTTTGTTGGACAGTTATCACAAACATAGATTTAGTGTTAATCTAATGCCTAGGCAAACTGGTAAAACTACCACCGCGGCAGGATATTTGTTATGGCATGCTATGTTTATTCCAGATAGCACAATACTTGTTGCGGCGCACAAGTATGCTGGCTCACAAGAGATTATGCAACGCATACGATATTCATATGAAGACGTTCCTGATTTTATTCGTCCGGGTGTTTATTCATATAATAAAGGTAGTATAGACTTTGATAACAGTAGTAGAATTGTTAGCACAACTACTACAGAAAACACAGGACGTGGTTTGTCCATCTCACTACTATACTTAGACGAGTTTGCGTTTGTAAAGCCTAGCATTGCGAAAGAATTCTGGACGTCCATATCTCCAACACTAGCAACAGGCGGTGGTGCTATTATTACCTCAACGCCAAACAGTGATGAAGACCAGTTTGCTATGATTTGGAGAGACGCAAATAAAACTATTGATGATTACGGTAATGAAACAGACGTAGGACGCAATGGCTTTTTTGCGTTTAGAGCATATTGGAACGAACATCCAGAGCGTGATGAGAAGTGGCGACAGGAAGAACTAGGACGCATTGGTGCAGAACGCTTTGCTCGCGAACATGATTGCGAGTTTGTTATTAACGACGAGACATTAATTGACTCTCGCGTATTGGCATCATTACGTCCAATACATGTATTGGAAAAACACGGTCAAGTTAAATGGTACACCAAGCCACAAAAAGGACACAATTACTTAATAGCATTGGATCCAAGTTTAGGCACAGGTGGAGACAATGCCGCTATACAGGTATTTGAAATACCTACAATGAAACAAGTAGCAGAGTGGATGCATAATAAAACACCAGTACAAGGACAAATAAAAATATTAAGAGATATTACATATTATATTGCAGAAGAAATAGGTGCAAAGAATTTAGATACACCACAAATATGGTTTAGTATAGAAAATAATACACTAGGCGAAGCGGCATTAGTCGTTATAGATGATCTAGGTGAAGAACAGTTTAAAGGTATATTTTTATCTGAGACTAAAAAGCACGGCAATTCGCGTAGATTTAGAAAAGGTTTTAATACTACGCATAAATCAAAGTTATTAGCATGTAGTAGATTAAAAAACCTAATTGAAACAGATAAAATTGAAATAAAAAGTAAAAATTTAATCTCTGAACTAAAAACATATATAGCAAGAGGGCAAAGTTATGCCGCAAAAGACGGCGAAACAGATGATTTAGTATCTGCTACATTGTTGATAGTTCGAATGAGTTATGAAGTAAGGCAATGGGATACTGGATTATTTGATAGATTAAAGGATGATATTGATTCTGAACAAGATATGCCAATGCCGTTTATTGTGGTTTAAGCATAAATACTAACAATGGAAAATATTGAAAAAATTGCTGAAGATCTTTTTAATAAATTAAGATCAGTTTATCCAACACTAACAATTGGTGATGCAAGTGCAATGAAAACACTTGAGCCAAGAGAAGCCCGCTTCTTTGATTTTGTATTTGAAGACAATGGTACAGACGTTGGCACAGTTACTATTAGTTTAGTAGACGACAAATTTAAAGTTTACTATGGTAATGATTTAGTAGAAAGTTTGGGTGATAGTAAACAGCAATGGTATAATTTTTTAAAAGAAATGCGTCAATTTGCAAAACGCAGAATGTTGACGTTTGATGTAAGAGATATTAATAAGTCCAATTTGGAAAGAAAAGATTTTGAATTTTTACGCAATCAGCAAGCAGAATTTAAGGATAGTGATATGAACGAGTCAAAAATGTATGGTAGCATTAAAAGTAGTTACCAAGATTTAGGTGAGACTGCAAGAATTATTGTCAGACATAGACGCCCAGTAGATGAAGAAGTTAGAGGATCACGCAGTAGAAATATTAGCAAAATTTTTGTTGAAACTACAAGCGGTGAAAGAACACTACTTCCATTTACTAACTTACTAGGTGCAAGAGCAGTTGCAAGGCACATTAGTGAAGGTGGCAACTTGCATGATGACATTGGCACACACATTGTTAACAATGTTAACCAATTAGGCCAATTAAAGAACTTTGTAGCATACAGCAGACGCAATAGCTTAGTAAATGAAGATACAGCAGACATTGTAGAAAGTGTACGTGATGCTTACAATGGTATTAGGAGCAGTTTAGCACGTATCTCAACAGCACGTGGATACACCTCATTTGCAGAAAGTTTTGAAGCACAAGAAGAAACACTATCCGAAGATAACTTAGATGAAATGAAAGACTTCTTTACAGTTAAGAAGTTTGATGAAAGCGTATTTGAGTCCCTACCATTAATTAATAGCATTTACAAAACTGCTATGGAAAATAAAGCAAACAAACTAAACCAAATCAGAGAGTTTATTGAAAGCGGTGATCTAGTATTAGAGAGTTCAGTTGATACAGATCAATTTGCTCGTTCAGTTCAGCACGATGATGTAAGAAGTTTAGTGAGCACTGCTCTAGAAGATATCAGCAATCGTATTGTTGACAATGACATTGTTAGAGAGTTTGCACATAAGTTTGTTGGTGCAGAACTTTCCGAATCAGAGGAAGGTGCATTAGCAGTACAACTAGCAAAGAAATATGTAAGCGACTTGGGCCGTATTAACGAAGATGAAGAATATACTCAACGTGTAAGATATACTCACGCAGTAGAAAGCAAGTCATTTAAAGATGAAGCAGATCTAGTAGAAGAATGGGCAGACGAAATTACACAAGGTTACTAAAATGCTTTTAGAAGAACTTTTTAATGATAATGATACAAAAATGTTAGAAGTTCTTAATAAACTCACGCCTGAAGATATAGGCGATTATGTTTTTGAATCATTCATATTAGTAGAAACAAATCCATTTCATCTTCACCCAGAAAAAAGGTCAGGAGAAGGAGAAGGAGAAGATGAGTCAGGCATCCTTGCCAATGTGCCAGGGGGCATGCCGGCGGCCACTAGTGCCGTGTTGGCTTATAGAGCTGCAAATAAAATGCGCCGAGCAGCGGGCCATGCATTGAATCAGAAAAGAGCCCAATTGGTAAACAAAACGACTCCGAGAACCAAGCGCGGGGTATTAAAAAAAGCAAAACTTAATGCAAAAGCCATAGGATCTGAAGTTGGACAGAATGCTAAATCAAACAAGCTACGAACAAGAGGCAGTATAACTGCCGCCCAGGCCGATGCTGCGAAGCGAGCCCAAGCCAACGTTGATGATAACGTTAAAGACTGGAACAAGAAATATCCTGACAATAAATTCGATCCTGAAAAGGTCAAACCAGCAAAAAAGAAAGCAGCCAATATCGCATCAAAAATAGCCGCAAGGCACGCGGCCGCAACATTACTTGGTGGCGGATTTCTCTCCTGGGCAACTAACGCGGCTGCATTAGGTTGGGATGTTTGGGATATCTATAATTGGTATCAAGATAAAAACAACTCAGGCAGTGACTCCACTAGTACAAAAAGTAAAAGAAAATCCGAAGTAGAAAAAGCCAAAGAACTCCTTGCGAATCCGAATGATGCCCTGGGACTATCAGGTTAACCATAAAATCCCTCTTTTTTACTTGACAAACTAAATACTTTATCATATACTATATAGTATGTGTTTTAGGCACAAATTTAGGCAAACAACAAGAGGCAAATTATTATGGCATCATTAGCAGATATACGAGCTAAGCTACAGGCTCAAGAAAACAAAGGTAGCGGTTCTTCATTTATTGGCGACAACGCCATTTATCCTTTCTGGAATATTCCAGAACAATCCACAGCAGTACTAAGGTTTTTACCCGACGGTAATGAAAGTAATCCGTTTTTCTGGGTAGAAAGACTTATGATTAGACTTCCATTTAGCGGAATTAAAGGCGATAGTGATTCTAAGAATACTTTCGTACAGGTTCCGTGTATGGAAATGTGGAACGAAACTTGTCCAGTTTTGACCGAGGTTCGCACTTGGTTTAAGGACCCAGCACTAGAAGATATGGGTCGTAAGTACTGGAAAAAGCGTTCTTACATTTTCCAAGGATTTGTATTGGATAGTCCACTTGCTGAGGATACTGTTCCGGAAAATCCAATTCGTCGTTTTATTATTGGACCACAAATTTTCCAATTACTTAAAGCGGCATTGATGGATCCTGAACTGGAGGAACTTCCAACTGATTATACAAATGGATTGGACTTCCGTTTGACAAAAACAACTAAAGGTGGATATGCTGATTATTCAACATCTACTTGGGCAAGACGCGAACGTGCTCTTGACAAAGAAGAAATGGATGCAATCTCACAATATGGCTTGTTTGATCTTAGCAGTTTCCTTCCTAACAAACCGGATGAAACGGCGGTCAATGTTATTAAAGATATGTTTGAAGCATCTGTAGACGGAAAGCAGTATGATCCAGATCTTTATGGACAATATTTCCGTCCAGCAGGTATGTACAAACCAGAAACAACTTCCAACGATTCAAAAGCAACCACTACCGCTTCTGAACCTAAGGAAGAAAAACAAGAATCGGTAGTCTCCGAAACTCCGCAGAGTAGTGGTGGTTCCAAAGCAGAGGATATTTTAGCAACTATCCGTGCTAGACAGGGCCAGTAATATAAAGTAATAGGGGCGGGTTAACGCTCGCCCCGTCTTTATTCTATTAGAGGAAAATTATAAGGATGGAAACATACTAATGAAACAAAAGAAAAGATGCGAGGCCCAAGGGGACCCATGCCTGAATGGCGTAAAGAAATACAAAGAAAAAATGCATCAAAAGGTTGGGAGACACGTAGAAAAAGATATGGCGAAAACGGGAGGAAGAAATGAGACCGTTTGACGTGGCAAAATTTAGAAAAGATATTACAAAGTCTATTGACGGCTTGTCAGTAGGCTTTAGCGATCCTACCGATTGGATTTCTGTAGGTAATTATTGTTTAAACTATCTTGTCAGTGGAGACTTTTACAAAGGCATTCCATTAGGAAGAGTCACTGTATTAGCAGGAGAATCAGGCTCAGGCAAATCTTATATTGCTTCTGGGAATATCGTTAAAGAAGCACAAAAACAAGATATTTTTGTAGTTTTGATCGACTCTGAATCTGCTCTAGATAAGGAGTGGTTAGAAAGACTAGGTGTTGATACTAGCGAAGAAAAACTACTTCGCTTGTCTATGAGTATGATTGATGACGTTGCTAAAACTATCAGCGTCTTTATGAAAGACTACAAGACAATGGAAGAGGAAGAACGCCCTAAAGTTCTTTTTGTTATTGACTCTTTAGGTATGTTACTTACTCCCACAGACGTAGATCAATTTGATAAAGGTGATCTAAAAGGTGATATGGGCCGCAAACCTAAAGCATTAACCGCACTTGTTCGCAATTGCGTTAATATGTTTGGCGGACACAATGTAGGATTAGTAGCAACAAACCACACTTATGCATCTCAAGATATGTTTGATCCAGATGATAAGATTTCAGGGGGTCAAGGCTTTATCTACGCAAGTTCTATCGTTATTGCTATGAAAAAGTTAAAACTTAAAGAAGATGCAGATGGCAACAAAACATCACAAGTCTATGGTATTAGGGCAGGTTGTAAGGTAATGAAAACACGCTATGCCAAACCATTTGAAGGTGTTCAAGTTAAAATTCCTTATGAAACAGGCATGGATCCTTATAGTGGCTTGATAGAAATGTTTGAAGCACAAGGCTGGGTTAAGAAAACCGGCAATAGACTTGGTTATACATGTAAAGATGGTACTGAAATTCTAGAGTTTAGAAAAGGATGGACTGGCGAGAAATTAGATCGCGTTATGCGTGATGTAATGTCAGGTGGTATTGGCGAAAATGTAGAATCAGACCCCGATGTAGAATTTGAAGAAACTGAAACAGAAGCATAAATATCCTTAACTTTAACTTGAGGAATATTTGTGGATAAAATTGTTTTAGTTCATACATGGGAAATGTTGAAAGCATACATTCCGAAAAAAGAGTTACCACTTGCCGCAGAACAACTAGTAAACTATCTAACTGATGAAGATATGTCTGAAGTAATAGATGAATTAGCAAACAACTGTCCAACTATTGCACAACTTTTAAATGATTTAGATGAAGAAGATTACGAAGATGAAGATTATGACGAGGACACAGAGTGGTGACTTATAGTGTGGTATAATAAAATTGTCCAAGACATGGGTAATATACCGGATGCTCTAGAATATTTCGAGAACGAATTAACTGGTGCTAAAAAAGACGTCAAAATTTCTGGCGTCTTAGAAAAAAATGCAACAGCGTTACCAGGTATTGTAGAGCATCGCTTTAATCAACTTCAAGAGTTAGAAGCAATCCTGCAACATCTTAATATTCAACTACGCAAACTTAGACGTAAACACTTTAAAAAATACTTAGAAAGTTATAATAGAGCCTTGAGTGCTCGTGACGCTGAAAAATATGTAGACGGCGAAGATGAAGTGGTTGATCTAGAAACTGTTATTAATGAAGTTGCATTGGTTCGCAACAAATGGTTAGGAGTTATTAAAGGACTTGATGTTAAGCAATTTCAGGTAAGTAATGTAATAAGACTTCGCACAGCAGGTATGGAGGATGTTACAGTATAATGAATAAAACACTTATATATGGTGATTTAGTCGAACAAAGAAAATCAGCCCAAGAAGTTTTCAAAGTAGTTTCTAAACAATTGTTTGAGAACATGTTGCATGTATGTGATTTTGGCTGTGGGGATGGATCTAATACAGAATGGTGGTGTAACCAAGCATCATATGAAGAATCTGCACCATACGCTAATCACACAAAAGTTTCTGGTATTGATTTAATTGATAGGGAAACTGATAAATTTGACTTTACTTGTGGCGATATTTTAAATATGCCATACAAAGACGATGAATTTAATATTGGTTGGTGTCACTATACATTACAACAATTGAAAGACCCTATACAAGGGTTATTAGAAATGCGTAGAGTACTTACTCCTTTTTCATTACTGTTTATAACTGTTCCACAAACATTAGATACAGAGTTTGGTAGACTAAAAACTAAATTTGGAAGATATGATAGAAACTTTTATACCTTACCTACATTTATAAATCAGTTAGCAATAACAGGCTGGGATTGTAGAAAGGGATATTTTCTTAAAAATTTTAATGATCGTAATATTTACGGTATTGTTAAACCCAAACAAGATTGGGAAGAACTAGATGATCCAATGGATTTAGGACCAGTAGATCTTATGGAAAGAGAAGTCTTGCCTGAAAGTACGGATGATATGATAAAAGCAAAAGGTTATTTTGACGAGTCTGCGTTAATGCTAACGTGGATGAATGGCTCAATTACTGATTATGGAAGTAGAGTGTAATGGGTTTTCCTATACTACAATGTGAAAATGTTAGAGTTAAGCCGTGTAAGCACGGAGATTTTGCATATAATATCAAAGACACAATTGTCGGTCGTAGTTTAGATTTATACGGTGAATATGCAGAGGCAGAACTAGCATTGGCATCACAATTATTACGACCAGGTGCTAAAGTTATTGATGTAGGGGCTAATATAGGATTACATTCTGTGTTTTATTCTAGAATAGTAGGCAAGGAAGGAGAAGTATATGCTTTTGAACCAAGCCATTTAAATTATTTTTTCTTAATGACTAATCTGACTATTAATAGTGCATTTAACGTAACGCCAGTCAAAGGAGCAGTGGGAACAAAACGGCCATTATACTTGCCATTGAATAGAGTAGATGACGAAATGAATCATGGCGCATTAAAAACATCTGACAATGATACAGGCAATGATGTAGAACGTTGCGCGGTGTTTAATTTAGATGATATTGGTCTCGATTATTGTAATTTGGTTAAAGTAGATGTAGAAGGTAATGAATCAGATGTTCTACATACTGGTACAAGGCTATTCTCAACTCATAGACCATTTGTTATTGCAGAATGCCAAGAAAACCAAAAAGAATTGCTACAAACTTTTAAAGATATGGATTATGACTGTTATTGGCTTCCCTCTCCGGATTTTAATCCAGATAATTACTTTGAAAATTCTGAGTGTATTTTTGTAGATCCCACAGGTGCTGTAATCAACGTTTTTGCCCACCCTAAAGAAATTGACATCAAAATAGATAATTTGACTAAAATCCGCAAAGTTACAGATAAGTGGAAATCTCCAAAAACCACTAAAAAATCCAAGAAAAAGACTACTAAGAAAACTAAGAAAAAGTAGCAATTAGTAAGTCATTGATTTTATTGGCTTTTTTCTTCAATGATTTCAAACACTTACCAAAATATCAAAAATAGTTGATTCTTCAATAAAATCAAGCACTTAGAGTACAAAAAAAAGTGACAGATCTGACAAAATCAGTATAATGTATATATACGCTAAAGAAACAAGGAGAAACGTGATGACTAGAACAGAAATTGTAAACAAACTTCTTGAGTCTTACAATGATGAAGAAATAAAGTCAGTAGGAAATGCTATCGGCATAGGATATACTAGTCTTTGGAGACAAGAAGTAATGAATATGTTTGTCGAAGCGATAAATGATTTCTTGTCAGACCCAACTAACAAGGAGCGATAGATGCGTAATACTTTTGTAATCAACTTTCGAAACATTGCTGGATCTCAGCGTGAGACTTGTGTTTACGACGACACGCTGGTGGGTGCTGTTGGGCAGTTTAATGCCAATCCCAAAACCAGTGGCTTCGATACTCCGTTGAGAGTGCAGGCGTTCAAGGGCGAAGTACATTGGCCCGCAACTGGCAATGCCACGCGCCTCGGCACCTTCACCATGCAGGGACGATATGACGTCCCCCGCCAAGTTTAATCCACTGACATATAAGGAGCGAATTATGTCACACATTAAAGTCCTCAAAGGCATCATCAACCGTAAAGACTCTCCCACTAAGGATGTGGAAAATGTCATTTTCCCACTGGTCAAAAATTATCGTCCGTCTACTAAAGGCGGCGGCAAGATTACCGTAGACGGAACTGATATGCTGGGATTCCCGCAGTATACATTCGCAATCCAGGTTGAGTCTCCACTACATATTGAAATGGTGGGCGAGAGTGAAGCCGAGGAATATGCAAAGAAAATGGCTGCAGGAAATACCTCGTCTAAAAGTCCCGTTGTAGAGAAGGTCGAAGAAACTGACGAAGAGGTCATGAACCGCATTGAAGAGCGTTTCAGCATCCTCAACGAAATGACTGAAGCGACTATCAATGGTGATGTCCGTGCAATGATTGTCACAGGCCCTCCTGGAGTTGGTAAGTCCTACGGTGTAGAGACCACCCTGGAAAAGGCCTCACTGTTCGACAAAATCAAAGGCACTCGTACACGATACGATGTTGTAAAAGGTGCGATGACTGCTCTTGGACTGTACGCGAAACTGTATGAGTACAGCGATCCAGGCAACGTGTTGGTGTTTGATGACTGCGACACTGTATTGTTTGATGACTTGTCACTCAACATACTGAAAGCGGCATTGGACTCGGGTAAGAGACGCCGAATCCATTGGAATGCTGACAGTGTCAAACTCCGTGCAGAAGGCATTCCTAATTCGTTTGACTTCCGCGGGTCAGCAATCTTCATCACTAACGTGAAGTTTGAGAATATACGCTCTAAGAAAGTACAGGACCACTTGGAAGCACTCCAGTCACGTTGCCACTACTTGGACCTTACGTTGGACACAATGCGTGACAAGATCCTGCGTATCAAACAGATTGCCAAAAGCGGTGAATTGTTCAACGGATACAAGTTTAATAAACAAACGCAAGACGAGGTTCTTGACTACATGGAAAAGAACAAAGACCGAGTTCGAGAAATGTCACTTCGTACTGCTCTCAAGATTGGTGACTTGCGTAAAATCTCCAAAGATAATTGGAGACGTATGGCGGAGGTTAGCATACTTCGTTAACACCCGCCAAAATAGATACTTATTGCCTCGCTCCGGCGATAAGTATCTAATACACTTGGGGAGGCCTAGTGTCTCCCCTTTCTTTTTATTATGAATAAACCTGTCAAAGTTTATATAGACGACAAAAAGATTTATCTAAAACTTCCGTTTTCAATGACGGGATTAGACATTACTGAAAGATTTAGCACTTCAGATATACCACGCAGACTATTCGCACACGGTAAGCAAAGCAATACAGACTTGACTTGGGATGTAGAGCGTAAAGCTTGGGCTTTTAGTTTAGCAGAGATTAATTTTACTTTTATACAAGACTTTTTACAAAGCCTTGAGATTACCGAAGTAGAATACAGCAACGAAATACAAGAATATTTAGATACTATAAACGAAATAAAGCAGTCTGAAGATGAATACAGAGTTGAACTTTGTGTTGATAATAGTTTTAAACCGTATATTAAAAACGCATCACAGGCATTGTTAGATTATTTAGAAAAAAAAGAAATAATTGATCTTTGGGATTTAATAGACAAGTCTGCAGAACTTGGTTATGGTTTAAGTAATAAAATAAAACTATTGCTTAACGATTCTGTAGAGCATATTATGGCATCCAATACTCGTGTGTCGTTAACAGGCTCAGTAAAAGACAAGGAAAAGAAACTAAAGCATATGATTTTGTATGCTTTGAAATACAATAGACTTCCAATAGTATTTTATTCACCAGAGCGTTTATTATTTGGTCCAAAGGTAGACGCAGGCATTGCTAAACAAAACAGTGAAGTGAGGGCCGTAACTAAACAACAAGTAATGATAGATACACAGTTTGAACCGATGGTGGTTAAAGTAATAAAGCAGTTTATTAAGGATGATGCTATAGGCAAAGCAGAAAGAGTGTGTAAAAAAGACTGCTTAGTTTATTACGCTCATAACGTTCAAGAATTAATAGAAAGCGAAGTAAACCCGCAGTTAATATTTGTTACAAGAATGGTTAATGAAAAAACATTCAACATTTATCTTGACCAAATACCTAAGGTATGTTATTATAATACTGTAAACTCGCCGCTGAGCGATGAGGATAAAAAGATATTAAAACAGTTAGGTCCTGGCCCAGCATATTATGCCAAAGTGTAAGTTATATTTAAAAGACGAAGTAAATTGTAAATTTGAAGGATTAGATTTAACAGACAGACGAAAGTTAGTCGATAAATTTAAATTTGATATCCCCCACGCAAGATTTATGCCAGCAGTTCGTTTAGGACGCTGGGATGGTAAAGCGTCTTTCTTTAATCTTGGTGGTAGTACATATACAAACTTGTTGGGCGATATATTACCATTACTCGACAATTACAAAATAGAATTAATTGATTATAGGAATCCTGTTGAACTAACTTTTGATAAAGTAAATGTAAACAGTTATAATCACGTCAAATGGCCTAGCGGACATACGCATGAAGGACAGTCTATTGTATTACGAGATTATCAAGTTGAAGTAATTAATCGCTTTTTAGAAAATCCACAGTCCATACAAGAGGTCGCGACTGGCGCAGGCAAAACACTTATTACTGCCGCACTTAGTAATATATGCGAGAAATATGGGCGCACTATAGTTATTGTGCCAAACAAAAGTCTTGTGACTCAAACCGAAGAGGACTACATAAACTTAGGACTTGATGTGGGTGTCTTTTATGGTGACAGAAAAGAATACGGCAGAACGCATACCATTTGCACTTGGCAAAGTTTAAACATACTTACAAAGAAAACACGTAATGCAGAAGTAGATGTTACTATAGAAGACTTCATAGAGGGCGTGGCGTGTATTATGGTAGACGAAGTCCATATGAGTAAGGCAGATGTGCTGAAGCAATTGCTAACGCAACAGTTTGCTAATGTGCCTATACGTTGGGGTTTAACAGGCACAATACCAAAAGAAAAGTATGAATGGATGTCACTAAAAGTTAGTATTGGTGATGTAGTTAATAGAATAGCCGCCGCTGACCTGCAAGACAAGGGCGTCTTAGCAAATTGCCACGTTAATATAGTACAACTTAATGATTATGGCGAATATAATAATTATCAGAGTGAATTGAAGTATCTTTTAAGCAACGAAGATAGAATAGATTACATAGGCAATTTTATTGATGATGTTAAAGATAGTGGAAACACTTTGATATTAGTTGATAGAATAAGCGCCGGCAAACTGCTTGAACAAAGGTTAGATGGAAGTGTATTTGTGAGCGGTGCTACTAAGGCAGATGAAAGAAAAGAACATTATGATGATGTTAGAACAGCAGACGCAAAAATAATTATTGCAACATATGGCGTTGCGGCAGTTGGCATTAACATACCACGTATATTTAATTTGGTATTAATTGAACCAGGCAAAAGTTTTGTTAGAGTAATACAAAGTATTGGCCGTGGTATTAGAAAAGCAGAAGATAAAGACTTTGTACAAATTTGGGATATAACTAGCACTTGCAAGTATGCTAAACGACATTTAACTAAAAGAAAAAGTTATTACAGGGAAGCAGAATATCCATTTACTGTAGAAAAAGTGAATTGGCAAGGATAATAAATAATAAGCAATGAGTTCACAAGTTAGCGATCTTTATAAAAAGTACCACGACTTAATCAAAGAATTAGACGATATTAAATTAGAACACAAAAGTCTAATAGACAAAATTGATAAGGTTAAACTTGAAAATAAAGATTTACAATCCGAAATTATATTATTAGTAAAGCAGATGGCTTCACTGGAAAAACTCGTTCATACAAAATATATGAATACAGGTCCGGGCTCTCCATCTACTCCGGATTATGATGATGCTGGTAATCCTACACGCCCTACAATTAAAGGTAACCCAATTCCGGCTAGATCAAAAGACAGAACACACCAATATTATATAATTAACCCACGAACAAAACAAATAGTTAAAAATCCAGATTACAAACCCAAACCAGCAGATGATCAAATTAGTGATCCTACTGATGATGATCCACCATTTTAAATTATAAGAGAAAACTCAATGAGAATATTAACGTTAGATGACGTTTCATACCCAATGAACGCTATGCCTGAAAAGGTAGATGATGTAAGATTTTGTATATTAGATAATAGTAATCCTGCCGATCCGGATTACTTTTTTATACCACTTATCTTTTTGGAATCTTTTAACGCACCGGCAGTAGTACTACAACTTGGTAAGTATAAAATTCCAATGCCTGTAGATTGGCATATCGTGGTAGGTAGTCCTGAAGTAGGTGATTTAGAAGTGTTGCCTCTTACTAGTGTAAATGATAGAGGGTTTGAAGCCTTTTTATACAATCCACTAAGTGGCTATATGCACAATTATGCGGAAATTGACATTGTAGATATCTATACAGAAGTTAAATGGTACTTTCCTAAACTTAAAACAGGACAATTACTGGCAGTTCCTTTACATGATGGTCCTAAGCCACAATGTGCTTATTTTATTAGTGAAATTAATAAACAATCGGAAGTTATTGATGTCACTCAAGTTATGTAAAAAAACTAAACAACTAAATATTCATATGAAAACAACTAAATATTCATATGAATATTCGACGAATTATTTGGCCCACGCTACTAGTAATATATCTTTCTTGTTTAAGCATAGTAGGTATAAGTGTAAGCCAAGCATACGATAAAACATATTCACTTCACGGCGTAAGATCATCGTTTCTATTAGGCAAGATAGGCCCACACACTGGCGATCAGTCAAAGAAGTTTAACACAACCTTAATGTATTTGTCTAACACTTGGACAGATGCAGAACGAGCAAACTTTAGACAACGACTAGTCAACACCGGTGATACACATATTGATATGTATGTCCGTGCCTCTAGAGGTCATTTGCCAGGTGGTATAGTAGACCCCAATGATAACTTTAGGCAAAGACTTATAGAACTAAATCAAGCAGGACTCAAACCTGTATTGTGGATGACACCCGAATCTGCACACAGGGATTGGAAAGGTAATGCCGCCCACCACAAGGTATTCATGGAGAAAATCATCCGACTCTATGATGACCAAGCATCTGCCTATGTTGCTTGTCTAGAATGTGATGAGTATTGGTCACCCGAACAAGTGAATGATTATGTTGCTTTCATAAAGTCAAAGACAGACAAACCTGTTGCGGTACATTTGTCAGATGGTGTTGGTGGATACAAACACGATACACGATACTACACCAATGCAGATTACATCTATCTACAAATAGGTAGACATACTACAGGTGATTACATATCAGATGTAGAGACAGCAAAAAGAATGTTGACTGAGGCATTGAAACTGGGCAAACCAGTAGTAGTTTCTGAGTATTCGTTATTCAGTGAGTCGGCACAAGCAAAAGCATTAGGTGATCTAATGTGCTCTATGGGTGCCGTAGGTACAGGCAATGGTAGAAACATAACATACTGTGGCCATGAAGATGCACCTAAGAAGAAAAATAGTGATTCTGATACTGCTCTAGCAGTCATAGGTATAGCCGCCATTGCTATAGGCGCCTATTACCTACACACTAGTTATGATTTTGAATTAAAGTTTGACTTGACGGACAACTATCAAATGTATGGAACTAAAAAAACATTCAATTTGTTTGAGAAAGATGATAACTCATTAAACTTTGAGATGGATTTTTCTCATATAGTTACAGATGACTTTAATAGAAATAGAATTTTCTTTGGCTTTTCTGGCACATTTGGCAATGGGTAAAATTTTAAAATTTTGGGAAGAGTCTTACTACAGTGACAAGGTAGCATTTTATTTTGAATTAGTAAGTTTTATTTTTACTGTAGCCGCGAGTTTAAATTTGGCATTAACAGCAGACGATCCTAATATGTTAATAGTATATCCGGCCTTTTTAATAGGATCAATAACAGGAATTTATGCATATTACAGACGTAAACTTGCTTGGCCGGTATTACTAACAGGTTATTTTGCCGTTGTAAATGTAATAGGAATAGTTGTAGCGGCAGGATGGTGGTGAAAGCATTAGTAGTAGGCAATGGCGAAAGCCGTAGGCAAATAGATTTAAACTTGTTTAAAAGAAACGAGTGGGAAATTTATGGATGCAATGCTTTATATAGAGAGTTTATTCCAGATCACTTAATAATACTTGATTCACCAATGCGTGAGGAGTTTGAACAAAGTGGCGTTAATGTAGCAAATGTGCATTATTTAGAAGATATTCCTGAATATGAACCAATGATGAATTCAGGATTAATTGCATTAATAATAGCAATGCGAACACATAACGAAATACATATGATTGGTTTTGATTTAGAAAGTACAAGTGGAAAGGTAAATAATATATATAACGACACAGAAAACTATTATAGCGGTAATAAAGAATCAGGCGGTTTTATTATCGAACAATATAACATTAAAGCAGTATGTAACAGATACAGAGGAAAAGGCAGAATTGTTAGAATTGCTAATAATTGCCCATTTGAACTTGACAAATACTTAGAAAATGTTACAATAAAAGAGTATATAAAAGGACTCGAGAATGCCTAAGCCAGCAGTATTACCATTAAGCGAAATATTTAACGCAATAGATAAAAAGGATTACAACTGGTACAAGAATTTAAGCGCAGAAAAAAAGAAAGCGTTTAGCCCATATTTACAACTTAAATATTCCGCAAGTGCAACAGGCTCCAATGATCTACAGGAGTATATGATTCGCGCAACCAATAATGAACTAAACATTAACTTTTGGGAGGTAAGTAAGCATCCCGACTTAACTTACAAAATACTGTGTGCTATCAATCCAAGCATTGGCACATTTAAACGCAAGTATTTGCCAATGAAAAAAGAAACAAAAGATAATAAGAAAACTAGGTTTCTCAAAGAAATATATACGTCGTGGAAACTTAGTGACATAGAAGCATATGCAGAAGTATGCGATAAAAAGGAACTCAAACAATTAGCAATAGAACATGGATACGACGATAAGTCAATCAAACAGTGGCTATGAATGTAAATTTTGTAACAGGAGTTTTGCTAGAGAAAAAACACTAGCGGCTCATGTATGTGAACAAAAACGTAGACACGGACAGAAAGACGAAAAGCATGTACAGATAGGATACATTGCTTATAAACGTTTTTATGAACTAACACAAGGTTCTGCTAACTTTAAAGACTACCAGCACTTTGCTAGTAGCCAATATTATAATGCGTTTGTAAAGTTTGGCAAACATATTATAAACATCAACGTAATCAATCCGGATTACTTTATTGATTATGTTATTAAAAGTAACATTAAGTTAGATAATTGGTGTAAGGATTCTGTGTATGAAGAATATTTACTTCCATATATTAAAACAGAAAATGCTAGAGATGCATTAGAGCGTAGCATATTAAGTATGGAGGATTGGGCAAATAATAACAATTCTTCGTTCAATCATTTTTTTAAATTTGTAAGTTTTAATAAAGCAGTAGCACTAATAAGAAATGGGAAAATAAGTCCATGGGTTATATACCATAGCGATACAGGAATGGATATGCTCGATAAAATGACAGACGAGCAGTTAGGATTAATAAATGACTTCATAGATCCGGTATACTGGAGTAAACGCTTCGAAGCGTTTCCGGCGGACGTAGAATGGGCAAAGCACATTTTAAGTGAAGCAACCATGTAGGAGAAAACGATGACAGATAATATAGTAGATTTTGATTTAAAATTGTTAAAGAAACGGCATAAAGAATTAGATAACATAATTTGGAAACTAGAGAATAATGACATAGGCGAAACTCACTCAAAGTTAACTGAACTCAAGAAAGAAAAGTTACACCTCAAAGATAAAATAGCATGGATGGAAAGTAAATTTGGATGATTCGGAAGCCTATAAAAAATACCCACACCACCATAAATGGTTTAATAAGTTATGGTTAAGTGAAAAATTAGGATATAAATGTGGTCCTGGTGGCGTAAATGTATCACGTAATGATGAATACATTGTTCGTCCAATTATGAATTTAGTTAGCATTACCAATTGTACCAAGAGCAAGAAACCAATATGAGCCTTAAATTTGACATTGATATAGACTTCGCGAATAGAAACGAAGTACTTGAAAAGTTACAAAACCATACTCCTGCGACTATTATACGCAATAATGAACTAATAAAACATAATACTGGAGTTTATTTTACTGATGTTCCAACAGACCCAGTAAAAGGTATTTGCTCACTCGATCATAAGGACGCAGAAGAGCGAGGATACTTTAAATTAGATTTACTTAATGTTAATATATACAACCAAGTACAAAGCGAAGAACATTTAATAGATTTAATGTTTACAGAGCCACCGTGGGAAAGACTTGCTGAAAGAGAATATACTGAACAGATTATACATATCAGCAATCATTATGATTTAATAAAGAAGATGATGCCTGACAGTATTCCTAGAATGGCAATGTTTTTAGCAGTAATACGCCCTGCTAAACGCTATCTAGCAAATAGAACGTGGAAGGAAATAGGGCAAGAAGTTTGGAAAGTACCAACTGATCCTAATTCGTATTATTTTAAAAAGAGTCACTCAGTAGGTTATGCACATTTAGTGGTTGTGCATATGAATTTATTAAAGTAATATATACCTTACTTATTACGTTTGTGACTCACATTAGTAACTTTCTTCAGTAGAGGTCCCTTTTTTACAGCCAGTTTATATGTGGATTGCCCTGCTCTCGGCTGAAAATATAAAGACACCAATACATCTTTTGGATTATTGATATCATAAACTTTAAATCCTACGTTACCCGCGTTTGTCTTATATTCCCCGACATCAAAATCTATATCTTTAAGTAGTTTATATAAGTTTTTAAAAGAATGGACACTATAATCGCCGGTTGCCTTAAAATCAACTAACTCTACATTATCTTCTCTGGCTGCATGATATTCAACAAAGTTTACCAGTGCTTGTATAAAATCGTATTCTGATTGTGAATCATCGTTTTTAAGCCAAATTTGTTTAATATTGTTCGCAACTGCGCTGAACATTTTTTGTATACCGGGCCGAACCTTTTTCTGGCTAGCTTGTAATTGGCTGTTTATTGCCTTTTCGATTTGATTAGAATCCATATCACTAGTGATACCAATGGAATTTAAATACTCTTCTTTTGAAAGTATATTTTCAACATTGATATAGTTTGTACCATCGTCAAACCCTTTCCATAAAGTTATCAAATTGTTCCACAAATGATCTTTTAGTTTTTCTGCTGTTAGGTTTCCTTGTGGTTTACCAACAAGTGCTTGTTGTCCAATATCTGGATTAGTGGCTTTTAATGAAAGATTTGCATATCTAAGTTTTTTTCCGTTAGCAACTATAAATAGGTCTGCTTTAGTACCTCCTCCAGACTGCAAGGAAGCGGCACCACCTATACCGTCGGTATCTACTATAATCTCATCAACTTTGAGATTCGTTGCAAAAAATCTAGAGTATTGCGTCATTAATCGAGAATTAGCATAATTTGCAACTGCCCCAAGCAAGCCTAATAGTTTTGGATTATCTAAATGCTTCCCTTCTCCAATCGCTACTAGTTCCCTAAAAGCCTGTTCTTGAGTTTTAATTCTCCAAACAATTTTATCTTGTAAATTACTTTTATATTCTGCAGAAGCATACACCACGTCTTCTTTGTGTAATTCTTTTGAATTAATTTTTACTTCTTGACTACTACTATTATCTACTGTTAATTTTGAAATTATTTTAAGAATGTCTTTAACTTCGATAGGCTGGACTCCGCCTTGTACACGTTTAGTAAATTTTGCTGTTAAACCTGCACCTGCCAAGGATTCTGTTAAATTACCAAAATTTGCGATTTGATCTTTACTTTTAATACGATGTGGTTCGGCAAATTGATGATCTTTAAAGAGATTTGAAATTCTATAATTGTCTAATTGTGTATTAGTTTTAGGATCATAAACCGGTACTACCCAAGATTTACCGTCTAGATAGCCATAGAAGGATCCTGATTGAATTGACTTTAAAAGTTTACTTTGGCTGGTGGCATTTGCGTATCCAATGTATATATTATAAGGATACGTTCCGGATCTTGCTTTGGGATAATCATATTCTTGCCCACCCAAAGTAGGTGCAATTGTGCCGTCCCATGGAATCTTTCCTTTGACGCGATTTAAAAAAACATCCCATCGTTCTTCAGCAGCTTGATGGAAATCACCAAACGATAAATTTGCTTCAAATAATTTAAATTCATTAAAACGCATAACTGTATTTATGTTTTATTGCTTATGAATCTCTTCGTAGATTATAGGGAAAAGTTCTCTATAATCTGTTCCACGCCTGCGATCCAGTTCTGTTAGATATCTATGTAATTCCTGTTGTGCTTTTTTATTAGGAATATCCGACTCAATTGCTTTTTTTATTCCTTCAAGATATTCAATGACAGATTCCCTGGTTGTGCTTTCAGAATTTTCGTTTGCAATATTTATTAACATGTCAATTGATTGGTTGTATCCCCAATCTAAAATTTTCGGACCAAATATTGAAGGGTGCATCCAGTCTTTACCAGAGGCTTGCATTAAACTAATATTCATACCCCATTCCTTCCCTCTCGTAATATGTCGTTGATTCCATTCTTGATATTTTTCAATAAGATCAGGCATAGTAAAAGTAGATATAGGAGACCAACATATGTTTATTGTAGTGTCAAGTCCGGCGTCGATTATATATTTCATGTTTTTATCAAATAATTCTATATCTAGTCCATATCTTACATACTCTGCTTCCTTACCCCAACAATCAATACTGCCGACAATATGAGCATTGTGTAATCTACCCTCTTCTAGAAGTTGCTTTAATTTAATAATTTTTGGTTCTATATTATCACTTGATAGATTACTAAAAAAGAATAAATCTAAATTTTTAAATTTATCACCATTTCCTGCAATGAAATCTAACAAACGATCAGACTGTGGTTGTATAAAGGGTTCTCCCCCTAAAATGTATAATGATCTTAGGTGCTGGCCATTTTTATCTAACCAGTCAAATACTTTATCTAAATATTTAAGTTCTTGATAATTAGGCCGGCCGGCCTTGTGGTCATCAGGATACATGAAATCATGTATGTCACCATATTTTTTGTCTTCTGCCTCCCATGTACTACTAAAATACGAACCACAATATGTACAGGATAATTGGCAAAGATTACTGAAATATATTTCAAGTTGCGTTGGAGTAACATGAACTGCATTTGGATTATCAAATAATTCAGGCGGAGATGACGGGGCAAATCCCATGTCGTCATGTAAGAGTCTATCACTCATTCCTCCTGCCTGCTCAATAACTCTACAGTGTTCGCATCCTAACTCTGGCCACTCATCGCGCAACATCTGCAATCGAGCATGTACCTTTTGATGAGTATTATGAAAATTAAAATCTTCCGTAATTGGATTATGATCACATCTATGGCAACTTGCAGTCGTATTTGTAGTTAAAAATATGGTGCTAAGTGACCATTTTAATCTACATTGTAATTTAGACTGTTTAGTGTTAATAATTGATCTATTGTGTACTTGATGTGCATTATCACTCATTTTACCTATTTTACCTTTTGGACTAATTGAATATTTCTACGTTTTGTTCTGCGTTGAGCAAGTTCATTCATACTAACATATGGGCCATGGACTATTTCTACATCTTTCGCCATAAATGTTTTAATATAAGGTTTGAAAGGTACAAATTCTTTTTTAAGAAAAACGTTAATAGGAAATAATCTATTGGATTCCCACCACCAGACATCTCCCAATTCTAAAAATTTTTGCTTTACTTTAATGCTAGGAAGCGCATTATAGTCATATATACTAATAATTGATGCATCTTTATTTAAAATAATGCCAATAAACTCTTTATCAACATACTTGATATAACTTATAAACGGGTATTTCTCGGTTAGTTCTTGATAAATGTTAGACATAAAATAAATATAGTAAAGGATTTTATAAAATGCTAGTTACTACTGTCTATTTATATGACCAAATTATTAATTTGAAAATTAAGGTTGACACTGACAAACAACATTGGGGGTATGAAATGTATAATCATCCGATTAAATTATACAAAGGTATTGATAACACAATACAAATACAATTGAAAAACGATAACCAAAAAACTTTAACCATTACAGACAAGACGATTACGTTTAGTATACTAAACTCGTCGGACGGAACAAGTGTGCTTTTAAATAAAACAGCAACGATTGTAGATGGTATTAATGGCAAGGCAAAGGTTACTATTACAGAAGGTGATTTGTTAAATTTAGATAGCCAATATCTAAATTATTCAGTGAAGGTTGTAGACGGTGAAGAAAATCAAATGATTGGGTACGTAGACGGCGCATATGATGTTATTGGCCAATTACAAATCTTAGATGGAGTGTTCCCAGACATAAAAGAAAGTCTAGAATTAAAATTAGCAGACTTCCAGGAAGCAGGCGGTACATATACCAGTGATCCTTTAGTGGCAGAGTCAAAATTAAACCAAAATACAGGATTACATACTGCCGCATTTTATGTAAATGGTTACAGTGGTGATATCAAAGTACAAGCAACATTAAATGATAATGTGGCGCCTGCCGATTATTTTGACATTAAAACTGTAACTTTGGCATCAAAAACCGGCATTGCATATACTAACTGGAATGGAGTTTATAACAGAGTACGATTTGTACACACACCAACTGCAGGTAGTATGGAAAAAATTCTTTACCGCTCATAACATTGTTAAATAATAATGTAATATATAATACGTTATGAAAGTGCAGTTTATTAATTTACATACAGGCACGGATCAGTCGAGATACACCGGCCCCATAATCAGTTTAGTTTCTTATAGTTTAAGATCTTTTTATAAAAAGACAGGAAAACATTATAAAAATTATACCTGGTTACCGAATGAGAATGGGTTCAGCCCCAACACAAAAGGTAACCAAGTTAATAAAGCGTTTAACGTAATCAAAGAAAAAAAACCTGATATTGTTTGTCTTACCCTCTATCTTTGGAATTCTAATAATTCGATTCGATTAGCAAAGAAAATTAAAAAGGTCTTTCCTAATTGTATTATAATAGCAGGTGGTCCTGAAGTTGAACATGTTTTGGGCACAGAATACGCAAAAAAGAATCCTTATTTTGACTATGTTTGTTATGGAGATGGTGAAGAAACATTCCAAATGCTATTAGATAGTTTTATTACTCCAATAAACGAGCAGACTATTCCTAATTTAATAACTAAAGAGTTTAAAACCCGGTATAAGATTTTTAAATTTAAAGATCATCTAGCATATAATCCTTACTTGGATTTAAAACAAGATCTACTACAAGAGTATGAAGTTGCAAAAAAGAATAGAGTAAAATGGTTAGAGGCGAAAGGCCTGGATGCAAAACAAAATGACAGTAATTCGGATTCGTTTATATTTATTCCATGGGAAAGAGTCCGAGGATGTCCGTATGCTTGTACTTTTTGCGACTGGTCTTCTGGGTTACATCATAAAGTTAATGTAGCTACATTGGATTGGAGGGAAGAAATAAAATTTTTATCAAAACTTAAATATGTAGTTCTTATGATTACGGATGCAAATGTGGGAATACTTAAAGATGACGTAGATGTAGTTAAGTTTGGCCATGATAATTTTAGTAATGATTACCATTATTTTGAAAATCCTAGTAATGCAAAATTACATAAAGATCGTGTATTAGAACTTGAGTTATATAAAGCCAAAAATTCAAAAACACCCAAAGGCAGCATATCTAAAGTTTCTTTGCAACACATAGATAAAGAAGTTTTGGATAATATTAATAGACCAAGTATTACTTGGGAAGAAAATAAAGAACTTATAAAAACATTAAAAAAAGCAGGACAATATATAAAAGCAGAGGTTATAAATGGCTTACCAGGCGCCACCTTAGAAAAAAATATATATATGTTTAAAGAATTTTCTCTCGTTAATATAGACTTGGTATTACTTCATCCCTGGATAATACTTCCAAATTCACCAGCCTATGATATTAATTATCAAAAAAAACACAATTTATCTAAGATAAGATTTATTAAATTTAGTAATTCAAGTTATTCGTTTGGCGAGGAAATTCCATTAAATGGCATTGATAGCACATATAAAAGTATTATAAACAAAGATGTAGATTTAGATTTGATAGATGTAAATTTAATAATGGATACAAATTACATACAAGATTATTTTTTATCTAGGAACATATCGGCACTGTATAACCATTACCAATTGCAGAGGCAACAAAATAGCTATGACTTGGCACCATTTTCGTATTATCTAGATAAGCATTATTATTTTCTAAAGTTTATGGCAGACCAATTAGTAAAAAAGTTAAACTTTTTCAATGAAAAGTATGGATTTTTTATAGACGTCATTGAAATTAATAATAAATTATATAGTCATTCATTTGTTATTGAACAATATCTTTATCATTCTTTTTCCCAGGAAGGTATAGCAAATATTACTAATTCATTTGCTATTGAATAATATCATTATGATTCTTGACATATAGCACATCAGGTTGTATAATAGTACTATGAACTTAGTACAGTCAGTTATTATGAACAATTTGCCTGGAAGGGTAAAGAAAAGTTCTAGTGGCTGGAATTCATTTAATGCGCCTTGTTGCATACATAACGGAGAAACACAAGATAAGCGTGGCCGAGGCGGTATTATAATCAACGGTGAGGCGATCTCATATAATTGTTTCAACTGTGGGTATAAAACAGGCTGGCAACCCGGAAGACATTTAAGCAGAAAAATGCGGCAGTTAATGTCGTGGCTAAGTGTTCCGGAAGGTGATATTAAGCGCCTTGTATTAACAGCAATACAGTTAAAAGAAACTGCTATTGAACACGATCTTATTGAAGAAGAAACAGAGTTTAACTTTGAACTTAAAGATTTTCCAAAAGAAAGCAACCTGCTAAAAAGCGATAATACCCAAATTGTAAAGTATTTGGCAAACAGAGGGCTAAGTATTAATGACTACAATTTTTATTGGACGCCAATAACAGAAACAAAGTTTGACAGGCGTGTAATAATACCATTCTTTTGGAAAGGAGAAATTGTAGGATACACCGCACGTTTAACTGTGCGTGGTAATCCAAAATATTTTACTAGCACACCACAGGGGTTTGTGTTTAATATGGATGGGCAAACAGAAGATCGCAAGTTTGTTATTGTGACAGAAGGCCCATTTGATGCTATTGCTGTAGAAGGCGTTGCTATACTAGGCAGTGATATAAGTGATGCACAGGTTGATTTGATTGAGAGTTTAAACAGGCAAGTTATAATGGTACCTGATAACGATAGTGCCGGAAACAAACTTATACAGCAAGCACTAAAATATAACTGGGACGTAAGTTTTCCAACGTGGCACGACACTTGTAAGGATATAAACGAAGCAATAGTCCAATATGGTAGAATATTTACACTAAAAAATATAATAGATAATGTTGAGACATCGAGTCTCAAGATAAACTTAATGGCAAAGAAAAGACTAAATGAACAAAGAGTATAACGTAGATCTACAAAAACTGTATCTTGAAATGCTTGTGGCAAATCCGGAAGCATACGTAAGAGTACAGAACATTTTTAATCCGCAAAACTTTGATAGAAGTTTGCGTCCAGTAGCAAAGTTTATAAAAGAATATGTGAATGAATATAAATCTTTGCCCGAAATAAAACAAATAAACAGTAAAACAGGTTCTAAATTAAATATTATAGAAGAAGTAGCAGAAGACCACACTAATTGGTTAATGGATGAGTTTGAAACTTTTAGTAGGCATAAAGAACTTGAGAGAGCAATTTTAGATAGTGCTGATCTATTAGAAAAGGGTGACTACAACCTAGTTGAGTCTAAAATTAAGAAAGCAGTACAGATTGGTCTTACAAAAGATATGGGTACAGACTATTGGGACAATCCAAGAGAAAGACTACTATCGCTAAAATCTAATAACGGACAGTTGAGCACAGGTTGGCCAACGTTTGACAAGAAACTGTTTGGTGGCTTTAACAAGGGCGAGTTAAATATTTTTGCAGGTGGCAGTGGTAGTGGTAAAAGTTTGTTTATGCAAAACGTAGCAGTTAACTGGGTATTGGCCGGATTAAATGTTTTATATTTTACATTGGAATTAAGCGAAGAACTTACAGCAATGCGTATTGACAGTATGATATCTAACATTGCAACAAAAGAAATTTTTAAAGATCTTGATACAGTTGAAATGAAAATTAAGTTAGTATCTAAGAAGGCGGGTAAATTACAAATTAAGTATATGCCAGCACAAAGTAACATTAATGATTTTCGCAGTTATGTAAAAGAATTAAGTGTGCAAAAGGGTATAAAGCCAGATGCGATTTTGATTGATTACTTAGATCTGTGTATGCCGGTAAGTGCTAAAGTAGCACCAAGTGATTTGTTTGTTAAAGACAAGTATGTAGCAGAAGAACTAAGAAACTTTGCTAAAGAACTAGACACTGTATTAGTTACAGCATCGCAGTTAAACAGAGGTGCTGTGGATGAAATTGAGTTTGATCATTCACATATTGCAGGCGGTATTAGTAAAGTTAATACAGCAGACAATGTTATTGGTATTTTTACAAGTAGAGCAATGCGTGAGCGTGGAAGATATCAAATACAGTTTATGAAAACTAGAAGTAGTAGTGGTGTTGGCCAAAAACTTGATCTAGAATTTGATTTGGAAAGTTTACGTATTAGAGATCTGGGAGAAGATGCACAGTCATATCAAAATGATGAAAGCACAGAATATACACCAGCAGGATCCCAAACAGACATATTCAACAAAATTAACAGAAGTGCAACAGTCAGTAGTGCAGGTGATGCTCCCAAAGTTACAGCAGAAGCAAGTGGTAGTAAAATTCGTTCTCTACTCAGCAACATGCGAAACAACGAGGAATTATAAATAGTATAAACAACCTAACAGGAATTTATACTATGCGGTGGCATGATTATTTACAAGCAGATTTTCTTGGCCCGAGAGAATGGGTATTAACTGAGTCTCTTACATTTGAGATTGAAAAAAGTAGAGTTGCTGATATTGTTAATTCAATGTCAGTTTGGAAACTTACAGATGTAAAAATTAGAGAAACTGATGATCATATTATGATCACAGCTCCAGTTGGATATAAAACAGATTTAGCATCAATATCCAGAGCAATGTGGAGTATTATTTCTCCGTGGGATGTTGCCCGTGGTGCAGTTATACATGATGCTCTTTACGGTGCTATTAGAAAACACAAAGACCAAGGCGCTTTAGACAAAACAAGTATCAAAAGCCTTCGAAAACAAGCAGACAATATATTCAAATTGGGAATGGAATCAGCAGAACCTAAAATTCCAAGTTGGAAAGTTGTTTCTTGTTACTACTCTGTTAGAGGATTTGGTTGGACATCTATTAATAAGAAAGCAAAATTTAACAATTAATAGTGGAAATTTAACTAAATATATACAGAGTGTATATTAATATGAAACGTAAAACTAGAACTATACTTGAAGAATTGAATTCTCTATATAGCGAGAAAAATAAGAGTGCGATTATTGAAAGTCGCGCTATACATATCATTGACAGTGCAGTAAATCTTATTAATAATATTTATGAAAACTATGACCATGCTACTGCTTCTGAACTAGAAAGACGACTTCTTAATAGTATACGCGGACAAGATAATAAAAAATTTGTGCGTAGTATTCGCAAGGCGGGCGACAGTGAAACTGAGTGAAATATCGCCGTACGTAGACTCAAAAGTTTTAACTAGGCGGCCGCCCCCACGTTATAAAAGATTCCCACCAGGTAAAACAAGTGGTATTGTAGATCAAATGTCCGGCGAATTAGAAAACGTTGTAGATGATTGGATTAAAATAGATTGGGACGATGTTGATGAAGCAACTAAAAAACGTTTTAGTGATGCTATAACAGAATTATTGGATATTGTTAATAATGAAGATATCTGATCTACACGAAGAACGACCAGCAAGAGCAAAACGTCGCAAGGACCGTGCACCACGCAAAGACCGCGAAGGAAATCTTATTAACGAATCTAAATGGCTTTTTGAAAAAGAAGACCGCACACATATGACACACCTTGAAGACTTGGTATTTACGCAAGGATACAAAGGCGCTAAACAAGCATTAAACTATTTGGCCAACGTTGCTGGTATGCTTTCCGGACACGGAGGCAAACGTACCAAAATAACAACTAAGTGGGATGGTGCTCCTGCTATTGTTGCTGGCACTGATCCAAAGGACGGTAAGTTTTTTGTAGCAACAAAGCACGGCTTTTTTAATAAAAATCCTAAATTAAACAAAACACCTAAAGATATTGACAAGAACCATTCTGATGCTGGTTTAGAAAAAGGTAAGACAAGAGCAGGCCTGCGTAATAAGTTTAAGATGGCTTTAAAAGAATTGCCAAAATTAAACTTTGATGGCATACTGCATGGCGACTTTATGTTTGCTAAAGGTGATTTAAAAACAGTAACTATTGAAGGGGAAAAATATATTGCTTTTAGACCACAAGAAATTACATATGCTGTCCCTGTCGGCAGTGAATTAGCACAGCAATTACTGGCCGCAGACTTTGGTATAGTATGGCATACGCAATATACTGGCGGGCCTGAGATTAGTGACATGCAAACACAATATGGTGTAATAGCACCAGAAGGTAACAAAAAAGTTTGGATGGATGATGCTACGTATAAAGATTTAACAGGCGTTGCTACATTAACTGCAAGAGAAACAGATTCTGTAAGGCGCGGTGTTGAGAAGATGAGTGATATTTTATCTAAAACAAATGCCTCAAAATTCAACACAATGTTGAAAAATGAAGAGTTTATGAAATATATTCCCATCTTTATTAACGAAAAGATTCGCCAAGGAGAAGGACAAGTATCCAATGCTACAAATTTCTTGCAAGACTTTATTAACTATTATGATGATCGTATGCAAGCCGAAATTGATAAACTAAAAACTGGTATTGAAGGGCCTGCAGGACAGGCGCGTGTACAAAAAATAGAAGCAAACAAACAGTTTATCGAAGATAACAGTAATACATTATTAGCAATACTTGGCATATATAAACAAATCGTACAGATTAAAATGATCTTAGTAAACAAATTAAACAAAGTAGAAGGTATTGGAACATTTTATAAAACAGATGGCGGCTACGAGGTAGCAGACCCCGAGGGTTTTGTAGCAATTGATAGAATAGGTAATGCCGTAAAATTAGTAGATAGAATGGAGTTTTCAAGAAGAAACTTTTTAAGTCAAAAGGAGTGGGGTTGATGGGTTTTATTAAAGATTTAACAGAAGCACGAGCACTACGCACCCAGCGTGGTTTGAATCTTAGTGCTGAACAAGTGGCAGAAAGTATTTACTTGACGGTATTATCATTGCAGGCAATGCGATTTGATCCCAGCACAGCCGCGCAGGCATCAGAATATGCTAGAAAAACTTTGCAATATCAAGATTTCAGTAATATTAGATCAACAGCAACAGATTTACACAACTGGGTAGCTGTTTTTAGTAATCCAGAAAGATACGCAAATCAAATTGGCCCAGTTGGTAGGGCAAGTATGCCTTTATTACAATTTAAAAGGTATCTCAGAGATGTGGCACAAGGTAAGGCTAATCCGAACTTCGACAAACAATTTTTAATGAGTTTAGAGCGTAATTTAGGTATTAGAAATGGGCAGTATAGTGCTGTAAGAAGATTGTTAAGTGATTGGAATAGATTATATGGTACTGAGCGCAAGCAAGGTACTACTAGATTGTTACAGGCATTGAGGGCCAAAACACCTAAAAGTGATTTACGCGGCCCATATGAAGGATTTATGCGTAAGGGTGGATATGAAGATAAAAGTGCTAAAGATCCAGAAAAAACAGGCATTAGTACACCAGCAAAAATTGCACTAGCGACAGCCGGTGGTTATGTGGTAGGCAAAGGAATAGGAAAGTGGCTAGCCAATAAATAATATGCAATGAAATAGCGTAGTTTATTTTTTCTAATTAGATATAAATAATATTAACGGTATAGAGAAATCTATACATTACAAGATATAGGAGATTAGAAA